AGGCAATCTCTTCAACTTCTTTTTAGGAGTTACCATACCTGTACAACTAACCAATCCCTTATCGTCAATGGTTATTGAACCAGTTGTTTTGAAATTAGCTTTCAACAAAGCCATTACTTCTTTTTTGTCTACCATCTGGCATTTCCTTCAAATCCAGCATCTTCTAAGTCTTTTTGGCATTCAAACAAGTATCGTATGCCGTTTCCTGCGTATCGATTGAGAATTTTTTCAGCTGTTTTGTGCTTCCCATTCTCAGGATACAGTTGAATCTCTTTTGCGAGCAAACAACGAAGCAGTGGCAAAGTGGAGCTATAGGAGAGATGTAAGATTCCAGGTATGGTTGGCATTCCTTCAAGTGTGGTGAGCTGGTTGTTGTGGCAGTCGAAACTACCACCAATTGAAGTGGGCGCACCTTCAAGTGTAGTGAGCTGGTTGTTGGAGCAATCGTAATGACGACCAACTGAAGTGGGCCCACCTTCAAGTGTGGTGAGCTGGTTGTTATAGCACAATAAACTACCACCAACTGAAATGGGCCCACCTTCAAGTGTGGTGAGCTGGTTGTTGTGGCACAAGAAATCACCACCAACTGAAGTGGGTGCACCTTCAAGTGTGGTGAGCTGCTGGTCGCTGCACGAGAAACTACCACCAACTGAAGTGGGTGCACCTTGGAGTGTGGTGAGCTGGTTGTTGTAGCACCAGAAATCACCACCAACTGAAATGGGCCCACCTTCAAGTGTGGTGAGCTGGTTGTTGCCGCACTTGAAACTACCACCAACCTTATCAAAAGCAACAGGCAATCTCTTCAACTTCTTTTTAGGAGTTACCATACCTGTACAACTAACCAATCCCTTATCATCAATGGTTATTGAACCAGTTGTTTTGAAATATTTTTCCAACAAAGCCATTACTTCTTTTTTGTCTACCATCTGGCATTTCCTTCAAAGCCTGCATCTTCCAAGTCTTTTTGGCAGTCAAACATTGCTCGTTTGCCTTGCCCTGCGTATTTGTTCAAAATATCATGGCATTGAATTACTTTGTCCCAACTTACCTTGGCTTGGCCTGGTGTGAAATCAACATGAAGTGCTACTAATGTTCGTAGCAGAGGCAAGTCTGGTTCGTAATCCAAACTCATGGTACCAGCAATGTGGTCAGGACAGCCTTCAAGGCTAGTGAGGGGATTTTTGAACACCATAAATGCACCGCCAACTTTTTTTGGCGCACCAATGAGATTGGTCAGCTTACAACTATAGGCAGTGTAGTCTTCTCCCACCTCAATTGGTCCTCCCTTGAGACTTTCAAGGTTACTGTTGCGTGCCACAGAAAACACCCCAGTAACGCTTGTGGGCGCCCCTTCAAGACTTTTCAATCCCATACTGCTGACATTGAACATGCCTTTGACCTCGCCAAACCTTACATTGAATCCTGATGATCCCATAAGGAATTGTATATCTCCAGTGAGATTCAGCTTGTTTTCATCGTCAAAGCGTATTTGCCTAATACGCGAGGAATCATAATAGAGTTTGAATGTGTTCCAAATCTCTTTTTGTTCAGTGGTTAAGGCCATAATGTTCTCAATCTCTAAAAACCTAAATAATATTTAGGAGAAATCACATGTTCGGATTTTTGTCAAATAAGTTGCTGCTGGTTGGAGTAGGTGCCTTTGTGCTGTTGTCTGGCACTTTTTACATTTATTTCAAACACACACAAACACAACTGCAAATCATGGCTGCTAATGTGGCCAAAGCTGAGATAGCTATTGACTTACAGAAACAAGCTATCACTCAACTAGAGAACTTTGCACAAGATCAAAAGATCTCCATGGAGATGATGCAAGGACGAATGAGCAAAGCTGAAGCTGATAGAGCCAAACTAGCTAAAGCTATCAAAGACTTGAATATTGTAGGCAATGCCCAGGTTGATAGGAAACAACTTCAAATCAACTTGAACAATCAATTGAATGAGTTGTTCAACTCAGCTGTTGAAGGGACAAAAAATGCGCCAACTACCCCTTAAATTTATTACTGCTAGCTTACTTTGTTTGTCTCTAGTGTCTTGTGGACCAAATGTAAAAGAACTGGAGATCAAAACCAGCAACACAAAAATAACAGTGAGTGAACCTCCATCACCGCGAGAGTTGGTTATCAGCAACTTAAATGTGAATGTAGTTACAGCAGAAAATTTCAAAGAACTTGAGGCTCAGTTAAAAGCAGATCCCAAGAGTGTGTTCTTGGTAATGACCCCATCTGATTATGAAAACCTAGCATCAAATATTGCAGAGATGCGTCGTTATATGCTGCAACAGGGCGCCATTGTGCAATACTATCGCGATATGGTAAAAACCATTACACAAGACACACCCACTCCAGAAAAGACAAAATGAGTAATACGCAAGAAAAGTGGTTTGTGAAGTATTGGCGCCCTGCTGCTGCATGGATTTATTTGGCCATATGTGTATTTGATTTTGTAATCATGCCTGTATATGTTGCTAAAACTAATTTGAAATTGGAAGACGTAGTCAAAGTTTCCTCAACATTTGAAGGCAGTGAAAAACTGGGCGCACTAACACTCTTAATGAAAAAGAACACTTGGGAACCCTTGACTGTTATGGAATCCGGAATGTTCCACCTGAGTTTCGGCGCAATACTTGGAGTAGCTGCCTATACTAGGGGCAGAGTACAAGAGGCTCAAGTAAATCAACAAAGCACACGCCAGAGCGTTGACAATCCCAATTACTCTCCATCATAATCACTCAACATAGTGGCAACAAATGATGGTGTTGTGTCCATCCGCAAACGCTCACCGCGAAGGGTGGGAACCTGCGTATCAAGGTCTCTAGTTCAAAAAGCCTTGGCCACAAAATTGAACAAAAAGGATGAAAAACCTTGAGTTTTTCACCAACTTCTGCCATCAGTTCTGGTGGAGGTTGGGCTTGTTGGATAGGTATATCCAACATAACCGGGCAAAGGCATGATGTGCCTTGAGTGGTAGATCCTGCGCTGGAAATAGGTGCCCCGCCAGTGCTAGAGGGTCTGAACTGAGACTGTGAAACCGGAATGAGGTTTTTTCCAACCATTCTCCCCGCAAGGGGAGAAATATGACCGATCCTCCAGAATGAGATGCGTCTTCCTGTAAATACTGAATGATGCAAACTAATGAAGCCCAAGATTGGGAACAGATAAAAGATCCAGCAAAAAGATGGCTTGGAAGATTCACATATATGAATCAAGGAAAGAATCCCGAAAAGCACGTATTAGATACTCTCATCAAGAAATATCCCAACAAAGCTGGAGTCATATATCGAGGAATGAATTTCACTCGGGAAGAATCCTATACAGAGTTCATGGAACTGTTCAACAAGTCAAATGGCAAGTTAACGTTCAATGTGGTCACAAGCTGGAGTGGTGATCCCAGCACTGCTAACCAATTTGCATTGACTCAACCCACTTATCAATTGAATCCTGCTGTGTTAGCCGCTCATGACCAACAAATGAAACGTCGAGAAAGGCTTAGTGGTTACAGAGGAGTAATTTTGAAAACCACTGTCTCTGCTGGAGTGGGCATTGATGTTGACGCCACTGGGGTTGGACATGAGAGTGAAATTGTGTTACCTCCTGGCACTTATCAAACAGAGATTTACCAAGAAGTAAAACAATACAAACACAGTCTTGAGGATGGCGACACCTCAGTTGATGATGTGATTTTGAAAACAACAGCAGAGAGCTTACGCAGCCGATCTACAGAGCACAGCTTCTTTGACTATGTGATACATCATCATGGCCAGGAATTGAGTCCAAAAGCACAGCAGCATTTGTTGAAATTGTTTGGTCCTCAAACTGGTATACCTTTGTTCAAGAGTTCTGTTGATCAGCATACAAATTACTTTACCAAAAAACCTGAGGTGACGTTTGACTATCACATACCAAACATACGGCTGTTTGAGTTGGCAGAAAAAGGAATTTTCACTCCTGAAGTAACAAATAAGATCAGATTGTTGGGTAAAAAAATCATTAGTCAAGCACTGCCTGTAATAGAGAGTGTTATAGTTGATGCCACTTATTTCAACCCAGCACAGTTGGGTCTGGTGAGTAGGATTAGTCAGGACAACCGAGTGATTGATGCTATAAGAAAAGCCATTAAGCCAGCAGTAGCCCAATTGAATCAAAAAGTTCAGGACATCAACAAAATACAAGATCCAAAAGAGAAAAGGCAGGCCATTGAGCATTACAAGGATGAGATGGTGCGCCTGTTAAGCAGATTGGGCATATAGTAAATACGTCTATATAACGAAGATCAAGCATGATTACAGGCACACGCAAACTCATCAGCAAGGAAATCCAACAGGATGCTGATGTTTATGTTGGATCCACTGGGGAAGTTTGGTTCCAAGAAGGCACCCAAACATTACGCTTTGGTGACGATGAAACCCCTGGTGGCATACCACATCACAACTGACAACAGCACCAACAACTGGATTTTTGCTGTGGTCTACTGGGGAGAAGGGTGGCACAACAATCATCATGCCAATCCTAAAAAATGGAATTTTGGTGAACGCTGGTGGGAAATTGATGTGTCGGGGTGTATTATACGCCTTGTACAAAAAAGTTGACATAATCCCCATGTCTTGCTATATAAGAGAATAGCCAAAAGGATAGACCTTGCGGCAGATTGAGCAAAGGATTTTTGCGATGAACAAAGCTGACCTAGGAATCTTTATCGGAAGGTTTTCTCCTTACCATTCAGGTCACCACCATGTGGTAACTGAAGCACTCAAGCACGCAGACAATTTGGTGATTTTGGTGGGCAGTGCCCGCAGTCCGCGCAGTTATCGTGTGCCGTTTACCTTTCAAGAACGGCGGGACATGATTGAAGGCAGCCTGCCTGCCGAGCTGAAAAACAGAGTGCGAGTTCTGCCTCTAGAGGACGCCACCTACAACGACAGCAAGTGGATCCACAATGTGCAGACGCTGGCTGCCCAAGGGGCGACGCTTTTTGGGCTTGACCCAGCCAAAGCCAAGATCACACTAGTGGGCCACAGCCGAGACAACACCAGCTATTACCTGAAACTGTTTCCTCAATGGAGCAATGTGGAGGTCAGCAGCTTCCGCGACATCAGCGGTACCAACATTCGCAACAGCTACTTCAGCAACATGGGCCACATGTGGGTGAGAGATGCAGATGGCCACCAAGCAGGTGACCTGCCTCAGGATGCAGTGGTGACACCCTATGTGCAGAAGTTTCTCAGCAGTTTCCTTGATACTCCCAACCACAAGCTGATCCGTGACGAGTATGAGTTTGTGCTGAAGTACAAAAGCAGTTGGGCGGCTGCGCCTTACCCTGTGAATCTAGTGTGCGTAGACGCTGTGGTGATCAAAAGCGGACATGTGCTAATGGTGGAACGTGGAGCAATGCCAGGGAAAGGCCAGCTTGCACTTCCTGGTGGATACCTAGATGTAACTGAGCGAGTAGTTGACGGGATGATCCGTGAGCTGCGTGAGGAAACTCGGTTGAAAGTCCCAGCTCCGGTGCTTAAAGGCAGCATTGTCAAGAAGGAAGTTTTTGACGATCCTAATCGCAGCAGCCGAGGTCGAGTGCTCACAGTAGCTTATCTCATTGATCTTGGCACAGGTCCACTTGACACAGTCAAGGGCGGAGATGATGCGGCCTCAGCCAAATGGGTAGCCCTTAAAGATCTTCGGCCAGAAATCTGTTTTGAGGACCACTATCATTTAATCTCTGTACTAGTCGGGGCAATTTAGGAAAAAGGTAATGATGACGCGCATCAAGATTGAAACTTGCACCACCATCAGTAATGTGGACCCCAGCAGTCTCGAGCAGTTGAAACAAACTCTCCGTATCTCACAGAAGCAGGGGTTGATTAGGCCCACAGGTGATCCCAGTATTGATGCGCCCATCACGGAACAAGAAAATGACAAAGAAAACAAAAAAGAAGATCCCAACAATTGAAGCCGCTCTAGCGGAATGTTTGGTGCAACAGGCTGGCGAGCTGTGGCAACCTGCTGAGCCAAGCCTGTTGGAACAACTGCTCCGTTACCGCGAAAGGACAGACAGTGAGTGACACTCCCCAGTTCACAGAAGTTGATCTCAGCAAAACCACACGGCATGGCAGTGATGAGCTAACAGTGGGACCAACCTATATCTGCTTGATTCACGGCAGCTATTTCATAGGCACATTCGGCAAGGTATGGTTTGGCTTGAACTTCAATGGTTGGCATGGCTGCGGCTTGCAATACGATCCACCGGGCACTAACTCTAGCCGTTGGCAGCGGGTGTGGCGGTTTGACAATGCAGAACTCATCAAACAAACTGAATCAGTTGTTGATGCATTGTTGAAAGGCACACCTAATGGGACACTACGACGAACAACGTGATTTTGACGACTATCAGCAAAGTCTACGGCGAGATAAACAGTTGATTGAAGATGTGAAAAGTGGCAAATTTGGGGTGCTCTTGCATGCTGCTGACATTGCCAACAGCAATACAGTGATGGTGAACTGTGGCACATTTGCACGCATGATCAGCATCATCTCACGACTTGACCCGAAAACCTACACATACCCCTGGGAACGATAAGGAAATTTCAATGGTTATGACTGCACGAGCCTACCGGCATTTACGCGATCTCATCTCGGAAAAAAGTTTGATTCAAGATCAAAACTTCACTCTCAGCAGTGGAGCAGCCAGCAACTACTTCTTCAACATGAAGATCTCCATGTTGGATCCCATGGGCAGCAATCTCATTGCTGATGCTATGCTGGATATTCTCGATACATTGGATTTTGACAGCGTAGGAGGGATGGCTGTGGGCAGCGTTCCGTTGGTTACCAGCATTGCCACCAAAAGCTACCTACGCAGTCGCCATTATCCAGCTTTCTTTGTGCGAAAAGAAGTGAAAGATCACGGCGTGCAAACAAAGATTGATGGCCACTGCACTCCGGGTAGCCGAGTGGTGCTGGTGGAAGATGTGACTACTACTGGAGGCAGCATCATGCGGGCTGTTGAGGCTGTGCGGGAGATTGGTTGCCAAGTGGACACAGTGCTCACAGTCGTTGACCGACTGGAAGGTGCGCGAGAGAATCTATCAGCAGAAAAGATTCGCTTGATCCCCCTCTACACACGAGTTGATTTTGAGGATTCATAAATTATGATTATAATTCCTGACTCTCCCATTGCAGTTACACATCTAAAAAGGCCTATTATTCTCCCAGGAACTCCTTTACCAGATTATGTGGTGGAGAAAATACTCGCAAGTGAACAAGTTATTGACGATGATGACTCCTCCTTTGAAACAATGTTTTCTGGGGCAAAACCAATTGATTCGTCCGGCTTTACTGGGGCAGTGACTCAGTGGGTTGAAGGAGAACTTGGAAGTTTAGGGTATCCTATAAATCACAGCAGAGGGATTGACGTACCGCCCTACAGTATCGAGATCAGAACTCGCAGAAAACACGCTACAGCTCCACAAACTTTTGGGTCTCTCAAACTATCAGATATAATTCAAAACTCATGGCTTACATCTGATATCAAAACAAAGTGTCAACTCCACTATCAAGTGATGTGGGATGCGCAACACATGGTTGTTTGTGACGATCAAATCGTGGATTTCCGACATCCTTGGAGACAAGAGGCGTTACAAAAAGCTTTTGATAATGCTAGGGATGAGCTGATTGCATACTATTCTAGGCCCAATATTACAGTGCCTTTGAAATTCACTTCGACTGCTGGCGGAATTTATCTTGAAAGAACTTCAAGGAAGAACAGCAAAAAAAGCTGGTTCTCAGCATTTTACCAGTTTCGAGTACGAAACAATTTGATGGAAAAATGGCATATAGCGGGCAGGAAAAACTCATACGATGAGCTGTTTTCAAAAATTTAAAAGTTGACGTAATTGGGCATCTAGCCTATAAATATGACACAGGAAAAGGATAGACCTTTTCCTTCACATACTGAACAAGGGAGACTTGTTATGTTCAATTACGATAGCGTCATTCTTGACGTCGACAGCTACAAATTCAGCCATCCGTGGCAACTTCCCCCAAACACCACACACATTCACAGCTACGTAGAAAGTCGCGGCGGACGCTTCCCTCGCACACTGTTTTACGGGCTCCAAATGTGGCTCAAGCGTCGGCTGGTGACTCCAGTGACCATGAGCGACGTGGACGAGGCTGCTGGATTGGCAGCCGCACACATGGTGCCTTTCCATCGGGAAGGCTGGGAATACATTGTGCGTGAGCACCAGGGCCGGTTGCCAGTAGAGATTCGAGCAGTGCCCGAAGGCATGGTGATCCCCACTCACAACGTGCTAGCCACTGTGGTGAACACCGATCCCAATGTGCCCTGGCTCACTAGCTTCCTAGAGACAGCTCTACTCCGTGCTGTTTGGTACCCCACCACAGTGGCCACACTCAGCTGGCATGCCAAGCAGACCATTCGAGCTGCACTGGGGAAGAGCAGCGACAACCCCGAAGGCGAGCTTCTGTTTCGACTGCACGACTTTGGCGCTCGTGGCGTCAGCAGCGATGAAAGCGCTCAGCTGGGTGGCAGTGCTCACCTAGTGAACTTCCGAGGCACCGACACTGTTGCAGCCCTCCTTGCAGCCCGACGCTACTACACCGAGGCCATGGCAGGGTTTAGCATTCCGGCAGCAGAGCACAGCACCATCACCAGTTGGGGTCGCGATGGCGAAGCTGAGGCCTATGGCAACATGCTCAAGCAGTTTGCCCGGCCAGGCAGCATCCTTGCAGTGGTGAGCGACAGCTACGACATCATGAACGCGGTCAACCACATCTGGGGCGAAACACTGCGAGACCGTGTGCTAGACAGTGGGGCCACCCTTGTGATTCGTCCCGACAGCGGTGATCCAGTTGTGGTGCCAGTTGATGTGGTTGAGGCACTTGGTGAGCGGTTTGGCTACACCGTCAACAGCAAGGGCTACAAGGTGCTGAACAAGAGTGTGCGTGTGATCCAGGGCGATGGCATGAACATTGACAGCATCAAAACCCTGTATGACAACCTCACAGCACGCGGCTGGAGTGCAGAAAACGTGGCTGTGGGCATGGGCGGCCAACTCTTGCAAGGTATTACTCGCGACACCAATCGATTTGCGATGAAAGCTTCAGCTGCCTGTATTGATGGGGAATGGCGCGAGGTATATAAGGATCCTATTACAGACAAAGGAAAAACATCCAAGAAAGGTAAAGTTACCCTTTGGCAGTCAGGTAACCAATTTCAAACAAGCGTTAACACTCCTCTACGCGGTCTTGAGAATGGTGTGGTGTGGACCGACGTTCTGCAGACAGTCTACCGGAATGGACGCCTTCTCATTGATCAATCATTCCAGGACATTAGAGATCGATCTGAGAAAGTCTTTTAATAAGACTGTCTCGTCATCGATAACAAGATACACGTCGTAGCCAGCTCTTTGCGCAGCAAAGAGCTTGGCTATATTTTGTTCTAAGAATGAATTTTTGGGACCAAACAATGTGTATTTTGACTTGACCTCAAAGATTTTGTGTTCAATCCGGAAATCTGCAAAAAAGGTTTTTTCCTTACCGTGAAACGTGTATTTGATCATTGGTCCTCTTGTGACATTCTCTATGATTCCTACAGCTTTTGCCCGTTCCAAAAAACGCCGTTCATTTGAGTATTGCCAAAATATGCCTTCTATGAAGCCTGAATTTTTAGAGTTGGATTTCCAGTGTGCTCGCTCAAACCCATTTAAGCCAAGTTCATCAATGTTCTGGGATTTGGTTTCTACCATAATACTGGCACGTCGCATAGCCTCTGTTTCACCGGTGGCTGGATTAATTACAGTATTCATAGATTTCTGATTTTTTTCGCTTATCTTTGTGATCCATTTTTGTCCTTCTTCTGATTTAAGCCATTGTTGGTATTTTTTAGCTGTTAGCTTATGGACATTTAATCCAGTATCGTTGTCAATTTTATTTCTTTTGATGTTGGCTACTTTTTCAGCATTTCTTTGGTGAGCGTTATTGCCATAGACATCAATATCAGATGCTTTTGTTTTGGCTGCTTTCTGTGATGCAAGAGTCCCCAAAGTAACTCCTGGAGCTACCTCAATAAATTTTGACTTTCTGATTTTCTGTCCGGCTTGTATCCTTATATGTTCACAATTGGCACTGTTGCGATTACAACAATATTTGCTGTTACGGAATTTCCATTTGGCTGTTTTGTTGCACCCGTAATCACATAAATGATCACCATCATACTCAATGGGTTGAATTTTCTTTTTTTGAGGCTTTCCTTTTGTAGAACAAGCGGGACATTTTGCTGGATTTTGATGACATAGGTGTTTGCCATCCTTAGTTGTATATGTAGCAGGCCCCCCGCATCGGTGGCAATTCATATTTTATTCTCCTTTTGGTTTATTTATACACTTGAAGGGCTTCACCTATTCTTACTGCTATATAAGTGTCCGTCTTTTCTGCATGACCTACCATCAGTATAGACACACAGAAGTTTGCAATGAAAGCCTCTGCTGCCAAGATCAATGGTGAGTGGCAGGATGTCTACAAAGACCCTGTGACCGACAAGGGCAAGACCAGCAAGCGTGGCCGACTGATCCTCACTCGGGAACGTGGCAAGTGGGAAACACTGCCTGTCAACAGTGGATTTGATTGGGCCAACATGCTCCTGCCAGTCTATCGAAATGGAGAGCTGCTGCGGGACTGGACCTTCCAGGAGGTTCGAGCCAACAGTGACAAGGCTGCACTAGATTAAGCCGAACGATTGGGACAAAGAGGGGCATTTTTGCCCCTCTTTTCTGTTCTGCTTAACACCAAAAGATTTGTCAAAAAAGTGCAAACTATGTTGAAACCCACATAAACTACAACTATATAGTTATATGAGCGATTTAAAAACACTTACTTGGGCAAATCACAAGCTTGCCGAAAGTACTCCTTTGATGGCTGCTATGCTTTCTGGAGATATAACACCTGAATGCTACTCTGATCTAGTGTACAGCAAACACTTGTTGTATTCTGTTATTGAAAGCAGACTTGCTTTTGAGTGTGCTGACTTGCCTCGAGCAGGCTGTGCGTTCCAGGACTGGAAAGAGATGGGGTCCCACAGTCCCACTTTACCTGCCAGTTTTTTTGAATTTCACGAGAGACTGGAAACTGTGTCTGAAAGCCAATTGTGGGCGCATGTGTATGTGCACTACCTTGCCCCGCTCTATGGTGGTCAAATCTTGAAGAAGATTTTGAGCCCTCGTTTTCCGGTAAACATGCTGAGTTTTGAAACACCCAAAGCAGCTATTGCTGAGATTCGCTACAAAACACATGCTGGTTTGGCTGAAGAGGCCAATCTCAGCTTTGAGATGACAACAAGGTACTATGACGAACTTCATCAATCTCATCAACCAAACGGCTGATAAATTTGAGCAGCTGATCCAAAACAACACCACTCTCTTGACGGAGATACCAACAGAGGATTTTGGTTGGACCAATAACCGATGGTATAGCCAACAGTTTCGGCTTGCTCATGTGGAAAGATTTCAGCAACCAAAATTCAGTGTGTTGCACACTGTGATCTTTCCTCACCTGACTGATCCCAGCCCTATTTTTGGGTTTGATATCATTGCCAGTGACACCAAGGCCACAGGTTTGTTTTTTGATTTCAGTCCCACTGTTGAAAGTTATGGAATCATATCTAGTCATCTATGGAGTGAGCCACGTGAAAGACCTGAATGGGGAACAATTTTCAGCGAGCATTGGATCGCTTGCAGACCCACATATACGGAAGCTGAAACCATCAGCACATTGGCATGCACACTGTTGGAACAATATCTATCTCAGTTGGGAACAAAAACCACAACAGATGTACCTATGGTCATAAAGAAGCAAAATCAATACAGTTTGAACCAAAGACAAAACACTCATACTACTAGAGTTCTCATGAAGATACTGGGAGAAGAGCGTGGCCAGTATTTTGTGGAAAATATTTTATTCCCAACCATATGAAGAATTGACACACCCTATACTTGTAGTATCTTTCAGACTGAAGCATGGAGTAGAGTATGACACCCGCTACAACGACAGCCAAAACTATTGAAAAATCCAGTGATATGGATGCAACCAAACTGTATCTCAAGCAGGTTGCCAAAAACAAGTTGCTTACACATCAGCAGGAAATTCAATTTAGTCAACAAATTGAAAACAGCAAGAAAAACCTGCTCTTGAATCTGTTCTCTATTCCTATGGCAGTATGGCAGTTTGATACCAAGATTCAAGGTGTAGTAAAAGGGGAAATTGACAGCCACAGCATTTTTGACATTGAAGAAACAGAACTAGCCCCTCTGCTCACAAATCTAGCAAACATTCAACAGGATATTATGCTGTTAAGCACCAGCCCCAATAGTGAACTCTGTCAACGAGTGGCTGAAACCTGTTCTTCGCTGAGTTTCAAACTCAGCTTTTACGACAGCATGGTTCAGCCCTTCAACGACATGGTGAAAGACATTATTAGCGCACAAGGAGCTTACCTGCGCTTTGCACAAAGCAAAGGAGTCTCTCGTGAGTTGTTCCTAGCCGCATACCAAAGCATGTCACAAGACAAAAATTGGCTGCGGTTCAAAACAGTTCACCAAGCCGAAGTGGAAAAGCATGAGTCGCAACTAGCAAGTTTTGTTGCCAACACGGGTATGCCACTTGACACACTCCTTGAAAAATGCCGCCAGATTCGGCAAGAGCAAAAAAACAAGGACGAGGCAGTGGAGATTATGCTCAAGAGCAATCTTCGACTCGTGGTGAGTGTGGCAAAGAAATACACCAACATCAGTCAAACTCCCATTCTTGATCTCATTCAAGAAGGCAACATTGGTCTCTTGAAAGCTATTGAGAAGTTTGATTGGAAGATGGGATTTCGTTTCAGCACCTACGCCACTTGGTGGATCAAGCAGTGTGTGCTGAAAGCCTTGAATGAGCATCATCGTATCATTCGTATCCCAGCTCACATGAGCGACCTTGCCAAGAAGGTAACGCGAGCACGAGCTGAGTTTGTAAATCACAATGGTTTTGAGCCCAGTGTGCAAGAAATTGCAGAGATGCTGGAAATTGATGTGGAAAACGTAGACAAAGTCTACAGTGTTGCGCAGGGCACAATCTCTCTGGAAACGCCAATTGGCGGTGAAGAAGATCAAACCATTGCACATCTTATTGAAGACACTGAAGGGGTGAATGCGTTTAACCTCTTGGCTGAGGCTGACAGCGCATATGCAGTGTCAGAGGTCTTGAAACATCTCAGTCCCAAGGAAGAGCGTGTGATCAGGATGCGCTTTGGTATTGGTGTAAACGAACAAAGCACACTGGAAGACATTGGCAACAAATTTGGTGTCACTCGTGAGCGTGTGCGCCAGATTGAAAGCAAAGCACTGGAAAAGCTCAAGAGTACGGAACTAGCTCAGAAGCTGCAAGAAGCTTTTACCTAATCCACTATAAATAATCTTATGAACAAAACAGCACTGAAACCCAAAACCAAGACAAAGCTGTCAGCTTGCAGGCTCAGTAGAGTCTTGGTTTTGGGTCCGGTGTTTTTCGCACTCGTGGGATCCCCCACCTTTGGTATTGGTCCACTGCTTCTTGCAGAAAGCTGACGATATTTCCTTCAAAATATAGAGTTGTTAAGCTTACGCCTGTTGCATACAGGCGCTATAATTTTTAGGAATGGGAAATCAAATGATTCAATACATTGAAATACGCCAAGCTGAGGGCGGAGAAGACAGTCAACTGTTTGTTGATGATTTGGCACGTGCCTATATTCGCATGGCCAGCAAGCTGGGTTGACTCACTACTGTAGTTAAAACGGTCCCAGGCTTCTGTGTTATCAAACTAGAGGGACAAGATCTTTCACAGTGGGCACAAGAAGCAGGTGGGCATAGGATACAGAGGGTTCCACCAACTGAAAGACGTGGAAGAGTCCATACCAGTACAGTCACAGTAGCAGTGCTAGAGTATCCTTCAGAACAAGCCATTGAAATACTTGACAAAGATCTAGTAATAGAGTGGTTTTCTGGCACTGGTCCCGGTGGTCAAAATCGAAATAAGGTAATGGCCAGTTGTAGATTGCGACACACACCAACTGGGGTAGTCGTTACCGCCCAAACAAGAAGCAGAACCACTAGCTTTGCACAAGCTAGGCAGGAATTGGAGACACGACTTCAAAACAGGTTCAAGAGCCAAGCAGCCTCTCAAACCAGCCAAGAAAGAAAACATCAGGTTGGTAGCGGCCAGCGCGGAGATAAAATACGCACTATCCAAATTCAACATGACTCAGCTGTGGACCATCGCACAGGCAAACGTTGCACTGCGGAAAGTTATCTCAAAGGCGAAATTTACAAGCTTTGGTTGTGAGTTGCATTGTAAATCTAAGTGTGCAATAATACAACTGCACACCAAGATTTTTGTACAGGATCATGACAAAAGAAAAAAAGCTTAAGCCAAAAAACAAAACGTATGTGGTATGTACTGATACAAATCAACGAGTCAAGGGCCTAATTGTTCAAAAAGATGAACAACAATTGGTCCTTGACTTGCCCAGTGGGTATCAGATGCACATGGTTCGAAAGCCAAAAAGAAAATTATATATCCATCATGTTGGTATGCTGGAGTTTACTAGCGATGGCTGGGAAGTCAGCTAGACTTCGTAAAATTTATTGCCTGTGACATTGATGCTGACAAATCCAAGTTGACTACTGCCAATAATTTGATCCTGTGGGCCCAACCCCACATTTGGCAATATAAAGAATTGGTTAGGCAGCAGTTCAGTGTCATAAGCGACCCAATGTTCATCACCCAGCGTACGGCCTGCAGGCAAAACTGCTACTCTAGCAAAATCAATAGTTGTACTCGTTACATTTGTAACAATTACATTTACATAATATCCATATTCAGGCCTAGCAACTACAATGACTAGATTTTGTCCTGGAAGTGGTTGACCACCTCCCAACAATGCTGGATCGTAAACGGTTTCACTGCACATTTGATGTAACGGGGAAAGTTACCATATAGGTGTCTTGTTGTATTTTGGCCAAAAGTCGTGATTGCATAGATGCGTTAAGTAATTCAACGTCCAAATTGGCTTCCAGCCAACCAATCAATACGCTTTCTGTTATTTCATCAAAAGGTATGTAGTTGAGAGGATCAGGTAAAGGTAAAATGCACCGTCCTGTTTCTGACACAGTGTAACCAGCATCTGAACAACTGTATCCCCATAACACTGCCACAATCACATTGTGTAGGCTACTGTCCTGTCGTTTCACTTGTAAATTTAAAGACGTCCAATTGTATGTTACCATTTATATTTCCAATCATTATCCATTGTCGCCTCCTTCGCCGCCACCGCCTCCACCGCCGCTAGGGACACTAGCTTGGAATCTCATTACTACTGCCCAATATGTAGAGCCCACAAATGGGGCCTGTCCAGTGGTGGGCGTGTTAATATTATTGTAAATCCAGAGTCCAAAAGATCCATCAAATTCAACATAGTAAATGGTGTCATTGTATCTATATTGCTGAGCAGGATTATAAGTTCCGCGCCAAATCATAGCTGCATTTACTTGGGTTATATTGCTGGGGAATGTTATTCCAGTATTGCTAATAACTGTAGCACCGTTGTTTGCACGAATAGAACCATTGGCAGTAAAATTACCAGCAACATCAGTACTCCATCGCACTGTAGGAGTAGGAGCAGTAGCGTCATAAAGTCCAACTGTAACGTTATCTGAGTTAAGGTAAAAGTATGTATTACGAGAACTATTTTGAAGAGCTAACCGTTTCTCGCCAGTCTGTGATGAATCACCGGCTCGGAATTCATTTATTGCAACAATACTGCCTCCATCTTGAACGTAACCATCAAGTGTTGAATTTACACTCAACTCAATATTGTTGTTACCTGTTGTAGACAACGTCAGTTTTCGATTATCACCAACCAATTTAGCCTCAGCGCCATTACCTTGCAGGTAAAGCTGGCGCACAGCACTCTTTGTAATATCAAGATACGGCGATCCAGTTGAGTTTAGACTCAACACCTGGTCGGATGTGGATGTTATGACGGCTGTTTCAGTAGATGTGAGAAGTTTGCTTTGTACACCCGTAGCTGATGTGGATAGATCCAAATACGCGCCTCTAAATGGGCTACCTGTGTCAAAAAATCTTATTACGTTACCACTAGTGTCAATTGCTGCATTTCCTACCAAAGTGCTGCCAGTAGGTGCTTTTTGCAGTTGCAGTTGTCCACCAAAACTGCCGCCAACTGGATGTAACAAGACAAATCCACCATTGTTTACAGTGAGTCTGTTTGCAGCGTTCACTGACACTGTGAGGTTGGCATTGTCTCCAAGATATAAGAATGCATTCTTAGTTGAATAATTTTGTCCCAACTGAACGCCAAGGGCTCCATTTGTGCCAGCTTGAATTATGGCTTGTGCGCTAGCACCGGTGCTGTTGTTTAACACAAACACGCCCTCGTTGCCATTGACAGATGTAACGATATCAACTTTTTTTGCTGGAGTGGTGGTGCCTACACCAAAATTACCGGCAATGTTAAAATATGACGTTGGTCCCAACGAAACAACGTCGCTCCCACTTGTGAAGCTAGCAGTGGTTCCAGAAATTGGTGTAAGGAATTGTGTTTGAGTGTTGCTTACCAGTAGGCGCAAGTTTGCGGCGGTAGTAATGCCAACTCCGTTAGGGCTAGTTTCGCGAAATAAACCTGTATTACTTTCTGGGGCAAAGGCAATAGACGGGCTCCCTGAAGACCCGTTTGAAATCCCTGTAAGATTAGCAGACGTACCTGCAGAACCACTATACCCTGAAAAGCCGCTTAAGCCAGAGCCAGACCAGCCGCTAAATCCACTTACCCCACTGCGTCCTGATGCGCCGCTTATGCCGCTGGCACCACTAAAGCCACTAGCTCCACTGAAACCACTGGTGCCACTGTAACCACTTATACCGCTGTAACCACTTACACCACTGAAACCGCTGTAACCACTTACACCACTGAAACCGCTCCAACCACTAGCTCCGCTGTATCCACTGTAGCCACTTGCACCGCTGATTCCGCTTCTGCCACTGTAGCCACTTATGCCACTTGCACCAGATCCAGTAGCGCCACTAAATCCACTTATTCCGCTGTATCCGCTTCTGCCACTGAAGCCACTATATCCAGACTGTCCACTATAGCCGCTTGCACCACTTAAACCAAGGCCACTAAATCCACTAAAACCACTTAGACCGCTTGTGCCACTCCCAGTTCCACCTACAGCACCGCTGTATCCGCTGTAACCACTTACTCCGCTTGTGCCGCTGCCAGTTCCACCTGTGGCACCGCTGTAACCGCTGAAGCCACTTCTCCCGCTCAAACCACTTCCTGTTCCGCCAGTAGCACCACTGTAACCGCTATAACCACTTATGCCGCTTACGCCACTTCCTGTTCCGCCAGTAGCACCGCTAAATCCGCTGTAACCGCTTTGGCCGGAAAACCCACTGCCTACACTACCAGAATAACCACTAGCACCACTGTCTCCGCGTATTTGACCAACGTTGGTCCATTGTGAGGGCGGGCCCAATACGGTAACAACGTACAAGTTTCCGGTGCTTTGGTCAATTACGCCATCACCCAAAGGTCCTGAATAATTTGAATAAGGTGGATTTGACAATACTGAACTGTTGACTATAGAGCCCACTATTCTTACAGACGTACCTGGTGCGCCACTCCATCCGCTATAACCGCTATAGCCGCTTATGCCGCTTATGCCTGATCCAAAACCGCCAGCAACGCCACTAAATCCACTAGTTCCGCTGAAGCCACTGCGTCCGCTTACGCCGCTCGTTCCAACACCTGCTGCCCCACTGAAGCCGCTTAACCCACTATAGCCGCTAGCTCCACTCTGACCAGATCCAGGACTGCCACTAAAGCCACTGACACCACTGTCACCTTTTGGTCCTTGAATTAAACTTGCAGCACCACTAAAGCCACTGAAACCACTCAATCCACTAGTGCCAGTTCCACTACTGCCAGCAGCACCACTAAAGCCACTGAAACCACTCAATCCACTAGTGCCAGTTCCACTACTGCCAGTAGCACCACTAAAGCCACTGAACCCGCTGGTGCCACTTCCACCAGATCCGCCTGCACCACTGAGCCCACTAAATCCACTGAATCCGCTGGTGCCACTTCCGCCAGATCCACCTGCACCACTGAATCCACTAAATCCGCTTAAGCCACTGTATCCGCTAGCTCCACTTATGCCTTGGCCACCAAGGCCGCTGAATCCACTAAAGCCACTGAATCCACTTGTTCCCGATACTCCACTACCACCTTGGCCAGAATGTCCGCTCCATCCACTTGTGCCACTAATACCGCTGCCTGCTGTGCCACTGTAGCCACTGCGGCCGCTCCAGCCACTAGTTCCGCTAGGTCCTTGAATAACACCTACGTCGTTGAATACAACTGCATTGGGACTAGTTGATGTGCAAACATGTAAATGATAATCATTTGTGGAGATGTAAGCATCGCCCAACAAAGGCGGCCACACATAGCCAACACTGTTGAAATAGGCTTCAGTTAAGCTCCCAACACTAGGCACATTGCCTTTGATATTGATGCCCGCCCCGGGTGATCCGCTGAATCCGCTTACCCCACTGTAACCACTGAATCCACTGCGTCCGCTTGCACCTGACCCACTGAAGCCAGATGTGCCGCTCCAGCCACTAACGCCACTTAGTCCACTAGTGCCGGTTGAACCGCTGGTTCCTGAAGCTCCACTAACCCCACTGTAACCGCTATAACCACTTGTGCCACTTTGGCCAGATCCGGTTTGTCCCGTATCGCCACTGAATCCACTATAGCCGCTTACGCCACTGTAGCCACTTGTGCCACTGGCATCTTGTCCGCTAAACCCTGAAAATCCGCTGAGCCCTGAAAATCCGCTCAATCCAGACCCAGATGCTCCACTGTATCCACTTAAGCCGCTTAAGCCACTTGCGCCACTGTTGCCTAGAAGCCCGCTGAACCCAGACTGTCCACTGCGACCACTTTGTCCGCTTTGACCACTAAAGCCACTTGTTCCGCTTTGCCCACTTACACCAAACCCACCATCTTGGCCACTGAACCCACTTATTCCCTGTGGACCAGTTTGGCCAGTTGGTCCTTGAGGACCAGTATGACCTGTTGCACCAGTTGCAGTAGGTCCAGTTGGGCCTGTTTCACCGGTTGGTCCCGTTACACCAGTAGCACCAGTTGCAGTAGGCCCAGTGGGGCCTGTTTCACCAGTGGGCCCAGTAACACCAGTAGCACCTGTGGCTATAGGTCCAGTTGGTCCTGTTACACCTGTGGGACCGGTTACGCCAGTTGGTCCCAAAATGTTGATAGTAGGATAAGTATAAATTGACATCTGATCTGCTTATAACCAACGTTTTGGATATTTATGCAAGCTACGACTATTGTTAAATAGGATTTATAATGTTTGACAAAAGAAGACAACTCACACTATCTCCAACAGACTACTATGAAATTGAAGCCAGCGAAACACTTTGGCATCCATTTCAAATCAGCCCCAAAGGCTTTGTGACGTTCACATCTGCTCACACAAAATTTTACAATAACCAAAATTGGACTATTAGATTGTGGGCAAGTGAAAAGCCATCTGGTATCAGTCTCACAGGAAGCCCGCTGTCAACTCAAAGATTTGTCAGTCCGTTGAAACTGCCCCAAAAATTTGGATTTTATGATGTAACCAACGGAATTTTCAAAGACAACACCCTGTTGTTTGCCTATGGATTAGCACCTGATACCACCTATTACATCAACATTGACAACGTTGAAAACAGGAAAAACGGCTTTTATCTCAAGATAGACTTTGGCGAATTTTAAAGTTACAGTTGCGCATGAGCAATTTGAAGACAAGATTCCTAGAGCAAGCCCTTGTTCTTGACACCGAGACAACAGGACTTGATCCCACGACAGCAGAAATTATTGAATTTGCCACTGCCTTATACCAAGACAGTCAGTGGAAGATCTCAACAAAATTGTTCAATACACCCAATGGCATTCCTCCTGAAAGCAGCGCCAAAAATCAAATCAGCAATAGGATGGTGCAAGGGTCTCCCTATTTTGACCAAAGTGTCTTGTTTGATGTTTTAGACATGCTGGGTGCACCAAAATATTTTGTAGCTCATTATGCAGAATATGATAGATCAGTTTTGGTCAGCAGTTTTGAAAGAATGAACCAAGGTGATGTGGCAGCCATGTTTGCCAATCAGGATTTGTGGATCTGCACCTGGCGTGTGGCTAGGCACATTTATTCCCCCACCTTTCAAGACAAAAGTTATGCTCAAAACTATCTCAGATATCGCTTGGATCTACCAGTGCCTGATACCATTGGTGTGCACCGAGCTGGCGCTGATGTAGAAGTGTGTGGGGCTTTGATTGAGCGATTGATTGAAGATGGAATCAAGCAAGGAGTGTTGGATCCCAATAGAGAAATTGGACCTCAACTTGTGGAGTTGACACAAAAAGCTGTTCCAGTGAAAACCTGGCCTACAGGCAAGCACAAAGGCCAAGTTCTTGAGAGTATTCCAACAGAATATTATCTATGGAGCATGGAAAACCAGGGTATTCTGCGCGAGAATGACCCTGGTTATGACTTTGATTTGGCAGAAAGTGTAAGAAAGATTTTGGAGGTTAGGCTCTCTTCTTGAGCTTGCGACCTTCTTTCAAATGGCGTTGGTTGGGCTCAAATCCTTGAGCTATCATCTTCTCAGCCATATCACGGGCTTGCCTGCCAGTTACCCCTGCTTTTGATAATGCCGTTAGCCAACGGGTCATAAGTTCCTTATGCTCAGCTGCATGTTCTTCAGGACTGCCACGCCAAAATTCCTTAGCGCCTTTTTTCAAACCCTGTAATACATCGCCTATTCCCTCGTTAGTAGCATTGCTCTCAGCAAGTGTTTGGCTGACCATCTCATACTCGATGTAGTTTTTCACAGCCTCAAGATTTTCAGCAGCAATTGTAATCTTAGCTTGCACCCATCCTTCAAGTTCGCTAACAAACTTCAACATCTTGTGCAGTTCGATGCTGTTCTTAGCTGCGCGGTAGAGCTGAGATTGGCTCATACGCACTTCATCATCCACATGCTCTGGTTCTGGCATAGAGGAAGTTGGGGAAGACATGGAGCCCATATCTGGCATGTGCATAGCTGGGGTTGGTGTAGCGAACTCGTCGTTCATTGGTGTCTCCAAAAGGGGTGCAAATTGTGCATTATTTATATATCTGGGCAATGATGCTATAATGTTTTGTTGAACAAGGAAAAATCTCCATGCCCACACTAGGCATCACATGTGTTGACACTAAATTTTATTCAAAAACAAAGGTTGCACTAGAGCGAACCTTGGAAACCTTAAATCATCTTGATATCAAAAAAATCTATTGGTTCAGTGATCAGCCATTGCAGATAGACACTAGTGTAACAATACAACATATACAAATTCCTCAGATTGATAACACTCTTGAAGAGGTTTGTTTTCAGAAAGTCTACTCTGAAGTAATGTTGCGCCAGTGTCCAAAACTGGTGGAAGAAGATTTCAACCTCATAATTCACGCTGATGGCTATGCGGTGAACAAAGATGCCTGGACAGATGAGTTCTGGAACTATGATTACACTGGCGCGGTTTGGAAAAAATGGACCTGGTGGTGTGAAAATTTAGTAGGCAATGGCGGTTTTTGCCTTCGCAGTAAAAAATTGTTATCCGCTCTAGACGCTTTGAATTTACCTACAGATGTTGATGATTATCCTGGCACAGTATTGGAAAAAGACTGGCTGGCCTCACAAGGCTATGCCAAACAACTTCGTTATATTCCAGAAGACAACATCATCTGTAGATGGTATCGACAAAAATTGGAAAAAGAGTTTGGTATAAAATTTGCACCCCTTGCGCTGGCTGATCAATTCAGTATCGAAAGAAACTTTGAAAGCCCTTGGCTGGGCAAAAGCTTGGGGTTTCATGGCAAACATGGGGTACATGAATTTTATGGGGTTGAAATCTAAAAATAATTTTTTTCCGTTGACATTTTTTGAACCTTCTCCTATAAATAACTTAAGGTAGCAAACAACAGTATGTTGCCCAAACACAAAAGGACTGGAACTATAAAAATGTTTTCAAAACTGATGCATAATATTTGGGAAAGGGATTGCTCATTTAGCAATGAGTATCAGCCCGCCGGTATTGTGCGCAAGCCAGTCCCAGCACCTGGAGGTGAAAAGATCTAGATCAACTTTGATATAGACTTTTCAGGACCCTCCAGAGATCACAAGTCTCGGAGGGTTTTTTGTTGGTTGGACATTTATGCAAGGAGAGAGGAAAACGAGAAACAAATATGAAAGCACAAACAGATAATCGTAGATGAAACAATTGAGCTAAACGCTCCCAAAGGTCAACTGGGTGAAAGTCCCCGGTCTAGAGCTGATAATGGTAGACAAATCCATGCAGCCAGTAATATTATTCATCTACGATTGTTTTAAGACAAAAGGATAGAATTTGGTCAGTTGGCAGAGCGATTATGCAACGGACTGCAAATCCGTTACACGGGGGTTTAAATCCCTCACTGACCTCCAAATATTTGTGGCGCCATAGTTTAGTGGTCGAGAACACTCCGTTTTCACCGGAGAGACGGGATTTCAATTATCCCTGGCGCTATTCACCTATATTGACACCAAGATACATATCCTGTAGATACAACTGATGGAGCTGTGGCCGAGAGGCTTAAGGCGACGGTTTGCTAAACCGTTGTACATTGTAAAGGTGTACCGAGGGTTCGAATCCCTCCGGCTCCGGAAATTTTTGAGAATCAAATGAACAAAGTATATGATTGTTTCAGTTTCAACGGAGAATGGGATTTACTGGAGTTAAGGCTCAATACTCTTGATCCTGTGGTTGATTATTTCGTAATTGCTGAAAGCAATCACACACATATGGGCATACCCAAAAAATTACAGTTCAATATTCGTGACAGCAGATTAAGTAAATTCACACGCAAGATACGTTATATCCTGGTTTCAGATATGCCCAATCAAGATGCGTGGGGCAATGATAGATTTCAGCGGAATGCCGCTATGAGAGGCTTGTGGGACGCACAGCCACAAGATTTGGTCATTATAAGCGACTGTGACGAACTACCAAGGCGAGAGGCAGTAGGGGTTGCTAGAGATCACAGCTATAACTTGTTTGGTTTTGAACTAGCTTGGTATTACTGTTACATTAACAATGTGAATGTTCACGGGCATCCTCCAGAAATAGCATCGGTTGGGGTTCGTTTCCAAGAACTCAAAAACCATACGCCAGATGATTACCGATGGGGTATCCGCGGAGCCAAGTATCAGGGCATTTGGATTTTCACCAACAGTGGTTGGCATTTCAGTTATCTTATGGACAAAGAAAAAATAATTGAGAAAGTGCAGAATTTTACTCATCAAGAGTTCAACAACCCAAAAGTTTTGAGCACAATTGATCCAGTTGAAGCTGCATTGGCAGGACGCGACCTTTTGGGCAGAGACTGGATGAGTTGGAAATTGATGGAAAAAAATCAATTGGACCTACCAGCATATATTTGGAAAAATTGGACCAAATTTGAAAAACACTTTTTGTCACCAGGATTAGAATGAAAAAGAAAGTTTATGACTGTTTTTGTTTCAATGGTGAATGGAGCATACTCGAGCTACGTTTGAACACACACACCCCTGTTGTGGACTATTTTGTGATTGTTGAAAGCATTTTCACACATGTGGGTCGCCCCAAGGAATTGAAATTTGATATCTCTGACCCAAGAGTTGCAGATTTTGCCCACAAAATACGATATATTTTAGTAACGGATTTTCCCAATGAAAGCGTTTGGGGTAACGAAGTCTTTCAAAGAGATGCCATTACCCGAGGATTGTGGGATGCAGAGCCCAACAGCTTGATCTTGATATCAGATTGTGATGAAATCATTAGACCTGACTGTATACAAGCCTGTCTTGAAAACCAAGAATACAAGCTTTTTGGATTTCAACAGTTGAGTTATTTCACGTTTTTAAATAACAAAAATGAAGCAGGCAGTGGTCCTCAAGTTTGGAGTGTGGGGGTATATTTTGAAGAACTCAAAAATGCCACTCCTACAGAATATCGAATGGGCATTAGAGATGGACATTTCTCTCACATGTGGTGGTGGCACGATGCTGGATGGCATCTCAGCTATATGATGACAAAGGAACAAATAATTGAAAAAGTCCAGAACTTTGCTCATCAAGAGTTCAACACTCCTGGCGTTTTGAGCAAGATTGATCCCATCAAACGAGCTAGGGCTGGGGAAGATATTTTGGGTAGAGAACATTGTCGATGGCAGCTTTTGCCTTTTGACTCTGTGGATTTACCCGCTTACGTGAGGCAAAATCCAGATAAGTATCAAAAATACTTTTTAGAGCCTTAACACTACACTATGGGCCTATAGCTCATTTGGGAGAGCGCTTGATTTGCATTCAAGAGGCGCCTGGTTCGAACCCAGGTAGGTCCACCAATTTAAATAAATGTGCCAGCATAGCACAGCGGTAGTTGCATCTGCTTTACACGCAGGATGTCGGGAGTTCAAATCTCTCTGCTGGTACCATTATGCCAACCTAGTGATCGTGGTCGACACAAACCGCTGAAGACGGTAAGAGCCTGGTTCAATCCCAGGGGTTGGCACCATTTCAAAGATATACCATGCCTAAAACCCTAATTTCATCATATGCTTAGTCGTAGGGACATGTTGGCAACACAATTGCATCTCGCCACGCAACGTGTTGGGGTAAATCCTCCTCCCCCAACCATGGGAATAAATAAGTCAAAAGTCTAATACAGAGGACTAGAATGAGCTCATCTGAATTTTTGAGAAAGCTTTCTCTTTTGATAGAGAACAGTGGGTATGATACTAGACTGTTGACTCTTCGAGAAAAGGTTGAGAGAGTCATGAAGCAACCTGACTTAGATTCGTGGAAAGAGTTAACAGAATTTGTGCTGCACTTAAACACTGACGGCTTGGATGAGCTTGAAAAAATCACTGTTGACAAAATCAAAAATGTGTGTGCCAAAGTTGAAGCCAAACCTCAATTGGCACAAAACATGAGACTGGTTTTAGATACTCATTATGGGCATTTGGCTTTTTTCACAGGCGGTAAGAAAAGTAACTTCAAGGAAAATGCGCCAACTATTGTGAGTGCTACCACCAAAAGTGGAGAAATAGATCGTGCTGTGGCGGACCGGATTGAAGACCCTGAAGGTTATTTCAAAAAGGCGAGCAGTTACTATAGCAAAAAGCGGAAACGGAAATAACGCTTTTTGGAGTTGACAGTGTAAGTTTGCACTGTAAATTTACGATGTTGAGGACCGGTAGTAATTGGTCCTCAACAAAAACTATGGATCACATGTACTCACTGGTGTGTACAACGGTCTTTTAAACCGTCCTCTGCGGGGTTCGATTCCCCGGTGATCCTCCAATACTTTTGGACCGTTAACTCAGTGGTAAGAGTGCCATCCTCTTAAGTTGGAAGTCCTGGGTTCAAATCCCAGACGGTCCTCCAAATTTTGCGCATCTGGCTGAGAAGGGAAGCACACCCTTGATAAGGGTGGAGAGGCAGGGGCAGTACCTGCGGTGCGCACCAAGTTAAGAATATAATGGGGCATGGGCAAGGTACCCGGAGGATCTTTGCAAGATCCTAGCCTGATCGGCGCGATACCGATATGCTCCACCAATTGTAGGTCGCTGGTGAATTAGTATCACGTTGAGCTCCAACCTCAAAGTGCCGGGGGCGGTACCTGGGTGGCCTGCCAACTATTCTCTCAACCAACAATTGCCATCGAGGTTGGAACAGCCTCCCAACACACCATGAGAATGGTAACTAGCCGGCAGCAATCACCTAGCTGGTGAAGAAATCCGGAAGTGGCATCCGGCGATGGCGATTTAACGTCAAGACAATAAGGGCCTGTAGCTCAACTGAATAGAGCGTGAGACTTTGGATCTCAAGGTTGAGATGGTTTACTCCTGTCATACCTGGGGAAATTGTACGCAGATCCTACGGATCAATGTCAGGTTGACTCCACACCCTCTTAAAGCCATGTAAATAAATGCAGACAATAAGACAGGAGCAGGGTTATATGGGAACGCATGACCTTAGAAAATACATCAATATCTTGCAAGAAAATAGCCAAAAGCCTAACGCTCTGTTAGAATTTGAAGATGACAGAGATGATGGCGACGGAGATGGCGAAGAAGAATATATGGAAGCTAAATTTCGTTTTGTCCTCCGAGGCGTAAAATATGCAGGTATAGTACGTGTGTTTCCAGGAGGCAACGAAACAACTGTAGAGTATGATCTTAACGGTAGAAGATATACTAAGACTATGGACTCTAGTTCAGTAGATGACTATGATGAATTTATAAGGAATGCCAAAGGATTCATCCAAGAAATCAACATGTTGAAAGGCGATGGCCACCATTCAGTGGAAGATATTCCAACTACCTAATATAAATCATTTTGGGTAAATCGTATAGCAGCTTTTCAACTGTCTTGGCAAGACAAGTAACGCCTGCGACGTGTACCAAGTTTATGGTGTCTAGAGTCAGCAAGTGTGGACGCGGGTCTGTGGAACCCGCCAGTCGGGGGCAGTACCCGATAGACACCCATTAAATATTACTATGAAAATAAGTGAAATCACCTTACCAAAAACGCGATGGGATGCACATGGTATTCTTGTAAAAGCTGGATATAAGAGATTGGGCAGCGGAGCATTTGCTTCTGTTTATGAAAAACCTGGCCGCCCATATGTTATAAAGTTGTTCGGTAGTGAAGACAGTGCATATCGTGCATTTATTGATCTAGCAAGAAAACATCCAAACAAACATTTTCCAAAGTTTTTTGGTAAATTGATTCGCTTTCCTGATTTTTATGGTATAAGAATGGAAAAACTCTCACCATATAAAGGAAACTCCAGGTATATCCGAGATTACATCTTGTTTGGAGAAGACGAGACAGAAGAAATCATGCATCGGCCAGAATTAGCAGAAGCATGCGATTTGATCACGACTTTGCTGGGAAAATACAATCTCGATATCAAGAATGATAATATTATGCAGAGAGGAAATACCCTTGTGTTTATTGACCCAGTTTGGGGCAAAGAATAAAAAGCAGACGCCAAGAGATAATATCCCAGGTTGAACCAGCGTTCCACCGGCCTTCATACGGCTGAGTGAAAAGGTGCAACTCCTTTGCCTGGGACTAAAAATATAAGTTGACTGACCCCTCAACGCACTTATAATCTGTGTATTGATAGAGAGCGGTGAGGTAGAGACAAAAATAGAGATTATCCCGGACGGGCGCAAGGTGTGCCAGCAGATTGTTAATCTGTTCATCAGGAAAGTTCGATTCTTTCTCCGGGAGCCAAAAACAAGATAGGACTGACGATGGTCCTCCCTCAAGGGTTCGAGTACATGGTTGGGTTAGCGTCCAACTTGCAGCAATGTGCGAAATCACAGCGTCCTCTGGAGCTGGGTGTAATGCCCAGATAGGCAGCCGGTTAAGCCGAACAAGCCGGTATATCATACGCAGACACGGCGCTGCATGGTTGCTACAAGGAACATTTTGAGAGAATGGTGTGTAGGGATAGACAAGCGCGACGCCCAGGGTTGGCCAACTTATGAGACGTGAACCGTTTCCGCACCAGCAAATAGGACTGCCCATGGTCCTCCTGAAAAGGTTTGAGAACATGCCTGGAGTTTATCGCCTAGGTAGTAACAATGTTTGAAATTTACAGAGGTCTCTGGTGCTACGTGTAACTCGTAGATAGTCAGCCGGTTAAGACGAAAAGCCGGAGTATTTGTTGTTACCTACTCTTTACTGGGGTGTCATTCAAGTCTAGAGACGTGTGCAGCCAGCGTCAAACTATAAATATCCTTATGTTGATATTTGAAGTTTTGGCGCCAGCGAACACAAGACTGGAATTGGGAAAACAACTACAAAGTATTTTAGATGCTGTGCGTGGTCCAGAAAACAGCCGGGTCAAGTTAACCAAACATCTTCTAGATAAAATGTTACAATACAATATTCGTGCCAGTAATGTTGCAGCTATGGTAAAAAAAGCTTTTCGATTCCACAATCGCCCGTTGGCTGAACTGGGAACAAACAACAGAATCATATTGCGGAAAACAGATAAAACTGGCTTGGTGGTAGTCAAAAACACACACGGTGATTATGTGCTGGCTACTATTGACCCCAATTTGTATAACGTTAAAAATCCCAGTCCAGAACTGCGTGTGTAGTTGACAGTTTCCTTCTCTCATATATAATTGAAAATAGATAGATATTTGGCCTGCTTTATATGCAGTCCTACAGCAGGTATTGAGTGCTCTGCCCAAAAGCGTTGCACCGTACACAAATTCAAATGAATTTGTGGGTTTTGGGCAGGAAGGGGAGTGTGCAACCTCCCTGAGAGATTTTTGTTTGAGTGGAAGGAACTCAAAATGACACGACTGTTACCAATTGTTGCTTTGTTGGGCCTATTGATTGGCTGTGCACCCGCACCCTACTATTCCGATCACCGATCTGGCTACAGCACATACCCGCGACACTATGGTCCTCCAACACCAGTGTGTCATTACACTAGCTATTATGACAGATATCAGCGTCGCCACGTCACTGTCCGACGCTGTCACTAGATTTAGGGCCATGTTGGACACCCCACTGGAAAACCCACAGTGGACGATGACGGGGTCTGGGATCATCTCCCAGGTGGTCCACTAAGTTTTCATTTACGAGTTACTGGGTGTAGCTCAGAAGCAGAGCGCTGGTTTTGGGAACCAGAGGCCAGGATTGCGAAATTCCTCACCCGGACCACTTTTTACCTATGAGCAGCTTCCCCCACACCGGTCTGTAAAACCGACGCCTTTCAAAACAGTGGGGAATTGAGGCGAGGGGAGAGTTACCCTGGTTGCTCAAAACTCTAAATAGCCTTGTAGATAAGGTATCTACAAACATTTGAAAAATCAAAGGAAACCTAAAATGCCAAGTGGCAGTATACAGCCGTCAATTTAGGGTTCTCAAGTCTCCTAAGTTGACGGCAATAGTAGGAGACAGCTATGCGTAAATTTATCAAGAATAGGTTTGAGATTTTGGCTGAGTGGATCAGCGCCAATTTGGGTCACCCATATGCGTTTTTGAGCGCAGCAGGTTCAGTTGTATTATGGGCCTTGCTGGGGCCAGTGTTTGGATTCAGTGACACATGGCAGCTGGTAATCAATACCAGCACAACCATTGTTACGTTTTTGATGGTGTTCCTATTGCAGAACACTGGCAATAGAGGCATCAAAGAAATGGACGAGCGTATCAAAAGTCTGGAGCGGCAAAACAATCAATTGCTGACGGAGATACGTGCAATGGTTCACACCAAAGTTTAAGGAAGTGTGGCAGAGCGGCTCTAATGCACTGGTCTTGAAAACCAGCGAAGGCAGGAATGTCTTCCGTGGGTTCGAATCCCACCACTTCCGTTCGTTGACACAGCCTAGTGGACGCCCATATAATTGAGAATGAATATCACTTCTACTAGAGTGGCTCCCACAAGTGAGGAAATCACTGCTGCAAGAAAATGGGTTCGAAAACAGTTTCCCTATGCACTTGCGCCATCGTATAGTCCAGGACAAGGCCATTTGATGTTCAGGTTCATGGAAGAAACTTTTGGTCCTTGTGACGTCTGCTGGACCTATCTTGAGCCAGAAGTGTTGTTTAAAACAGAAGAAGATCGAGCAGCATTTTTACTCAGCTGGGGAAAATGGGACGAATAGCCTGCATGGATCATTTGCAGCTAGCAAGATGCTGCTATATACTATGTACTGTGCCGGATTAGCTCATTTGGTAGAGCAATTGATTTTTCCGTGGCGGGATAATGCCACCAACTGGTGAATAAATTTACCAGTTGTTTGTGGGCAACACTGGCCTAAAGCCAGTACGCCAAATGGTAATCAATAGGTGGTCAGTTCGAAACTGACATCCGGCACCATAATTGAAAGGCAGCAACAATGCAACAGCTTCAAACCTACAGCAATCTCATTTGGAGTTTTGATGGGGCTATGAGCGACAGTCTTTGCAGTCTGTTACAGGACCACATGAGCCTTTTAAAATTCAGTAATCAACCCAGTATTGATGGTCGCATGCCTTGGGAAGACCAAGACGACTTGCCTTATAACCAAATACAAGACATCACAGTCAAACGTGCTATAGAGGCGTATCGCTTCACCTGTAGTCAGTTGGTATATCAAGTCACAAGGCAATTTGCCTACCCCAACTACACTGACTTAGTGCTGTGGCGGCCTGGACGACAAATGCATGAACACAAAGACAATGGTTACACTGACGACAGCAATCTCCGTCCTCGAGTTTGGTCATCTGTTACCTATCTCAACGACGACTATCAAGGCGGAGTGACGTTTATAAAAAATGAACGTGGTGAATACTATAGCTCAGCACCTCGTAAGGGGCGGATAGTGATTTTTGCCAGTGATGACCGTTGCACGCATGGTGTCACACCTGTTGAGGGTGGGAACAGATTTACGTTAAGTATTTGGTTCGCAACTGATCCCTACGCTCTTGAGCGCACTTGACTTCAACTCATGCCACTACGAGACGAGGACAAGAAGCTGTGGCAACAGGTGATGCAAGGGGTTAAGCCATTAACCACTGCAACTCAAGTCCCCTTGCCTCAGTCTCTCCCAAAAACAAGTTCGTCATACCATAATCCCCTTCACACTTGGGATTTACATGGCATGACCTTGAGCGAAGCCTATCAAAGAACTATTGAACAAGTGTCAAACAAACATTTTCCCAGTCTAACCTTCATCACTGGCAAAAGTGGATTGATGCAACAGGAATTTTCACATTGGTTGGAGAAGAATCCAGCTGTGCAGCGTGTGGAAAGTTTGCCAGGTGGTGGGGCCTTCCGGGTGTATCTCAAGAAAAAATAAGCAGGTATGGTGTAATAGGAACTCAGTGCGTTGCCAACGCACAGTCGCCGGAGCGTTACCGGCTACCTGCTCCAAACTTCCTTCTGTAAATATCCCAAACTGTTTACAGAAAGGACAAAAAAATGGAAATAGTTGTAACGCGTCAACCCTCAGCCAATGGCTGCACAATTGGCACCATGAACATTGACGGAGCATTTGAATGCTACACTCTAGAGGATGTGGTTCGTCCCAACGGAGAAAAAGTCTATGGCCAAACTGCTATCCCTGAGGGTCGCTATCAAATCAAGCTGACCATGAGCAACAGATTCAAGATTGTGTTGCCACTGTTGGAAAACGTACCAAACTTTGAGGGTGTGAGAATACATCCAGGCAACACAGCAGCTGACACTGATGGATGCATATTGGTGGGTCAAACCAAAACTAGCAACAGCATTGGATCAAGCCGAGTGGCTTTTGACAAGTTGTTTTCACGATTGCAGGCCCACAAGGGAGAAATTTGGCTCACTGTAAAATAAGTTGGTTGCACGACTCCTTTTGTTTGTTTAGACTTCAACTCTGAACTTACAAAAGGAGAAGTTTTTTGTTCAATTTACAAGCTATTGATCGAAGTTTGTTGTGGAAGCTGGTGTGTTTCCACACATTTGTAATTGCTCTCAGCAATTATCTAGTGACAATCAAATTTTCAATGTTTGGATTGCCGCTAACCTGGGCTGCATTTACTTTCCCACTTATTGTGGTGGCAACTGACTTAACTGTGCGGTTGGTTAACAAAGAAAATGCACGAGCTATTGTTAGTGCAGCTTTTGTGCCAGCAATTATTGCCAGCATTGCTGTTGTGTATCTCAGCGGTGCTCCCTCAAGTGTGGCTTGGCGTATTGGCCTTGCATCTGGTGTTGCTTACCTCTTCAGTAACCTTATGGACGTGTTTGTGTTTCAAAAGGTGAGAGAGCGACTTCAAATGTGGTTTTGGGCACCTGCCATCTCAGCTGTGTTTGCCAACATTGTAGACACCTTTGTGTTCTTTGCTGTAGCCTTTTACAACAGTGCTAACGCCTATATGGCAGCCAACTGGCACATTCTTGCATTGAATCAAACTGGAGCCAAGGTGCTGGTATCAGCAGCAGTGATTCTGCCCATTTATGGTGTGCTGTTGGCTTGGTTGCAAACCCGAGTTGAACGAGACATTATGGGGCCAACAGGCTCATAAAAGGTTTTCGTCCTGTAGCTCAACTGAATAGAGCATTTGAATCCTAGTCAAAAGGTTGCGAGTTTGAATCTCGCCAGGACGTTGACACAAACGGAAACTGTGTAATAATAGTATAGATATCCATTGCAGGAAGGAATTTAAATACCTTTGATGCACAGACGCCAGTAACCTGCGTTTGTGAGGGCAAGCTGGGATTTTGAGCTTGTCCTGTGAGAGTGATCAAATTGTTCTCTCTCCAAAATCAAAATCGAGATTGACAAAAATGTCAACTTCGTATTTTGGCGTGAAAGTCTTGTGCTTTCATGCAAAAGTTGTCTCTGTCATTTTGACTGCGGCAATCCAAGAAAAGAAGGAGCATTGCTTTGAAAACTATCTTATGGCTAGCCTTTGCAGGGCTGCTGTTGATCATCAAGCCAGTAACCGCACAAACATACGGTTTCAACAGTTATACAGCACAACTTACAAGTGTTCAGCCTTTGACAGCTGATCCCAATAGTGTCAAGGAAATCATTTGCATGAGCCTCAACATTTACCATGAGGCCCGGGGCACAAGCCTTGCCAATCAAATTGGCGTTGCACATGTAACCAGAAACCGGCACAAACAAAAGAAAATGAGCATTTGTGACGTAGTGTTTGAAAGAAAAGGGGCGTCAGCTCAATTTTCCTGGAGCAACAAACCAGGTGCCAAACAAAAGCGTCTTGAGATTGAAAGTTGGGACCGGGCACAAGAAATTGCCTACAGCGTTCTCTACACCAAAACTCACGACATCACAAAAGGTGCAACGTATTTTCACGAAAAAACCATACGTCCTGTTTGGGCTTCACGAGCTCGGGAAAAAACAGCCATTGGTGCACATGTTTTTATTCGACTGGAAGAAGTTGCTGAGGCTCGGCCAGTAACGTTGCCGTAAGCAACGCTACTGGTCTTACCATCTTGCATTATCCTCAAATCCAGCATCTTCTAGTTCTTTTTGACAATCAAACATGGCACGTTTGCCTTGTCCTGCGTATTTGTTCAAGATTGTTTCAACAGTCGTGTGATTCATTGCTGACCGCAACGAGATACTTTTGGCTGCCAAACAACGGAGCAGTGGAAGAGTAGGCGTGTAAGGTATAGCCAAGTAATTGAGCTCTGAAGGCATACCTTGGAGTGAGGTTAATGGGTTGAGGTGACAACTAAAAAGATCACCAACACTGCTGGGAGCACCTTCCAGTGAAGTCAGTTGGTTGTTGAAGCATACGAAACTTCCAACCACATTCTTGGGTGCAGCTTTAAGTGAAATAAGTTGGTTACTTGAGCCTAAGAAACTTCCACCAACACTCTCTGGCGCCCCGTCCAGTGTGGTTAGTTGGTTGTAATCGCACTGGAAGTGTCCAAGAACACTCTTGAAACGCACAGGGAACTGGGGTAATTGTCTTTTAAGTATAACATTACCCTGGCAAGTGATCAACCCCTCAGGATCTATTGTGACTTGGCCTGTTGTTTTGAAATTAGCTTTCAACAAAGCCATTACTTCTTTTTTGTCTACCATCTTGCATTCCCTTCAAATCCAGCATCTTCCAGTTCTTTTTGGCAGTCAAACATGGCACGTTTGCCTTGACCCATATACTTTTGCAGAATAGCCCGCACCTCGTGTGGCCATCCCATACCCGACCACAGTTTTTTAGCATTTAAACAACGCAAGAGCGGCAGAGTGGGGCTGTAGTCAATCCATAAAACCCTTACTTCAGTAGGCATTCCTTCAAGTGACTCTAGCTGATTACCCCATGCTCTCAACTCGCCAGTGATGGTTTTTGGTGCACCGTGTAGTGAGACTAGTTTGTTTTCCATGCAAAACAAATCATGCACTTTCTCAGGAACATGTTCCAGTGATGAGAGTTGATTTGTCATACAAGAGAAATTGGCACCAACTGATTTGGGACAGTGTTCAAGGCTTTCTATGTTGTTATTATCGCATTTGAAATCTCCGCCCACATGTTGAGGCGAACCCAACAAACTGGTGAGTTGGTTGTGGCCACACTTGAAATCTCTACCTACCCAAGAGGGTGCGCCTTCTAGACTCACCAGATCGGTATGCTGTACAGCAAAATCGTAGCGTATTTTTCCAAACCTTACCCGCAAGGTTTTTATACCTGGCTTACCATCAAGGTAAGATTTCTCCTTGCTCTTGACACTGCCTGTGCAGGATATCAATCCTGTGTTGGGATCAACAGAGAGTTTACCTGTGTGAGAGTAATATTTGTCAAAAGTTTTTTTGATCCCGGCTAGATCTACCATCGTGCATTTCCTTCAAATCCAGAGTCTTCCAAATCTTTTTGGCAGTCAAACATGGCAGCTTTGCCTTGACCTGCATATTTGTTCATGATTTCTTGAACCTTCTGGGGTGGCTCCGATTCATCAACCCTATGCATGAATACAATTTTTTTGGCAACCAATGCACGTAGCAAAGGCAAAGTGGGCGAATATTGTAACACTAGTCGCCCTAAACCTTCTTGCGGTATGCCTTCAAGACTTTCAAGTGGATTGCCCACACAACTCAAAGATCCAAGAACTTTTTTGGGTGCACCTTGCAAGCTCTTGAGCTGGTTGAACCCACATAAGTAGTGTTCGCCAACAGCATCAGGACCGCCTTCAAGAGTTTGTAAATTGTTCTCAGTACAACGAAATTCATTGTAGACATATTTGGGAGATCCTTGAAGGCTTGTGAGCCCCATGCCCCCCACATCAAATCCTTCCACTTCATAAAAGCCAACTGGCAACTTCTTAACATGCAACATAAGCGTTACGTAACCTTTTGTGCTTATTGTTCCATCAGAATTGATTACAATGCTTTCATTACATTGAAAATAATCATCAAAAGTTTTTTTGATGTTATCAACGTCTACCATTTTGCATGATCCTCAAATCCAGCGTCTTCCAAATCTTTTTGGCAATCAAACATGGCACGTTTGCCTTGGCCAGCATATTTGTTCAAAATTGTCTGCACTTTTCCCTTCTCCACAGTGTGAGTGTCGTCAGCAGGCTCTAAAAATATATGCCTTGCTGCCAAGGTACGTAAGAGAGGCAAATGTGGTAGATACGGTAACCAAGCTGCATTTTCCACTTTCAACGGAAATCCATCCAAGCTTTTCAACGGATTACCAATGCAATTGAAATTATTGGGTATCTGGACAGGTGCCCCCTTCAAATCAACAAGTTGATTATGGTCACAGTAGTAGTTCCAACCTACAATTTCTGGCCCCCCACTAAGGCTTTTGAGCATGTTACGTGAACAGTCAAAACTCACGCCCACTTCAGGGGGACAGCCTTCCAAGGTTACTAGTGCGTTCTCATCTAACGATAGATTTTCAGTTACAGCTTTGAAGGCAACTGGCAGTTTTTCAAAACGTGTATAGTGGAGATTCAACAATTGAATATCGCCATTTACTGTTACCAGTCCATCTGATGAAACTTTTGCACTGTTGTAGTCAAAGCTGAAATGGTCTTTCAATAACTGCAAGATTTCTCGTTTGTTTACCATCTGGCGTTGTCCTCAAATCCGGCATCTTCCAATTCTTTTTGACAATCAAACATAACACGTTTTCCTTGCCCCAAATATTTTTCCAAAATGTATAACACCTTCCAGGCATCGCTGCCCTCGCTTTGATACGGCCAAAAAATAATCTCTGGTGCCACCAATGTGCGCAACAAAGGCAGCTGAGTATCATAAGTGATATACAAACTATCTCCAATTTTTTGAGGAAAGCCCTGCAAGCTCTCTAGAGGATTGGCTGAACAATTGAACACACTGGGGATTTCTCTAGGTGCCCCTTCCAAATCCTTCAATTGATTTTTACTGCAATTATAACTGCCGCCAAATGTGGGTGTTTGTGTCGTGCCTATTGTTTTGGGTCCAAACTTCAAACTTTTGAGTTCATTATTGTCACACTCAAAATTCTTACCAACAGTTTCTGGACAACCCTCTAGTGTCTTGAGTTGGTTGATGCTGAGCATCATACTGCCTTCAATGTGAGAAAATTTCACCGGTAGTTCTTGAAAAGAACTGTGAAATTTGTTGTATAACACAACGTCTCCCATGACACTGACTTTGCCAGCTGGATCAACAATGGGGTCCCCATCTACCATGAAATGTTGAGTTAGCGTGTTCAACACATGCTGTTTGACGTCTACCATCTTGCATTTCCTTCAAAGCCCGCATCTTCCAGTTCTTTTTGGCAATCAAACAGGGCACGTTTGCCTTGTCCTGCGTATTTGTAAAATATTCCTTCAATTGTTAGAAGTTTGCTTTGCATAACATTGTGGGCATACAGCATTAGGCCCTGTTGGCAGTTCAAAGCTCGAAGCAAGGGCAATTTATTGTGATAATTTATGCTCAAGTGTTGGCCTACTCGTTGGGGAAACCCAGCAAGACTCAACACTGGAACCTCTTGTCTAAATCCCACACGACCTGAAACCTCAAGGGGCCCACCTGTCATGTCTTTCAAAGGATTTTTGTTGGCAGTGAATCTGCCTCCCACAATCTGCGGACAACCTTCAAGACTGGAGAGTCCACATCTGTCTAAAATCAAACTGGCATGGCAAACGCCAAATTTTACAGGCAGTTTTCCATTGGGAAACGGTCCTTGTATGGCCAAGAGCACACCATATCCTGGTGTGATCTCCTGCACATTTACTATACCACTATCTTCAATTTGAAAGCGCACCCGGTTGTCTGCCTCACCATTACGAAAATAAGTGTTCAACATGTGCTGAACTTCTTGTTTGTCTACCATCTTGCATTTCCTTCAAATCCAGCATCCTCTAGATCTTTTTGACATTCAAACAGGGCACGCTTGCCCTGTCCTTTGTATTTTTCAATTATTTCTTCAATGGGATTAGTGTTAAAGGATGATGAGCTCAATATTACACCATCTTGGCAAGCTAACGTGCGCAGCAGCGGCAACTTGTCATGGTAAGGCAGTTTAGCATAGTCACCCACCCTATCAGGAAAACCATCCAAACTCTCTAATAGGTTTTTCTGCATCCCAAGCCAAAACCTACCTGTGACTTCTTTGGGCCCACCCTTGAAATTTTTCAATTGATTGCCAAGTGCAACAAAATTGCCTTGGATTACAGGGGGACAACCAACCAAGTCCACGATTTGATTCCGGTCCAATTTTAAGCTGGCTTTGAACAAGCCAAATCTCACAGGCAACTGACCTCCAGGGAAGGGTTTGTCCTTAATAGTGCGGAGATGGCCGCGACCAGGAGTCAGCTCAAGCACATTAACCAAGCCCTCAGGACCTATGTCAAATTTCACAGCGTCATTTGGCTCAAAGAAAAAATACTCTGCCAACAGTTCCAAAATTTCCCTTTTGTCTACCATTTGGCGTTCCTTTCAAATCCTGCGTCTTCCAATTCTTTTTGACAGTCAAACAGGGCTCGTTTGCCCTGGCCTGCGTATTTTTTCAAGATGGTTTCCACTTGAATATACTTGCCCCACAGCACAGGCCAAAAATTGACCTTCTGGGCTACCAAAAGCCGTAACAAGGGCAAATCGGATTTGTAACTGACTTCAATCAAATCAGGAGTTTGGGAGCCTAACCCCTCAAGATTTTCCAAGGGATTGTGATCAAAAATAAACTGCTTGGAAATATTCAAAGAGGCACCTTTGAGTGTTGTGAGCTTGTTGTTGGTTGCCCAAAAATATTCCACGGTCTGTGGTGCGTCTTGAAGATCAGTCAAGAGATTTTTACTGACATCAAACATACCACCTATTTGCAGGGGAGCACCTCGCAAACTCACTAAATTGTTGTTGTATGCAATGTATTCTTGTGTAAAGTCTCGTGGACTTCCCAACAAATCTGAGAGTTTATTATTCTGGCAAGAATATTGTCCTTTTACTGTTTTTGGGCCACCAACCAAGCTGATCAACTGGTTTTCACTGCAATCAAATGTGTCCAAGACAGTGTGAGGACAGCCTTCAAGTGTTTCCAACTTGTTCCTGTGACAGAGAAAATTGCCTTCCACCACTCCAAATCTCACAGGCAATCGAGAGGTCTCTTTGCTCAACAAAATTGATCCATGAGCATCTACAACACCTGTATCATGTATAGTGAAAAGGGTACTTTCCCAACCAAAGTATTCATTCAGTAACTGACGAACAGTTGTTTTGTCTTGTGGGAATTCCTGGTTTACCATCGTGCATTTTCCTCAAAACCCGCATCTTCCAATTCTTTTTGGCAGTCAAACAAAGCACGTTTGCCTTTGCCTGCATAACTGTTCAAAATTTTATGTAACTGCTGGAATTTTCCTTCGTTTCCTCGCTTATATTGCATAGGCACAATAAGGTCCACATGCAAGGCTCCTAATGTTCTCAACAGTGGTATTGTGGGACTATACGTCAATGTTACCCAAGCAATGCTCTTGGGCAAGTGGTCAAGTGACTCCAGTGGGTTGTCTTGAATCTCCAGATTGTCAGATACTGTGTCCGGCAAACCTTGTAGAGAAGTCAACTTGTTGCTATTGAGAAGGATACTGCCACTGACCCAATGCGGAAAACTGGTTAACTTTGATAGCAAGTTGAAGCTGGCGTCGAAATCTCCTTCAATCTCAAATGGGCATCCTTCCAAGGTTCTTAGATTCTTGTTGTTGCAGGTGAAGGTACCATGCACCTTACTGAAACGCAAAGGTAACTGAGATTGAGGCCGCGTTAGGTGTAAGTCACCAGCCACAACAATCTTACCATCTTGATCAAACATCCAACCAGCTGGATATAAGGCATTGCTCTCTATCTTGAAGTTCTGGCTCAAGATGGTTTTGGTTTGTTCATATTCCACATCACTTACCATCTTGCATGCAGTCCTACGCCAGAGTCTTCCAACTCTTTTTGGCAGGCAAACAAAGCACGTTTGCCACTCTCTGAATCAACATTGTAGGTGCCAAAAACATTGAACCAGCTCTCAAAATCTTCAATGGGCTGAGGCATTATTTGCCCAACTCATTCAAGGTGTCCACATCCACAAAAGTTTTGTCTGTGCCTGAGGTCATTATACAAGTGAGGCTCTCACTTTGTCCAGGCACGCTGAGAGTATTTGTTACTAAGATTTCTTTTTGAGGGTTGATCCATACTGACACCATCTGGGTTTGAAACTGACTTACAATAACAGGCTGGTAATTTTCCTTCTTAAACATAGCAAAAGCTTGGCTTGTGGTTGTGCAAAGTTTTTTGCTGTCAACAGGGGTCCAAGCTTGGGCACATGATATGGTTAGCAGAGAAAAAGCTAGAGACAAAATGGGGAGACGCATCAGAAAGTCCTTGAGGTTTTTCCTATTTATCAAAGGTTGACGGTGGCGAAAAAACCGCGTATAACAATGATGTTGAAGCGCACTACACGGTGTGTGGCAAACAAAAGGAGACTATATACTACTGGATGCCCTGGTGGCGGAACGGTCTACGCGGATGACTCAAAATCATCTCCTCTTACGAGGTTGGGAGTTCGAATCTCCCCTAGGGCACCAAAATTTTGGAAGTGACTTTGATGGGGAGTAGCTCAATTGGTGGAGCATCCGACTTTGAATCGGAAGGCCGTGGGATCGTACCCCACCTCCCCTACCAACTTTTAAGACTTGTACCATGTGGCCCTGTATCCCAATTGGCAGAGGAGACAGACTTAAAATCTGTTAGTTGAGGGTTCGAATCCCTCTGGGGCCATATTCCCTTATAGGATAGGTTCTCCGGTTCGGAGATTATATTTTTCAATTATTTTCCCTGTTATTGTGTATGTCTTGGAACACCAGCTATAATTCCTATATGACATACCTAGATATACAACAACATCACAAGCCAAATCATAAACATCCTTTCAAGAATCTGCTGTTCACCTGGTTCAATGAAGTCTACTCCCGGGAGCTCACAGCTAAGGAATATTATCTCCAAATCCCAGGCATGAGTGGAAAAAAGTATCGCTATCTCATGAACAAAATTTCCAGCAGCTTGGAGGAAGCTCGCTACTTGGAAATAGGCAGTTGGAAAGGCAGCACACTTTGCAGCGTGTTGAGCAACAATAGGGTGCAAGCCACAGCCATTGACAATTGGAGTCAGTTTGATGGCCCCAGGGATGAATTTTTTGCCAATGTAGACAAGACAATCCAGCTGGGAACCCAACTCACAGTGTTGGAAAAGGATTTTCGTTCAATTGACTATAGCACTCTAGGCAAGTTCAACATGTATTTGTTTGATGGTCCACACACTGCACAAGATCAATATGATGGCTTGATGATGGCCCAACCCGCTCTAGATCCTGATTATCTTCTTGTGGTAGATGATTGGAACTGGCCGCCTGCTAGAGAAGGAACACATCGAGCCTTGAGAGAATTGGGGGCTGAGGTCAGCTATATCACAATTATGACCACACCAGATGGCAGTCATCCCAACAATCATAGTGAAAACAGTGATTGGCACAATGGGTATTTTCTTGCTGCGGTTTCCAAGAAAGCTTGACAGTGTTGATATGATAGTGTAATATAGATGTGTAAGCGGCGTTAGCTCAGGGGTTAGAGCACAAGTCTTCCAAACTTGAGGCGAATAGGTTCCATCGGTTCGAATCCGATACGCCGCTCCATTTAAACTTACTAACAGTTTTTGAGACGCATACTATCGTGTTTGTTTTTGATTGTGTTAAACTTAAAATTACTACAAACATTCGTAGTTGACGTTGCAGAAAAGATCAATATAGTAAAACTACAAGTTAAGGATCCGTGGTCTAATTGGATAAGGCAAGAGCCTTCCGGTCCCGCAGGTAGCATTCAAGGTTCGAATCCTTGGGGACCGCTCCTAAGCTCTTCGATGGGGGTTCGAATCCCTCCGGGTCCGCCACTTACTACACTCTTATAAAAGAACCCAACCTAATGCAACCACTCACCCCCGATCAAACCCAACGCATAAAAGAATTATGGCATCAAGCCGAAGGAATTGTGATCTTGGCTGGTGCCGGCATGAGTGTAGACAGTGGCTTGCCAGATTTTCGAGGCGCCACAGGCTTGTGGACCGAGGCCAAAGAAAACTTTCTCAAGAAAGCTACAGCCAAAAGTTTTGACACCAATCCCCTTGAGGCTTGGAACTTTTACGTTGGCCGCATGATTAAATATCAAGACACTGTCCCACATGAGGGTTACAAGATCCTCCTGGATCTCCTACAATCACACAACAAAAAAAGTTTTGTAGTAACCAGTAATGTTGATGGCCATTTTTTGAAAGCTGGTTATGACCCACAATATCTCTATGAGATACATGGCAATCTGCGAAAAATTCAGTGCACTCAACCCTGTTGCCGAAACTTACCCTCTATGCCAAAATTTTCTTCCCTGCTCACCTCAGAACAGGAAATCCCCAAATGCCCCTACTGCAACAAGAATGCTCGACCAAATGTGCTGATGTTCAACGACCCAGGGATTGTTTGGACACAAATTGATCAAGGTCAAGAAAATTTTCGGAATTGGGCAGCATCAAAGATGGAGGTTTTGGGTATTGAAATTGGTGCAGGAACTGGAATCCCCAGCATTAGGATCTTTGGTCAAGAACGCACCACTAACTTGATTCGCATCAATCCACATGAGTTTGAAACTTCACGTACAAGTGATTTAGGAATCTCTGCCGGTGGGTTAGAAGGGATACGGGCCCTAGAGAGGGCTGTGGGCTAGCCTTACGCCCTCGCTATCTCTTGCTGATGTTGCATATGGTTATTTAAAGAATCTCCTAGAGATATAAATAATTTAAAATCTTAAGGAATACTCTATGAGCGACGACATCAAAAAATACAGAGCCATTGTGGAACAATCACACGCTAATGTATCAGGCAAAAAGAGGTTGACAGAAAATACCCAATCAACAGCACAAATGATTCTAGAGAGCCTACAAGGACAAAAGGTCAGCAAGGACCAATTGTTTGGCGCGCTAATCAACAATCCTCGCATTCGCTCTAGTTCTGCTGCTGTGCGTGTGTTGCAGGAAATGAAGGCTGGTCTCAAAAAGTCTGTGTGAAACACAACTGATTATAGTCAATAATTTAGTCCTGACCTGGAAACTCTGGGTCAGGACTTTCTTTGGTTAAATACTCGACCTAGGAGACGTAGAGAATGCAACTGGATCAAGTATTAGCACAAGAAAATCAAAACCTTACAGAGGCATTGGGCAAGTGGGGCACGCTGGGGGCACTGGGCTTGAGTGCAGCTTTGGGTGCCTATGGTGGCTCTGCTCAAGGAAGTGCATTAGCCAAAAGCCTTTTGGGCAAAAGTGCACCTGGCCAAGAGCGAGTGGTTTCTCCATCAATTCCTCCACTGGCTGTGCCACCAACAGCATCCACACCACAAACCGTTGCGCCCAAGCCCGCAACCGACCTTCCCCTACCCCCAATTCCGCCAAAAGTTGTGCCAACAGTGAAACCCAGTGGCAAAGATGTGCATCCCAATTTTCCGCCAGCCCTACAATCTCAGCCTACAGCAGCTCCTGGCGACAAAATCAACAGCTTTGTACAAAACTTGTTGCCTAGTATTCGTGAGATAAATCAAGAAATATTACGTGACAGGACGACGTTGAAATCTATTATGCAGAGGCAAAGTCTCACACCAGCACAACAAACATGGCTGGAAGACAAGATGACCCGTTACAGAGCTAGTAATGTTCGTGAGCTGTTGCAAAAGATGGATGTGATTCCTCCCAGCTTGGTATTGAGCCAAGCAGGCTTGGAAAGCGGCTGGGGAACATCAGACATTGCCCGCCAATTCAATGCCTTTTTTGGTCAAAAAACTTGGGGAGACAAAAATGCTGTTATTGCACCTGGTGGTGAACGCTATCAAACCTTTGACAATCCCGCCCAAAGCATACGAAGTTACATTCAAAATTTGAACAGTCATCCTGCTTATCAAAGTTTGCGACAAACTCGAGCACAGCTTAGGAAAGCCAACAAGCCCTTGACAGGCGATGTATTGGCTACTGGGTTGGAAAAATACAGCACCAAGGGCAAGGATTATGTACGCCAAGTTCAAGGCATGATCCGGGGCAGACAGTGGACAGATTTGGATAAAAATCACTAGTATTGTATACTCCAACTAAAAATTTGGAGAACTAGAGTTGAGTTACAAAGGTAAAATTGTTATTTTGGGATTTGGCAGCATTGGCAGTGGACTTTTACCATTGTTGCTCAAACATTTTCAGCCGGAAAAGATTTTAGTTATTGGTGCTGATGACCGAAACATCAACATCTCCGCCAAATACAGTGTGGCTCACATTATTGAGCCAGTGCTTCCTGGTAATTATCAAAGTGTGCTGGCTCGCTATACTCAACCGGGTGATTTTTTGGTCAATCTCAGTGTAAATGTGAGTAGCAAGGCCCTAGTTGAGTGGTGCCAACTGAACCAAGTTCTCTACCAAGACACTTGTATTGAGCCCTGGGAAGGTTTTTATACTGACACAAGCCTTCCAGTAGAGCGTAGGAGCAATTATGCACTACGCCAAGAGATGTTGGACTACAGAGCCAACCTGCCCAACGGAAACAAAGGCCCTACAGCCATTATGGCACACGGTGCCAATCCAGGCCTAGTGAATCATTTTGTGAAGCGTGCGCTTTTGAACATTGCATACAAACTGGGAAGCAACCTAAACCCAAAAACACGAGCTGATTGGACCACTCTCTCCCAAACACTGGGCTTGAAAGTGATCCACATTGCTGAACGCGATACTCAAACTCCCAAGAGTCCAAAAGCTCGCGGCGAGTTTGTGAACACCTGGAGTGTGGATGGCTTTGTGAGTGAGGGCTTGCAACCCAGTGAGTTGGGCTGGGGAACTCATGAGAAAAGTTTACCCCAGGATGCCCAACGTTTCAGCTTTGGTTGTCAGTCTGCGATCTACTTGAACCGACCAGGTTGTGTTACCAAGGTACGGAGTTGGACACCTGGCGAAGGGGCGTATCAAGGTTGGTTGGTAACACACAATGAAAGCATCAGCATCTCTGACTACTTCAGCAACAGTGAGTATCGTCCCACAGTGCATTACGCATATCATCCCTGTGACTCAGCAGTAATGAGCATGCACGAGCTGGCTGGCAAAAACTACACTCAACAAACCTCTCAAAGACTCATTGTGGATGAAGTAGAAAGTGGGGTAGATGAGCTGGGGGTGTTGCTCATGGGAACATTTGGGGCCTATTGGTATGGCAGCCATCTCAGCATTCAAGAGGCAAGGAAACTGGCTCCCCACAACAATGCCACAAGCTTGCAAGTGGTGGCACCAGTGCTGGCAGGAATTTTGTGGGCCATTGAGCATCCCAATGAGGGCATCCTGGAAGCTGATGAGCTGCCTTTCCAAGAGATTACCAAGGTCACTGATCCCTATATGGGAAATTTGGTTGGCGCCTACACAAACTGGACTCCACTGGAGGATCGCGGACTTTTGTTTCCGGAAGAGGTTGACTCAAGTGATCCTTGGCAGTTCCTAAACTTTAGAGTCAGTTGACAGACAGCCAATGCATGTTATGCTCTATTATTAGAGGAGTAGCAGATGCATTGGATTATTCAGGACAACCTGCTCAATGAGCGCAACTATAGCAGCCTTCTGGAAGCTCTAGTTCGTCTTCAAATCCCTCATGACATTGTCAAGGTGATTCCGTTCACAAGTGGGTTGCCATGGGAAGAGCGAATTACTCCCCTGGTAGACCCTCAAGGACACGTGATGGTGAGTGGGAGCATCAGCCTGGCTACACTGGCTACTGATCGTGGTTGGACCCCAGGCAGCTTTCACAATGAGAACCATGACTTTCAAGTGTGGCGTGAACACATGAAAGGTCATCTCCTCAATGAGGAGGCAGTGGTGTGCAAGTTTGGTGATGTGCCCCATTTGTGGGATCGCTTTTTTATCCGACCCACAGAAGACACCAAGAGCTTCAACGGGCAGATAATAGACTGGCAGGCGTTCCTATCTTGGCAACGTAAGGTGATTGGATTGCGTGAGACCTATACTACTCTTGATGAGAACACTCCAGTTGTGGTGAGTGAACTCAAACAGATATATCGGGAGGCCCGATTTTTTGTAGTAGATGGAGAAGTCATCACAGGCAGCACCTACAAGATTGGAAGCCGCGTTTGTCCAACAGCAGAAGTGCCACCCACAATGTGGGAATATGCTCAACGCATGGCTGGAAAGTGGGGACCAGCTCGAGCCTATGTGATTGACCTGGCTCTTACTGACGATGCTGATGATGGATACAACAAGATTATTGAATACAACTGCTGCAATTGTGCAGGGTTTTATGAGATTGATGTGCAGAAATGGATTATGGCCATTGAAAACATGGAGTTTTAGGTGTTCAAGTTGCTGGCCAAGTTGCCTCGAGAACTGGGGGTAGCGTGTAGCGGTGGTGTAGACAGCATGGCGGTGCTGGATTTTTTGCGCCTCCGGCACAACGTCACTGTGTGTTTTTTTCATCATGACACCGAAACAAGTTCAAAAGCGTTGAGCTTTCTCAGCACATACTGTTATGAGAACTCCATTCCCATGCGAGTGGATTTTTTGGTTGATGCGTGCCCCAAAGGGGTTTCAATGGAAGAACATTGGCGCAACAGTCGATATGAGTTTTTGCACAGCATCGAAGGAGTTGTGGTAACAGGGCATCATCTAGATGATTGTGTGGAGACCTATCTCTTCAACTGTTTGCATGGGAAAACACACACCATTCCCATGTGGCGGAACAATGTGGTGCGACCCTTTCTCACCACACCCAAGAGTGTGTTTGAAAGTTGGTGTGTGAGACATGAGGTGCCTTGGGTTGAGGATGAGAGCAATAAAGATTTGAAGTATATGCGGAATCACATTCGTCATAAGATTGTACCGGAGGCACTCAAGGTCAATCCAGGCTTGAGGAAGGTGGTCAAGCGGCTGGTTCTTCAAAGCATGCAAACAGAAAATAGTTGACAGACTGCGATTTAGCGCATATTATATGAGCAGTTGATAAGGACGCATAGCTCAATTGGTTAGAGTCGGCCGCTCATAACGGTCTTGTTCCAGGTTCGAGCCCTGGTGTGTCCAGTAACCCCCTAACATTTTGACCTCCGTCTCCTGCACCATTATAATCAGCCTATGCAGCCTCCATTTGAATTCAAGGTGACTGATGTAGTCACCGCACAAACACTTATTAAAAACCAATGGCCAACAAAAATCATCACTCTCTTGGGGCAAGAATATCCCAATGGTGTGCCCAGCGAGGGAAGTCATCATCTCACTGTCTCTGTTGATGACATCACCTATCCTGCTCCTGGCTGGAACACACCTTCAACATTCCATGTTGATACTATTTTGAAATTCTCAAAAGGTTTTGAGCCAACTGATCGAGTGTTGTTTCATTGTTTCGCCGGAATAAGCAGAAGCACTGCAACAGCAATTGGGGTATTATGCCAACATCAAATCTCTCCAACTGATGCAGTTGTGTTGGTTGAACAAGCTACCGCAGGGTTAGATCCAAATGAACTGATTCTATTTCACTTTGACAGCCTGTTGGGATTGAAGTTGGGTTTGATGGACAGTTATCGGAGCTGGAGTGTGACTCAAAACGGAAGGCTGGTGAATCGCATGCCACGAAACTTCTCAGCTGAGCTTGAGCGCAATGCTCGAGAGTATTACTCTCAAATGAGTCAGCGCAAGAGCATCAAAAATATGGATCTGTTATAACCCAAACCGTTCCGCGTCGCATGATGTTGAGGGGATGCAGGTCCAGTCTAGGACCAATCTTTTTCAATTGGCGTGTCATCAGCTGAACCACTTCCTCTGCATCTCTGCTGAGAGATGAACACTCAATAACGTCTTTGTCTATGTTTGTCCAATATAATGTTTGGCCAAGATTAGCATACAGTTGTTTGGCCACACAAAATGCCTCAGGCATTTCAATTTTTATATCAAATTCAGTCACTCGGGCTAGTTTTTCCATTCTCACATAACTGAAAAGCGTGCCAGGAATCTTTCTCTGCTCTCTACTGAATTTGGGAAAATGTGGGTTTTGAGGCACTCTTTGCGCCAAATCCACAAACTTGGTGTAGAGGCTCCCTGTGGGGTAGATTTTCAGCACATAAAGCTTGCTGGGATGCTCGGCCACAGCCGCCTCACTTCCTCTACCCAACACAGTCCAGCCACGCTCTCGCAACAGGTTTGACAGTTCTGTTCCAAACCCATAATTCAATTTGCCAATGGCTTTGAGCTCACGCTTCAGTTGTAGTTCAGCTAATTGCATATGATATTTACTGATTTGTGATGAAAATTCTGTTTAAATAAACTAGCTGCTTTATTTTGGGAGACAGAGTTTGATCGTTGTGCTCAACACGCCACACAGTCCATTAGCCGAGCTCATCCTGGGAGATCCTGTTCGACCTCATATTCCAATTGAAACTCGATTCACCAATGGCGAAGTTTGGATGCTGTGCAATGAGCAAGATGATGTTGCGGCTGTGTTGTGTGTAAGTTGGCAGGATTTTGTGCCCGAGAGTGAAAGTGAGTTGTTCCAATGCAGTGGAGTGAGCCCAAGTGTGGCTGTGTTTTACACGGTGTGGAGTCTCTCACCAGGCGCCGGGCAAAAGATGATCCAGGAAGCGCAAAAACGTTTGAAACACGCTTATCCACATATTCAGCGTGCAGTAACACTCAGTCCGCCCACAGCTATGGCACGCAAGTTTCATCTCCGGAATGGGGCATTTGAATTGCAAGTAAATTCCACAACTGTGAATTTTGAATACGCCCTCTCTTGACGTTGTGTTTCGAGTCTGCTATACAATGTCTAGTACGGCCCCATAAGACAAAGGTAGTCAGCTGGACTCTAAATCCAGTGGTGTGAGTTCAAATCTCACTGGTGCCACCAAAAGTTTACAAAAAGGTTTTCAAACAAAATAATGACCTAGGTTTCACACAAGTTTGAACTTTTCTTTGACCCGCAAGCGGCCTCTGTGCCCTTGCGGGTTTCTTCATATCAACTCAACAAGAAGGAACAAAAACATGACTGAGATTTTCTGCGAAGAAATTGTCTTCCATTTTAACAAAAAGAACTTGGAAGATCCCGCTGTACCAATGTGGACCTTGAAAACCAAGGGCCAGTCACTATATGTGAGCCACGTTAGTTGCGAGTGTCCTTGGACCACCAAGGAAACACCTGATAACCAATCTACTAAAGGATCAATAAAAGTTAAGAACGCACTACTAATCATCAATGATTTCAATGAGGCAACCTTGCGACCAGCGACCTCAGCGGACAAGGCACGTTTGAAAGGAGAATGCCTGGTTAGAGTGGGCTGGTTGGGATTGGACCACAATGTGATGAAGGAGTTTTTGCAGAAGAATGAAATTGCTACCACCGAATGGAAAAATCTCCTTGGAGGATGTGGCAGCAGCTATTGGATAACTGATGTGTTGAGCAATAGTGATGTAGTGCAGATGGAATTGGCACTTTGGGGAAAATTCAGAAGGCTACAGCCCAACGAGCCATTGTATAGAGGTTATGATAGCGCAGGGAATGAATGGATTGACGATGATGACGAGGGCGGTTAACTCATCCAAGCCAGCATGAACGCTGTTTTCAACTCATTGTTAGGAAAGTATATCAAAAAGTTGCCAGTGGGGGTTTTGATAGCCTTAGCCTCATAGAGGTCAAACAACCAATCGTGTGCGTCGTTCCAACTGACAAATCCCTGCGAGCGCCAGAGAAGGGGCCACCAAAGGCTGTTGCGAGTCACTAATACTGAGTCTGTCATTCACTTGCCCACGAGAGTTGAAATTGAACTTTGGTATCAGCATCAGGAAAACACAAGATCAACACATCCGAATGCTCTACCATAGCCACACCGTATTTTTCCTGCAGAAAATTTCTCAAGCCTTCATACGTGCTGGCGTCAACAGTGGCAATAAAGTCTCGCCACCAATTGCTGCGCGGCACAACAAAAAGACAACACGCATGAGTCATAGGTAGGCTAGCACTCATAGAGTGTGCGATTCTTGGAGAGTGATGGGTTCAAAAGATTCACATTCTGTTGCTTAAATAGAGTATGCTAATACGTGAACTTTTGAGTGAAGTCAAGCGGCCTCTAACCGTAGTTGACCTTCGATATGAAGAACCCGCTGACCCCAAGAAAGTGCTAAAGCACTGGGGGAGTGAGCCCAAAGAGTATATTCATCCTCAAGATGGATATTTTTGGCACTGGAGTGAAGGCAAACTTTTGCTACACAGTGAGAGAAATGAGCACTACAGTTGGAAAATGACCCAATTGTTGGGCTTGCGCGACTCAACGGAAACAAAGCAGCCTTTGGGAGAACTTTGGAACACCTTAAATGGCAAGGTGGATTTCAATAATCGTACAGTTACCATACTCAAGGAATATACAAATAACACGTCACGCCAAAGAGCCATCAGCAATCTTAAAGAATTACAAGATGCATTCATAGTTTTGATGCGTTATGGTTTAGGTGAAGATTTCAAGGTAGCTGGAGTTCCATCACATGTTGCTAAAACTGTAGGCAAAGTATTGGCCCAAACAGATCCCACTAGTATTGTGCTCAGAGGAGACTCTCCTGTCATGTATCACGGCACAAGTAGTGACAGGTGGGAACAAATACAACAAAAGGGGTTGCAGCCAGGACACACTGGAGAAGCTTATGCGGATCTGCGTCCTGGATATAGTGAACACAATGTTTATTTGGCAACTAATCCCAAAGTAGCAGAGTTTTATGCCAAAAGACAGGCCAAGAAAGATGGCAGTTCGTCAGGTGTAATACTTAAAGTAACAGTGCCTGATCCTGCTAGGTTACTGAGCGATGATGAGTGGATCCCTTCTGGCCAATGGAGCGAGAAAGAACAAAGAGTGATACCGCCTAGCCCCAGTGCTCAATTGCGGCGAGGAGGCAGTCAACAAGCCTTACGCAGCAGTGGGAGGCAGTTGGGCAGTTTTGCATACCGCGGGCGTATTCCCAGTTCAAGAATTGAACTTGTGCGGAATGTGGCTGTGAAAAGTTAGCTGGTTATAGATAAGTCAAAACAAACTGGGTTTTTTCTTCCAAAGAAGGGAATGAGATGGTGATAGACCCGTTCCCAAAATACACTCCTGCTGCATGATCATTCTCCAATTTCAAAAGCAGCATTGATGGCACAATTTTAGCATCACGTGACATTTCATACCATTTGCTCCATGGAATGGAAATAGAGCAGTTCATAGCCAAGTCAGTACAAATTCTGAGTAGTGTTCACTATTCTCAAACTCAATCAAAAATGTGCGCTCGTTAGTGTACTCGAACCTATTAAGTGGTATGCTCATCAACCAGGTATAGACCTTCCCTGAGATCTGCAACCAACGCTGTTCGCTCATCTCAATAGTGTTGCTCATTGTCAACCCAAACTAGGCGAAAGGCTATAGCATCTGATTGATGTTTGAAATAGAAGTTGGCACCAGCACTTCTCCATAGATGCCTAGTGGGGCCAGGATCGCCCAGCGTGCGTAGGCACCACCAATAGGCTCCGTAGACGTCTCTAGTGACTCTTACTAAATGAGGCCTGTGAGGATCAGCTGCTGGCGTGCTCATCACTTTTGTTCCAACACATGTTGCTCATCAAGGCAAGTCTCCCAGAATTGGAGACAGCAAACGTTTCACATCAGCACGTAGGAGTAGCCTTCATCGTTTTTCATACTTCACATATAGCATGCCTTCCGAATTGACGCAAGGTAAATTACCCAGTTGCAGCCCTAGAAAAAATTGTTGACACCAATTTTTTTGGTGCTATATTGCACACATAGCTGAAACAGAAAACGGGAGTTTATTCTCAAATGACTGAAAAGACTTTCACCTATGTGGGCATTGCCACAATGAAAAATCGCACCAAGTTCAAATATGCCAACGGCAGCATTGATGCGCGGGTCAAGAGCATGCAGCGGCTGGGTTTCACAAACATTGAGTTTGTGGGGCTTCCAGGTCCCATGACCAAAGCTGATGCCAAGAATTCAATTGCGGCACAGGAAATGGCTCAACGCCATAACTTTTCCTTGCCCAAGGCACCTGTGAGTCAAGAGGCTGAGGAAACTGAGGCTTAAAAGCCTTTGACATACGTCTCCCTGTGTATAGACTTTGAACTAGCATATACACAGGGAGACACTTATGCTGACGCAAACTGAAAAGGTTTTTAACTATCTTGAGGCTGGTCGCACGCTAACTGCTCCAGAAGCTCGAGCTCGCTTTGGTATTCAAAATCTTCGTGCTCGAGTACATGAGCTGCGTGAAGATGGGGCTAATATTACCACTGTTCCTTATATTCGAAAGAATGGTCAGCGAGCAGTAAAATATCAACTCATTACCCGCGCCACAAAGCGTGTTTCTCGAGCTTGATAGCTAAATAGGCAGTTGCACAAATAGACTGTCTAATTAAATTACAGCTGGTGTCACTTACACTGAACACTGGTTTTTTAAAAATAACTGGGTGGGTTGAGAGTTTTTCTCAACCCACTTTTTTGTTTGACGGGTGGGAAGGATAGTGTATAGTTGATTTATGACAATGCATCTTCTCCCTGCCTTCATCAACACAAATGGCAACACCAAGCGGAAGAAAACACCGCAGCAGGTGAAAGCTCAACAGGAACATGAAAAGTGGCTGAAAAAGAATGGCGTTCACCCTGAACAATTGGCCAGCAAGACTCAAACTAAAAGCCGCAAGCTGAAGCTAGATCTTGTCAAGGACAAGAGCAGTGCTAAATGCAGCAATGGTTTTGCCCCAGGTGGCGCCAAGCGGTCAGTGTTTGATAACGAATGGCAAAATCGTTATGATAATGATCCTGCTATGGCTGAACGCGAGAAGGCGGCACTTCGTGCTGCTCAAGAAAAGAAGAATCGTGTGATGCCCCTTTTCAACAAAGGCGGTCTTCAATATTCAGGCAATCTCAAGATGACAGAGCTGGGTAAGCGTCGTCCATGACGCTCTAGCCTATTATTCTCCACTGAGTGCCGTCATACACTGCTTGAACCCAACCATTGTTCGTATTCAAAGTGTAGGATGGCTGGTTATCAATATTGCCAGCTGCTGGTGTGATCAAGATTGTGTTTGAGCTGGCATCTCCTTTGCCATCTTTTATCAAAACTGATCGGCCAGGAAGGCTTGGTGGAAGAACCACACTACTAGCACTTGCTACAGTTTTATCTATTATCACAATGTCATCATTGCCAGTTAAGGTATAAGGTGAGGCAACTGTTGCGCCGACTGCAAGCACTACTACATTACGCAAACCATATGTTGCAGCACTACCACTGTAGCCACTCCAGCCACTGTAGCCACTTATGGCACTATATCCGCTGAATCCACTGAATCCGCTCAAAGCACTATAGCCACTGAATCCGCTGTGACTGCTATAGCCGCTGAATCCACTTAACCCAATCAAGCCACTGTAACCGCTTGTGCCACTAAACCCAATAGCACCACTGAATCCAGAATAGCCACTACGGCCACTCCACCCGCTTATACCTGAATAACCGCTACGTCCTGAAAGTCCTGAGGCACCTGTGGGACCTGTTTGGCCTGTGGGGCCTGTATGCCCTGTGGGTCCAGTTGCGCCAGTGTTTACAGCCGTACCTGGTACCCCAGTGGGACCTGTTACACCTGTTGGTCCCAGTGGTCCAGTTACTCCTGTGGGGCCCGTTACCCCTGTGGTACCTGTATTACCAGTAGGGCCAAAAGGCCCTGTATCACCCGTTTGTCCTGTGGGCCCTGTGATTCCTTGTTCGCCAGTGGGGCCTGTATCTCCTGTAGCCCCAGTGTTGACCGCTGTACCAGGGACACCGTCTGGACCTGTGGGACCAAATGGGCCTGTATCTCCTGTAGCACCAGTGTTGACTGCTGTTCCTGGAGTACCTTGAACTCCAGTGGGACCAAAAGGTCCAGTGGGACCAGTGTCTCCTGTAGCGCCTGTGTTCACTGCTGTTCCTGGTGTTCCGTCTGGTCCAGTAGGCCCTTGGGGTCCAGTTGCCCCTGTGTTTACAGCAAATCCAGGAATGCCTTGCGGTCCAGGAACGCCAGTGGGCCCTGTTCTTCCAGTAGGGCCTGTTGCTCCTGTGTTAACACTACTACCTGCTACCCCGGTAGGCCCTTGGGGCCCAGTCTTGCCCAACGGTCCTGTTGCACCAGTGTTTACAGCGGTGCCAGGAGTGCCAGTTGGTCCCATAGGTCCTGTTTTGCCTGTTGGACCAGTTGCACCAGTGTTTACAGCAGTGCCAGGACTGCCTGTTGGACCTTGAATGCCTTGCACACCAGTAGAGCCTTTGGCACCTGTTGTGCCTGTTGGACCACTTGGTCCCCCATTAGGTCCTGTTGGGCCTACTGCCCCTGTAAATCCAGTAGCACCAATAAGACCAATAGGCACCCACACAGTGCCATTGAATGTTTCCACCCAACCCAAGTCTGTATTGTATCTCACCATACCTGCAACACCAAGAGGGCGCTCAAGTGTTGTACCTTGCGGTAGGCTCAGTGCAGCAGTGTTACCACTAACATCAAGAGAGCCTAATACGTTAAGTTTGCCAGTTTCCATACTATTCACCAAAAAGCTAGCCCTATTTATTGGGAGCCTTAACCCAAGGTTAAGCACAGTAAATATCTACAACCACTTGGGCCCACAATGCATTTACTACACGAACTCAAAGAGACTTTCTCTCAACAAAATTGGATCAAAAAGGTCTATGATTGTTGGCTTGTTGTTTGTTTTGTTTTGGCAATTCTTGCATTGTTTGGAGAAATCTCTCTACAAGCAATGAGTGTCTTGATGTTGCCTATGGTTGTAGTAGGCTACTTTGTAAGGCTAGTAGTTTATTTGAAGGGTTAACTATCCAAAAGGCAAGGATAGTGAACTGGTAGTGTAGGAATAGTCAAAAAAAGTTGGCTTGGAATCTAGTTCTCCAAGCCAACATATCCTGGTCTTGAGTCCTAGCTGGGTTATTCTCTGTTTTGTTTTGTTGTCGCACGTAACATCCAACCGTGCTTGGCATGCCTCTCTAGACGTCCTCCTAGGAAGTTGATAAGACCTTCATCATTGGAGATTTTGGCTTGCTCAACAGCTTTTTTCAGGCTGTCAATTACACGATCGTTGGTTTCCAGCAACTTGCTGACCATAGCACTGCTGGTGGGAATCTTGCTGTCATCTTCAACTGTAGCCAATTCTCCCAAACGACCAAAATTGAATGGCACATATTCATCTAGTGCACGGATCTTTTCAGCAATATCATCCACTGATGCCCAAAGCTCTTCGTAGATTTTTTGAAACAACTTGTGGTATTCATAAAAATCTCTGCCTTCCACATTGAAATGATACTTGTGTGCTATCATATACATGGTGAAAGTGTCGGCCAATACAACTTTCATTGCGTTGCCTAAATCGCTCATTTGGTTTTCCTCAGTCATCGTTTTCCCTATTTATAAGGGTTGTTTCATAGTTCACACCCGCAGCCTTGAGCATGCTTTGACTGACTTGAATTTGTTCACTCCATTTGGTAAAGAATATTCCTGTGGAGTCTAAACAAGCTTGGTCCACAATCAAGTGTGTTATGCCGCTTTGGATGATTGCTCGAGTGCAATCACAACAGGGCCAGTGTGTTACAACCAATGTACAATCGTCACAACTGATGCCGTTGCGTGCACACGCATAAACTACATTCCTCTCCGCATGCTCAAACAGCCAGTTCTTTTGAGGTTTTTGCCACACATGGGGGTCACTGTCATCAATGTTGCGTGGTGGGCCATTGTAACCAAAGCCACGAGGATTGCGATTCTTGTCAAAAATTACAGCGCCAACTTTGATCTCATCTTTGCTCCAGCTGGCTACCTCATGTGCCAACCTTAACCATCTTTGATTCCATTTATGTGACATAACGCAAATATCCCTATATCATATGAGCTTAACTTAAATACGTCCCTAGTGCAAGGCCCTTTGAGATGACCAAGATAGTGTTTTTAGACTTTGACGGCGTGTTATTACCTGATCCTGATGCTAGAGAGCAAGCAGAGCAGGGACTGACTACCAATAACTATCTCTCTAAAGTTGTATTCAATCCCAGTTGTGTGAAAAATTTGAATGCCTTGCTCAAGGCAACTCATGCTGAAATAGTTCTCAGCACAAGTTGGGCTGAGGGACACAGTGTTAGTGAAGTCAGCAATTGTCTCATGCGCAATGGTATTGATCCTTCCTGTATATTTGAATACGATGATCCCAGTGAAGGCAATTACATGACTCCTAGACAGCAAGGGTCAAATCGGGGTCAAGAAGTTTTGAACTGGATTGCTGATCATCCTGAGATTGACACTTGGGTAGCAATAGATGACAACCCAGCCATCTTGTATTTGAAAACCAATTATGTGAGAACACATCCTGATCATGGTTTTGACAAAGCCAGCTTAGCAAAAGCCTTGAGCATTTTGAACAAATAATCTACTTAAATAATAACTGTAAATTATCCTAGGGAAAGCAGGCATTATGGTAGGGTTTGTAACAAACAATGGTATTTCATATGCAGGACAGCATCTTTTGATTGACTTGTATGACTGTCAACAGCATGGTACCCTTAACGAAATTCAAGAAGTTATGGAAGACAGTTGTAAGGCTACAGGCGCAACTGTGCTGTTTTCATATCTGCACCCCTTTGATGGAGGAGGGGTAAGTGGTGCTGTGATATTAGCTGAATCCCATGAATCCATCCATACCTGGCCTGAATCAAAATTCGTTAGCTTGGATATTTTTGTGTGCGGCAATTGTGATCCGCATCAGGCAGTACCTATACTACAGAAATGGTTCAAGCCAGCATATTCTTCAATCAAGATGGAATTGCGGGGCATTGTGAAGCCAAATAAACTGCCTGTTGACATAAAGCAGTTTTGTCCTCATACATAATTATGTTTGAATCAATAACGTTTTTGGAAGTATTGCAGTTCAGAGAGGAACGAAGTGACAAACTGTGGGGTCGTTTTCAACTTGACGATGATACTTGGCATGTATTCTGGTGTGCCTGGAAAGGCAGCAGCAGTTTCAAAACACATGGTGTTGGCTGGGAAGGTATGATTGGCTCACAGCGATCCAAAAACACTAAGTTGAAAAAAGGTTACAAAACAATTGACTACCAGGAAGTTGTCAAAGACTGGCCTGAATTTCCCACTATGATGTTGGAAAGATTCACTTGGCACAAATTGCTGAGCTCTGCAATTTAAATACAAGAAAAGGATACCCCATGAGCTTACGAAATCATATTTGTTTAGTAGAGGCTGCATCTCTCATAGAGCCTATCAAGATCACTAAGCTGCCTTATGGATTGAAAGATCTTGAACCAGCAATGAGTGAGCACAGCGTAGATGTGCATTACAATATTTTAACAAAAAACTACTTCAAGAAGTACAAAGCCACTGGTGACTTGTTTCAAAAAGCAGGTGCCCTATTACACAATGACTTCTTTTGGCCACTAATGCAACCTTATTCAAAAAACAACCAACCCGGTAATGCATTGGAAAAAAAGATCTCATCAACGCACGGAACCTTAGATGCGTTCAAGAAAGCTGTGGTAGATGCAGCGTTGACTATCCAAGGCAATGGTTGGGTATTGATAATGGAAGATTTACAAATACAAACCATCCAGAACCATGTTTTGAAACCTGGAATTGCCATGGCAATAGACCTTTGGGAACACACTACAGTTGATTACGATTTCAATCGGGAAAAGTTTTTCACGGAGTTTTGGAATGTAGTGAACTGGGATCACTTGGAACTCAAAATCAAATGAAATCTGTAATAAACTTAACACCATCAGCTGAGCAGCACATAGATCTCATATTGTCTGAGGCAGTCCAAACAGTGTTCGTAATAGGCCTTGACAACAAAGGCTGTTCCGGACATAGTTACGTTTATGAACTGTGTAATAATGATCAACTATCTAAATTTGATGAAACTATTGAAATTACAAATGGCACTATTGCCATCAAAGCTGATAGTGTAATGAAATTATTGGGCAGCACATTGGGCTTGGAAAGCGATTTATTTGGCAAAAAGTTTGTTTGGACCAATCCTCATGTATCTAACACCTGTGGCTGTGGCAAAAGTGTGAGTTTTTAACTTAGATGATCAAAACAAACTATTCCAGTAAACTGTTTTTTGGAAAGTATAGCACCAAAATTACGGTGTCAACTGTTGTACCCAGCAAAAAAAGATATAATTATGGATATCCAAAACCACCTGAGGTTTTTGTTATACACGACTGGTGCAAAGATAACTTTGAAGAAAGCTATCTAATAAAAGATCATTTCATCAAGACCACCAATGATCTTCAATATCATCAAATGGTTTATACGTCTAGCCTTGTGGACAAAAACAAATTAATTTTGGAATTTGGAACCAGGATACTTGAAATAACACAACCGTTGAACTTGGATCACGAAAAATCTCTCGATGTAAGAAATCTTGTGGTAGTCAGAAAAAATCTCCTGTTCAACAAATACAAATATAGTGTCTACTTCAAATATGACCCAACTCATGAAACTTGGGACTGGCTCAAAAACTTTTTCCAAGATGAAACTGATTACAAGCTTGTGCCTAGCTCTAATGATATAACCTCATACCCAGTTTGGCCCCGAATTTATTTGACTGATGACACTCACCTCATGAGTTTGAAACTCATGTGGCAGGAACGCATTGATTACATCAAATCTGTAGAGTTACTGCCCTAAACCTGTTTTCACAATAGCCTTAAATATTGGTAATCAAAAATAATGGATTACCAATGACGTCTTATCCTTTTTGGGTTACAGAAGGTCTGCTACCAAGCAGAAGTGAGGGCTATAGCTACAGCAGTAACCCAGAAATACTGTCTTATGGAGAAACTCTAGATCTTCCCTGCAATGTAAGCATTCCTCCAATAAATGGAAGTTTGCCTCCTGGCACACGTTTGGAATTTATCAACAGTCAAATTGAGATTTTAGGACAGATTTCAGGAGTTGTGGGCACACAAACTTTTAGTTTTACACTCCGACTAAACAACGGCACATTTTCAACTGATCGCACATTTTACATAACTGCTACAAATAGTGTTGACATTCTGGAATGGCAGACCACCAATACAAGTGTTTTGGGCTACTATTATCAATCTGAACCACAAGAATTCGTAGTGGCTGCCCAAAATACACCTTTGAAATCCATTACCTACAGCTTTCCTCCTGTTATTACCTGGAGCCAAGGAGTTTCTATTGAAGCGCAAACAGGCTTGGTCACTGTTGACCTGTCTTGGAAACCCACTTCGTTGTATTCAATAATTGATTATGTTTTTAACAATGGCTATTTGTATAAGTGTACAGTGCCTGGAAAGAGCGGGATAGCCAATGGTCCTTATGTTTCTGGACTGAATATAGTAGACAGCATTGACCCGCCTTGGCAGCCCAATACTTATTATGTAATAAACCAAATTGTGTCAAATGACACTGGAAAACTCTACGTGTGTTTGGCAAGTGGGTTCAGTGCACCTGCTGGTGGTCCCACAGGCACAGGAGGATATATTCCTGACGGATACCCTACTGCCTGGCAATACATTGCCCAAGCTGCTGTGTGGGACCAAGTAACACCTGGCACAATTGACTCGCTTGATTTCACAATTATTGCATCAACCAACACTAAAACCATTTCTCAGGTGTTTTCAGTAGGGTTGATAAGTCCCCCACATGCGCCTATTTGGATTACTCCCTCAGGAAGCTTAGGCACTATTGCGCCTGGCACTAATTTTAATTTTCCTTTGATAGTATTTGAACCAGACTTGCAGAGCGTAGCTTTCTCTAGCGTAAACCTGCCTCCTTGGTTAAATCTCAGCATTCTTGGAGAGCTCTGGGGGCAGGCGCCTAATGTCTCTATTACCACTGTGTATTCGTTTACAGTGATTGCAAGTGATGGTACAAATGCAATACCGCAAAACTTTTTTGTTACAGTGGCACAAGATGCCAAACAAATCACTTGGATAACACCAAATGATTTGGGCTCCGTAAATGACGGTGAATTCAGTAGCATACAATTTCAAGCCATTACAACTAGGCCTGGAGCTAGCATACAATACGGTCTCAGGGGTGGCAATATACCTCCCTACACTATAGTAGTGAGTGAAACCGGCATGCTAAGTGGTTTTGTGGAGTATCATGCTGTTTCCAAAACATATTATTTTGAAGTAAGTGCTGGAGACGGTGTAGATGTAGCTATTCAATGGTTCCGTCTAACAGTCCAAAGTCAGAATCTTGAACATTATATGAGCATACAGATTCCCATAACAGGCACAAACAAACTGGACTTTATTATCAATAACAGCACCAGCCTAATGCCACCTGAATATCTGTTTAGAGAGGCTGATAAAAATTGGAGTCGAAATGACAGTCCAGCAGTCTCTATTATAAATGGTTTAAATTATCAAAATGTTTCAACTGTTAGAGATGCTATTAGCAATTATTTGACAGAGTTTAAGCTGGGTTATGGCAACGTTTATGTAAGTGAAGGCAATCAACTGCCGTATCAAACATTATTTGTTGCTGTAAAAGATGCGAACAGTAATAGGACTTGGACTCCCTTTTCATTTTATCATAGTAATGAAAGAGTAAGCACTAGCACCGGACTGCAACTTGTAGCTAGTGTTAGTGGAAAGAGTGGAGATTTTCCTGAACCCACCACACCTGGTGCTGATGGATCAGTAGTTTGGCAGCTGGTTGCCTTCCCTAACATCGCTACTAGCCGTTTGTTACCATTGCCTTGGTATCCCCAGCACAGATATCAAACACAACAAACAATTGTAAATCAAGACCTACTTTTGACTGCACAAACCACTGGTTGGTCAGCAGGTGGGCTAGGACCTTCAGGAACAGCCATTCCCATAATAGATAATCAAGTTGTTTGGCTCAAACAAAACAAACAAGGTCCTAATCAAGCTTTTCCAGCCAGTGTCTATAATATCCGGCAAACAACAGAAAGATTGTTTGGGTTTTCCAACGCCAAAGGCTCTGGGGCACAAGCAACTGCATCAGTGAACTTGAGCAGTGGTGCATTGACAAACATAGCAGTAAATTCCTCTGGAACAGGATATTATAGTCAACCCAAAATCTCTGTTATTGGACAAGGCTCGGGCGCACAAGTAGTGGGATATCTAGGTTTGCAGAGCGGTACTATTGAAAGCTCAACACCTGGATTCTTAGCTGACCAAGAGTTTGAAGTGAAAGTCGGCTCAGCAGTAAATCAACAATTTGGCAAAATAAAAATAGTCAGCGTAAACAACATAGGTGTAGTAACCAGTATTCAAGTAACAGTTCCTGGACTTTTTTCGCATTTTCCCAAAGGGAACATTACATTTTTCAATGGTACAAAAAACTTTGCAGTATTATTTGATTTAGGGGTATCAACAGTCTCTATATTGAGCCCTGGGCAAGGATATCAGTCAGGAGCATTTATTGATTTTTCAGGAACAGAATTACTGCCTTCTTGGCAAGAAGTTTGGGCAGACAATTTTGTATTATCAGTTCCGTTGGCGGAAGTCTCAGATTCTGGAGCAGAGTGGTTTAAAAACAATCCTTTTCCTGTAAATCCTTACGATGGTAACTTGATTGAAGTCAAACAAGTGGAGTTGACTGTTCAAGGCATTGTTTGGACTGGATCTACAACTTTTGATGAGGATACTATGACTTGGGATGTTGGCCAAACAGCCTTGGTAGAGTATGAACCCGCTAGCGAGACAGTGTTTGATAACAATACAACTTATTTTGACGAGTTTACAACTGAGTTTGACTTTGTGAACAACACTAATATTCCCTTTAGCCAGGTAATATTTGATGAAAACAAGACTATTTTTGATTATTATAGCACTGTGTTCAATCAAAGGGCCTCAGTGACAGCAAGCAGGTTCTCTAGGACATGGGTTTTGAATTTTGGGAAACCTTGGCAATAATGATCCGTTAAATAGCGCAGATATTTTTGTGATGGCAAATGACAAGTAACATAGACACCTCTGGTCTCAATGAGAATTTTCCTGTAGAGAACGCTGATAATCCCAGCCAAGGCTTCAGAGATAATTTTACCAGCATCAAAACCAATCTTGATACTGCTGCGACTGAAATCTCCCTTTTGCAAGACGCAGTATTACTACCTGGCCCTACTGGTCCAGCTGGAACACCAGGTGGTCCCACAGGCGATACTGGCCCAGGAGGACCCACAGGTTACACTGGCCCACCGGGCACGGCAGTTAACACCGGCCCTACTGGTAGCACAGGGCCCCGCGGCTTCCCAGGTATAGCCTATAACACTGGGGCTACTGGATCAACTGGGCGCACTGGCCCTACTGGGGCTGACAGCACAATAACTGGACCTTCTGGTCCTACTGGTGTAACAGGACCAGCAGGCAGTGCAACTAACACTGGTGCACAAGGCCCCACTGGCGCACAAGGACAAAAAGGGTCAACTGGCACCACAGGCCCACAAGGTGCTGCTGGCACAGCAACTAATACAGGCGCAACTGGCCCTTCAGGTTTGACTGGGGCACAAGGAGTGGTGGGTCCTCTTGGCCCAACAGGCAGAACAGGTCCCACGGGACACACAGGAATTAAGGGTGCTACTGGTTTCACTGGGCCAACAGGCCCCATAGGTTTGACTGGCCAGGGAGGGGCAACCGGCCCTAGTGGACAGCTTGGGCCAACAGGTGCACCAAGTGTCATAACTGGCCCAAGTGGTGCTCAAGGACCAACCGGATCTGCTGGCACAGGCGTAAGAATTATTGGTACAGTTGTTTATTATTACCAAATACCAGGGTGGCCCAGTAACGGCACAGCATTGCTGGGAGATGCGTATGTTGAATCCAGCACAGGTAATCTTTGGGTTTGGACTGGCACAAACTGGACCAATGTGGGCGAAATAAAGGGTCCTCCTGGCGGCACTGGGCCACAAGGACTAAGTGAGACTGGACCACAAGGCACTACAGGTCCAACAGGCGTAGCCACAACTGGTCCCACAGGTCCAGCATTGCTTGGTCCAACAGGACAGTCAATTATAGGCCCAACTGGGCGAACTGGGCCAACAGGAATTGGTATAACTGGACCAACAGGAGTAACCGGGCCAGCGAGTTTCGTACCAGGGCCACAAGGACCGCAAGGACCCAAAGGAGACACCGGGTCTACTGGCGTTCCAGGAAGTGCAACTAACACAGGTGCTACTGGAACAACTGGGCCTACTGGCCTAACTGGCATACAAGGGGCTACAGGCTCTACAGGTGTGACAGGACCAACTGGTTCCACAGGCTCTACAGGACCTCAAGGAACGGGCCCCACAGGTGCAACCGGTGCCACTGGTCCCACAGGTACTACTGGTTCTACTGGACCCAGTGTAACTGGTCCCACTGGTGTAACTGGTGTTACTGGCTCAACTGGGCCAACTGGTTCCACAGGCGACACTGGTCCCACTGGAACGACTGGACCTTTGGGCGATACTGGACCAAGTGGTCCCACAGGTGTGGCTGGCACTGCGGTCAATACAGGAGCCACAGGAGACACTGGCTCTACAGGACCAACTGGTTCAACAGGTGACACTGGACCTATAGGTCCAACAGGCACGACTGGACCCACAGGGCCCACAGGAGAAACTGGCGTTACTGGACCCACAGGTCCCACAGGCAGAACAGGCCCTACCGGCAATATTGGCACAACTGGCACAACAGGGCCAACAGGTACTGCCGCAGTACAAGTTCAAGCTGCTGGTGCACCATTGGGCTCAGCTACAACAATCAATTTCAATACTAATCTAAATGCAACAATAGCTGGCGGTATCGCAACCGTAAATGCATCAACAGCTACTACGTATAGTCGCACCATATCCAGTGTTACCACCTCTGTCCTTGCAGATAATGCTACTGGTAATAACAGCATGACAGGGTTCAAAGGCTATTCCTTATACAAAATCACTGTTACAGCCGCCTGTTGGGTTCGAATTTACACTGATGTGGCAGCAAGAACAGCTGATGCAAGTCGAGTGCTGCCTTCACCAGCACCAGCCTACGGTGGCGTTATTACAGAGATAACCACTGCTGGTGCTGAAACAAAATTATTGAGCCCAGCTGTATTTGGTTTCAGCAATGAATCTCCTCCTACTACATTGATCCCCATTGCAGTTACAAATTTAAGTGGTGGGTCGACAGCAATTACAGTGACAATTACCCTCTTACAGATTGAAACATAATGGCAGTAATCAGCAGAGTAAATCCCAATTTTCCAGTTCCTGGTATTGATCAAAGCTCAAAAGGCTTTCGAGACAATTTCTCCACTATCAAAACAGAGATTGAAAATCTTCAAGGCAAAACAATCTTGATTACTGGCGATGTAGTATCTGGACCAGTGCTTATTGATTCAGGCACAAGTCCAGTAATTATCTCCACAGTGGGTTTGGTGTTTCGTCAAAGTTTTGTAGCTGCGGACTTAGTGGGAGGTGTGCTCCCAGTAGCTCATAACCTGGGACAGAAAATAGTTTTGGTGCAGGTAAGCAACAATTTGAGCCAAGTAATAACACCTGATAGCATTACGCTCACAAGTACCAGCGCATGTTCAATTGATTTAACAAGTTTTCTGCCACTTGTGGGTAATTGGAACTTGATAGTGAGGGCTTAGCCCTCATTTGCCACACTGCTGAGTTCAATCAAACATGCTGAAAAATTGATCTCAGGATCAGCACACATGGCATGGTCTCTCAGCCGGTTAGCAATGATAACAATCGCTGCATTCTGTTGTTTATCACTTGGACCCCACCAGTTGAGATTTTGATACAAAAGTCGATAAGCTTCTTCAAATTCAGCACCTTGCAGCTTGGGTGCCAACAGCTTTCTGGCTTCTTGAATCTTGCCTTCGCGGAACAGTCCAACAGCTTGCACGATGTAGTCGCTTGTGGCGCTAGCAGTGCCTTCACCTGGTCGTTGTAGTGTTTTGTTGATGCAGTTTTGTTGCAGCATGTTGATACACTTGCGTAGATCAGGATAGCATGCTGATACGTAATCATCCAGAATCTCAAAATTATGTTCAGTGAGATCAATGCCTTCGCTCATAAGAACTGTAGCAATGCGCTCTACAAACTGATCGCGTTCAAGGCTTTGGATTTCAAATGTTTGGCACCTGCTCTTGAGTGCTGGAATGATTTTGTGACCATAATTAGCAGTGAGAATGAAACGTGCCCCATCACTGTAGGTCTCAACCATGTTGCGCAATCCTGATTGCGCTGCGACAGTTAGACCGTCAGCTTCGTCGATAATCACATAACGAAACTCGCCCATGGGCATAGTAGACACAAAGTTTTCAAGATCACGTACAAAGTCGATACCATTTGTTGTAGATCCATTTACAAACTTGATATCTGAATTATCTACATCCAGCTCTCTCATCAGCATCATAGCTAGTGCAGTCTTACCAATTCCTGGATGCCCAATTAGCAATAGATTAGGCAGATGGCGCTCAGCTACCCAAGTTTCCACTTGGGCTTTCTGAGCACTGTTACTCCAAACATACTCACTAAGTTGGCTTGGTCGATATTGTTGTACCCAAAGCTTTTTGCTCATCTTGCCCTCATGCAATTTCATATACACATGAGTTTGTAGTGTAGAGAAAACTGTGTCAACAGTCCTCTACAAGGAGAATGCTTTCTGGCTCTACCATTCTCACAACTGTGATTTCGCCATCAGGAGCAGCCACAGACACTCCACGGCTCCAGCGACCGTGAGAGATCAGCACACGATCTCCCTTTTTGACATCATCTACGTCCTTGCCTACTGAATAAACTGTAGCCCAGCGTGGACGTACGCCACGCTCTTTCCCATCGTCGTCACCAATTATGAGACCACTTTTGGTTCGACGCTCACCATGTTCCATGTTATGCACTAGGACTCGATTAGGCAATGGGCGAATCTCACCCTCTGTGTGCCAATCAAAAGGTTCAAAATTAGTCATCTTTTTCTGCAATTTTCCGTTTTGGTGTTGGTGTAATAACTCCAGATCCCACTAGTTCTTGAATTGTGGGAAACTCAACATCAGGCAAAGTAGCTGCTCTTGGGGTAGGCATAGGAGGAGGTGCTGCTTGTGAGAGAGGTTGTTCGCTTTTGATATCAGCAGTAAAAGTTTGTGACATGGCTCTAGCCGCAGCCCATTCAGCTTCAACCTGTTCTTGTGTTTTCAAAATGATACCCCCCTCGCCAAGAATGTCACCCTTTGCATTCATGCGTGCATTTCCTAATGCAACTTGTTGCTGATTTTGTAAGCTCAAGGCTGAAAAATCTATAATTTCTCCCCGCATACTTCTGTGTTGACGTCTAAAATGTCCGGCCATTATGGTTCCTTGCTCACTGTAAAATTAGTATTTAATTTTGAAAAATTCCTGGTAGTCAAGATCATAGTCTAAGGGATTGATTTTGTTAACGCCAATAAGATATAGCACAAAACAGCTTACGCTACTCCCTCTGCCTACTCCCCACACTAACCCGTGACTCCTCCAAGTATCTACAAGATAGATCAAATGATGGAAGATGGGTTCAGCATTTAGTGAAGATATGAGTCCCAGTTCCAGAAGTGCTCGTTGCGTTTGTTCTTTGTTAACACATCTTGTTAGACAATACTGTTTCAAATCAATGCATGTGTATTCCTCAGGCGTAAACCAGTCACGCTTTTTTGGATCAGATGCATGACTGGGGATAGGCCAATAATCTAGTTTTTCACATTGCTGCAAGAATGCACTTTTTGCTGGTGAATCTTGCCACTCAAAAATATTATCCAGCTTGTTTTGATACGCCAATTCAATAATTCCTTGACCACTCACAAAAGGAGTTCCTTCATTGTCAAAAACTACAAGGTCGTTATTCATAATTATAGTATAGTATACTGTTTTGGACCACGCTTTTGTTTGGAAAGGTCTTCTAACTCTTCTTCCAAGGGGTCAGTATTTACAATAACATTTTTGGAAGGATTTTTTGCAGTGTCCTGAGCTGACAGTCTTTGTTCCATCTCTAAATCCAAACTGCCTAGGATACTTTGAAACTGGTCCCATATTTCACTACTGCCTTGCCCCCAGATTCTTAGCCTTTGCATCCTGCTTAAAATATCATTTTTTCTTTTTTCCAACTCTTCAAAAGAGACAGCAGTCAAATCATTTATTAGGGGGTGTGTCATGGTGGTTTGTTTTCTTTTTCAATTAAACCAGCGAATAGTTTGTTTGTTACCTTCCATCCTGCACCACATTTACTGCAATAAAATTGCAGAGTACGAAAAATGATATTATTAAATGAAAAGCTTGTTTGAGTTTGGCAGGAAGGACATGTAAAGTCAATTTTTTTGACTGGTATATAGCCAGTGGGCTCAACTTGTTCCACAGAAAAATGGTTATTGACTTTTGCAGCACGCTTATTTGGGAATGGAATAATCTCACACATTAGACAGCATCTGTAGGTTTACCAATATGTGCTGTGTTGTATTTTAAGGGCTAAATTCAATTCCGGTGGCAGTAAAGCTTAAGTTGCCTATTGCACTCTTGACAAATATACTATCACCTGAATCCAAACCAATGCCTGTCACAGCAAATACTCCGTTGCCTATCAAGGGTGTATCAAATGCAATATACCGGGCAGTAGTCAAGCTTTGTCCGTCTGGTACTAATGCTATTCGGAAAAACTCGCTGGTATTTCCTTGATTTGCCACAAACAGTGTTATTTGGGCTTGTCTTTGCAAGGGCACGCTATACAACTGACTGGGAACAGCAGTATTCAAAGGGCGCAGCTGGTTAAATATTTTAGGAGTAGTGTTAGCCATTGAGTGATATTCCTAGTATGAACCGTCTGCAATATTTATCCCATGTTCTCGAAGCCACCCATCCCTTGAGACTTTTGAACACTTTCCAATACTGTTTTTGGGTCTACCCAGCAATCATTGCGATAGGGGATCATTTCCCACATCAAAAATTGATTACTTGTTAAAAAACTACGGTTCAGGAGTAGATTCTCATTTTCGGCATGACCATAGATGTTGGGATCACTTTGTCCCCACACTACTACACCTTTTTTGCCTAAACTCCATGCATAGTGTTGAAAAAATGTGTCCACAGAGATCCATGTATTGCATGCCAGAATCAGTTGAGCCAAATCTTTCAGATTTAAATTTTTGCGGAAATCTTCAACCAATTGAAGTTCGCCATCCACCCCCACTTGCACCACTGGTGGTGGTAATAATTTCACTAGGTCACCCCAGTAGGGATAGTTTTTGGGATTGGTTTGGCCATTACGTAATGGTTTACTCCAGGGCGCGATCAGAATCAATTGTCAACTCCATACAGTTTGCGATAGGCCTTTTCCAAGCTTTCAGTCCAATTCCACTGTTCCATTTTTTGGTATACGTTTAAGTAACTTATGTCACCAAACAAATGCACTGCCTCACCAATACTGCGTCCTGCTACGATTTCTGGATAACAGGAAAACACAACTGGATTTTTTAACAAAGGAAGAACTTTCTGGAACACAACATGATCACCCATACCGCAGTCAAGCACTACCATAGTATGGTCTCTATAATGTAAATGATTGCGGAAAATAGCATCATCTTTGGAATACATCAATTCATCTTGTTGTCTTATTCCACCAACAGGATTTTTCAAATGCCATGTTATTACACCAGGTACAATGAAGATATCAAAGCCCTTTTGTTTCAAACCCCATGTGAACAGGGTTTCTTCTCGGAACCCCACTGGACTTAAGCCCAAATTGTAGTCATGTATGCCTGCTCGATACACGAAACTACAATGCAAATGATCAACAGCTTTTTTCTCAGCAATGTAATCCCATTGAATGCTTTGTTCTTCAACTTTATCAATGGAACCAGTGGCGTTGGTATTTTTCAAAAATGGTGGTGTGAGTATACTACCTCCTACCGCACCAGTGTTGGCATTTAGATGACTTTTAAAGATTTTCAATGCATTGGGTTCAGCCACAGCGTCGTCATCTAGACGCCACACCCATTCAAACCCCATACGATTGGCAATCTGATGGTTATGATGCGGACCCTGTTTCCGCCCAAAAATTACTTCCCAAGACAGTTTTTTCTCTTCCAAGATGCACAGAACATGGCGTAGAGTAGGTATCTCTCTAATATCCTCAGTAGGGTCATTGTCATCAAATATGACCAAGTGGTCAGGTAGTTCTGTTTGAGTTGCCACACTCATGATGCTCATGGCCAGTGTGCTGTGGTATCTGCCTCGAGTAGTAATGCTGCACAAGACTCCTTTTTTCATATTTTCACTCTTTCGTACTTCTCATTCCATACACCAGTTTGCGTTACTGTGCCATCTATGCCAAACCACAACAAGGGTATTTCAAATGTTTTCTTGAAACCATTGTTTTCAAGATGTTCTGCAATTCTTTTGATATCCCTGAAATTGGAGTTGGGATTCATGTCATTGTGAACTTCCACAAAAATGGTTTTGAAGCGGCTCAAAACTTCAATTGGTGTATTCAGTAATACATTGAATTCATGCCCTTCAATATCCAGTTTCAAAACCAATTCAGTTCCCTCAATATTGTGTTTTTTTAACAGAGAAAGTAAGGTTATGGTTTTCACAGACAGATTTTTTGGATCATAGGGTTGGAGCTGGCTGTTGACATCATCATCTTTGATTGATACCAATATGTCTTCTTGATCTGTAACAGCAAGATTATCTATCTGTATTTGAGGCAAAGAGCTTACTACATCTGCTAAATGTGTGGAGTAGACTTTGGGGTTAGCCTCTATAGCCAAGACTTTTGTGGCACCATGAATGAGACTGAATATGCTAAATGTGCCAATATGAGCACCAATATCTACAACAATATTGCCTTCAAACTCATTTGGCAGAACATGATAACAATTTATTTTGAATATTTCATCAAATAACACATTATTCAACTTTTTGAGCAGGCTAATTGGTTTATGAAATTTAGGCAATGTTTCTTGAAGCAGTTGCCAAGAGAATTGGGCAGCGTTGGCTTCCACCCAAGCGGGATTATATTTTTGCGCAACCTTGATCATGTTCCCAGTGAAAATATTATCCCAATCCGGCACAAGTGATGGATCATGAACTGTGCCTTCACCTTTGTGGTATAAAGGAAAATCACTTAACCACATTTTTAAATTATAGTCCATGGTGTTTTGCGCCACTTCAATTACTTCAAATCCTGCGTTTTCAGCCTCAATGGAAAATTCAATATCTTCTCCGCTACCAACACCATAGTCTTCATTCAACAAGCCTATTTTTTCAAAAACTTTTTTGTGAATCATCACACAAAAGAAAATAGCAAAATCACGGCCTGCATGTTCACTATACATTTTGTTTGTGCACGAAATACCGCATCGCACATTTGTTTCAAAGGGCAAGACCAGCCTAGACAACCAAGTGCCTTTTTCTTGACCCAGCAAAGTTACATCATTACTTAGTAATACAACTAGATCACAAGAGGCTTCTCTTATGCCTACATTAGTGGCTTTGGAAAATCCCAATGGGGCGTCATTCCAAACAATTTTGAAATGATCCTCCATTCCCAGCACTTGAAATTGTTTTTGTAAGTTGGTTAGATAGGTTTTAGTATTATCAACACAGCCATTGGCTGAAATGATCAATTCTATATCTCGCATGTGCGAATATCTAAAAATTGACTCTAAACAGGGCTTGAGTAGGTCTTCACAGTGATTATAAGTGGGTATAACAATACTATATCTCATATAATGAGATAGTTGTTTTCATTCAGAAGGTCAATATCTAGCAGGCGACTGTTATGAGTCGCCTGCTAGAGTTTTGCGTAGAGTATCAATTACACCTTGTAGTTTAGCAACTTGATGTGTTTGATCCTGCAAGTGTTTTACCAGTAGTGGAATCAGCTGTAGATATGCTACTGTTTTGCCTTGGCTGGTGTTGCTGATAATACTTGGCAATATTTGTTCAACCTCTTGCGCAACAAAGCCAAAACTACTTTTTTCTGTATGAAGCCAATCAAAGCTCACTGGTTTCAACTGAGACAAGATAGCCCATGAGTCAGAAAGTTCAACAATATTTGTTTTCAATGTTCTATCACTAAGGCTGTTGAAATCTACAGCACTTACTTCTCCTGTGCCAGGGTTAAATGTAAATGCTGTGGCAGTACTTCTGATGCGCGGAGTATCATCTGTACCAGCAGTTGATACGAATAATGGATAATACGTTGCATTGGTTGTAGTATCTGTTGCGTTAATCACAGTGCTGGGTCCTGCTGGGCCAGTAGTGCCAGTGGAACCAGTAGGACCAACCGGCCCAGTTGGGCCTGTAGTTCCAGTAGTGCCAGTAGTGCCAGTTGGTCCTGTATTACCAGTAGTTCCCGTAAAGCTTGGTCCCGTTGGCCCAGTTGTGCCTGTTGGACCAGTTGGGCCAGTTTCGCCAGTTGGTCCTGTATTACCAGTAGTTCCCGTAAAGCTTGGTCCCGTTGGCCCAGTTGTGCCAGTAGGGCCGGTTTCACCAGTTGGGCCTGTATTACCAGTTGTGCCTGTTACACTTGGGCCTGTGGGGCCAGTTGTGCCTGTTGGACCTGTTGGGCCAGTTTCACCTGTTAGACTAGAGCCAGTTGGACCAGTTGTGCCTGTAGGGCCGGTTGGACCAGTTGTGCCTGTAGGGCCGGTTGGACCAGTTGTGCCTGTAGGGCCAGTTGGACCAGTATCACCTGTGGTCCCAGTAACGCTAGGACCTGTGGGACCAGTTGTGCCTGTTGGTCCTGTTGGTCCTGTTACACCCGTTGTGCCTGTTGGTCCTGTTGGTCCTGTTACACCAGTTGGACCAGTTGTGCCTGTTACACCAGTTGGGCCAGTTGGACCTGTTGTGCCTGTTTCACCAGTTGTGCCTGTTGGACCTGTTGGTCCAGTAACAATTGGTCCTGTTGGACCAGTTGGTCCAGTAGCACTTTCTCCTGTGTGCCCTGTCGGGCCTGTAGCTATAGGTCCTGTTGGGCCTGTTTCACCAGTAGGGCCAGTGGGTCCGGTTCTACCAGTTGGACCAGTTGGACCTGTTGTGCCTGTTTCACCAGTTGGACCAGTTGGACCTGTTGTGCCTGTTTCACCAGTGGGGCCAGTTGGACCTGTTGTGCCTGTTTCACCAGTGGGGCCTGTTGGTCCAGTAACAATTGGTCCTGTTGGGCCGGTTGGTCCAGTAGCACTTTCTCCTGTGTGCCCTGTTGGGCCTGTAGCTATAGGTCCTGTTGGGCCTGTTTCACCAGTTGGACCTGTTGTGCCTGTTTCACCTGTGGGGCCTGTAGGACCAGTTGGACCTGTTTCACCAGTGGGGCCTGTTGGACCTGTTTCACCAGTTGGACCTGTTGTGCCTGTTTCACCTGTGGGGCCGGTAGGACCAGTGGGGCCTGTAGCTATAGGTCCAGTTGGTCCTGTTTCACCAGTTGGTCCTGTTTCACCAGTTGGGCCTGTTTCACCAGTAGGACCAGTAGGGCCTGTTGGCCCCGTAGTGCCTGTTTCACCCGTTGGTCCTGTAGGTCCTGTAGCTATTGGTCCAGTTGGCCCTGTTTCGCCAGTTGGTCCTGTTTCACCAGTTGGTCCTGTAGCAATTGGACCAGTAGGACCTGTTTCACCTGTGGGGCCTGTAGGCCCAGTTATTTCTGGTCCAGTAGGCCCAGTAGGGCCAGTAGTCCCTGTTTCACCTGTGGGGCCAGTGGGGCCAGTTATTTCTGGTCCAGTAGGCCCAGTAGGGCCAGTAGTCCCTGTTTCACCTGTGGGGCCAGTGGGGCCAGTGGCCTTGGGTCCAGTAGCACCTGTAGTTCCTGTAGGACCAGTAACACCTGTAGTTCCTGTAGGACCAGTCTCACCTGTAGGGCCTGTTGGTCCAATTGGACCAGTACTTCCTGTTTGGCCAGTTGGTCCTGTCTCACCTGTAGGACCGGTATCTCCTGTAGGACCAGGTGGTCCGCCCAATGGGCCAGTAGGACCAGTTTCACCATCGGCGCCTGTAAATCCTTGCGGACCTTGGATACCAGGAGATCCTTGTACACCCTGCAAGCCAAGAGGTCCGCGGGGTCCTGTTGGGCCTGTGGCCCCAGATCCAGTTGCACCTGAAGGGCCAGTGGGTCCAGTACGGCCTTGACCAGTAGGACCAGTACGTCCTGTGGCACCAGTATCACCTTTGGGCCCTGGGGGCCCTCCTAGAGGACCAGTTGGGCCTGTAGGCCCTGTTGCTATAGGACCAGTAGGTCCTGTACCATTAGGACCAGTAGGTCCGGCGCTGCCTGTGGGTCCCGTCCCAATAGGGCCGGTGGGACCAGTGTTGCCAGTTGCACCAGTAGTTCCAGTACCTATAGGTCCAGTGGGACCTGTATGTCCAGTAGGACCAGTATCACCCGTAGGTCCTGATCCTGTGGGGCCAGTCTGACCGGATGGTCCTGTAGGCCCTGTAGTACCCGTATCGCCAGTTGCTCCTTGTTCACCAGTTGGTCCTGTATCTCCAGTAGGCCCTTGCTGACCAGTTGGACCTGTGGGGCCTGTATCTCCAGTAGGACCAGTAGGACCAGTATTGCCTGTTGGTCCTTGTTCACCAGTTGGTCCGGTGTCTCCTGTAGGACCAGTATCGCCAGTTGGACCAGTATCGCCAGTTGGACCAGTGGGGCCAGTATCTCCAGTGGGGCCAGTATCTCCAGTAGGACCAGTATCTCCAGTAGGACCAGTATCTCCAGTAGGACCAGTATCTCCAGTAGGACCAGTATCTCCAGTAGGACCAGTATCTCCAGTTGGTCCTTGTTCACCAGTTGGGCCTGTAGGACCAGTCTCACCTGTAGGACCAGTCGATATAGGACCAGTTGGTCCTGTATCACCTACGGGGCCAGGTGGACCCCCAAGTGGACCAGTTGGTCCTGTATCACCTACGGGGCCAGGTGGACCCCCAAGTGGACCAGTTGGTCCTGTAGCTCCTATACCTGTTGGTCCAATTCCTCCCGTTGGACCTGTAGGCCCTGTAGGCCCAGTAGGACCAGTTGGTCCAGTTGGGCCAGTTGGACCAAAACTTCCAGTTGGACCTGTGGGCCCAGTTGGTCCAGTTGGACCTGTAGGCCCAGTTGGACCTGTAGGCCCGGTTGGACCAGTGGGGCCTGTTGGACCAGTAGGACCCGTAGGGCCGGTGGGACCGGTGGGACCAGTGGGGCCTGTTGGCCCTGTCGGCCCAGTGGGGCCTGTTGGACCAGTGGGGCCTGTTGGACCAGTAGGGCCAGTGGGACCAGTTGGGCCAGTTGGTCCAGTTGGACCCGTAGGGCCGGTGGGCCCAGTTGGACCTGTAGGCCCGGTTGGACCAGTGGGGCCTGTTGGACCAGTAGGACCCGTAGGGCCGGTGGGACCAGTTGGCCCAGTGGGGCCAGTAGGACCAGTTGGCCCAGTGGGGCCAGTAGGACCAGTTGGCCCAGTGGGGCCTGTTGGACCAGTGGGGCCTGTTGGACCAGTAGGACCCGTAGGGCCCGTAGGGCCGGTCGGTCCAGTAGGACCGGTGGGACCAGTGGGACCAGTAGGTCCAGTAGGGCCTGTTGGCCCTGTAGTCCCGGTAGGCAGTCTCCATTCTCTAGTGCCGTCTGGATAGCTGAATAAAAAGTAGTCTTTCCCTGGTTGTCCAGCGTCAGGAGGTGGAATACCTAGATTGGGCTCAGCTTGAGCCAGTCCGAGAAATTCATACCGTGAAAGATCACTCGCTACCTCAAGAGGGGTTTTTACAACGACTCGCCCACTTATAAGTTTAGTCATTCTTTATCTCTACAACCGTGCCAATAGTGGGATATTTAGGTGCAAGATGGTATTTTGACTTTTGGTATCTAGTCCTGGAAAAATTCATTATGTGTTGGCGCTTTCCACAATACTTAGGACTACATCTAAATTATTGGCCCCAGCAGCATCTGTGAAAACTCTCACTCTGTGTCCTTCTTCAAGCACGAGGCGGCCAGTCAAAACACTCAAAGCGTCCTCAATGGGAATTTTGGCATTACGGACCAAGAAAGTAACTGTAATATCTTTCACATGAGCAAAACTTACTTTTGCAGTAACATTACCCACATTGGAAATTTGGGCCAAAAGAACAATTGCTGTTACACCTACAGGACATGTATAGATTTCCTCAAAAGAAGCAGGACCTACGGCTGTGATTCTTCTTGTAATAGTTCTAAAAGTATTCAGCGGCAAAACAGCCATAGGAACCTCCACAAAATAACGCTATACGACTGGGTATTTATAGGTATGTCAACTACCTTGTCTTAACCACTAGACTCAATACTCAAAATAAATGGTGTTACAAGGCCAAACAAGCTTTTGGCAAACACACGTCCACTAAGTGTGCCAGTATTCTGATTGATAACTAATCCTTCGCCAATACGGAAGTCACCTTTGTGATCGGTGCTAGTGTAGTAAATTCTCCCACCGCGTCTCATTACAACTTCGTTTTCCTGTATAGGTACACCACCTAACTGAGGCAAGCAGGTGTTGATATCTGTTCCTGCGCCCACATATTCAAAAGTGTGACTGGATGCAGATGCAACACTTACTTGATAAAAGTTTACAGTTTCATCATCCAAAGGTGCATAGTCTGTAACTTCTTCAAGTGTGACAGTTGTTTCGTTTTCCACAGTATCGCTGAGCAGTGACCCACCGGCTCCTACTAAATCAGCTGCTACTGCATCCACAATAAATCCAGTGTCACGTGTACACAAGCTCAGTTGATCAGCTGTTAAGAACCCTGGACCAAAAGTATTCAACACATATTGCGTTACTTCTGCTTGAATAAATTGCTTGTTCAATCGTAACAATTGACTGGAATTATTCCAGCGTAGATTTTTGGGACCATAGAGGGGGTTTATTGTGCTGATCAATACATCAAAAGAGGCTTCCAAGTTTTGTGAGCTATAACTGCCATAATTTAATGCTGGGTTGACTACTTGTGGCACAACCCCCTGGATAGGTATAATTGCACTATTGGTGATAACGTCCATAACCAACGTGCGTAGTTGGGTCAAAGCAGCGATGGTTTGACTTTCTTGCCCACCAATCAAGCTGGTTACACCGTTCCAGTAATTTCTACCACTACGCAAGGCCTCAATTACTCCACCTTTTGTTGCATCAAGTGTCATGCCATCTACAATCAATCCCACATCTCGTTCACACAGTGTCAGTTGTGCGGGTGATAAAAATCCAGGATAGGTAATACTTACCCATGCACCAATTTCAGCTTGGAGGAATGCTCTGTTGGCCTGTAGGAGCAGTCCTGCATGGGTATATCTTATATTGGCTACACTTAAGCCATCGTTAATAAATGTGGTTATATGGTCGAAAAATGCTGTTACGCCATTCAAAGTAGCTGCTCCACCACTCAAACTTCCATTTGTAACTTGTGCTACAGAAACTTGCAGCGGAACAACAGCAGTGTTTTGAACTATGTTTTGACTTAGACTCTTGGCGAAATTTATGGCCTGAATAGTTTGTGTTGATTGACCAGGTATCAAACTGGTTACACCATCCCAATAGCGTTGGCCACTTCTGAAACTAAGGCTTGCTGCCAATGGTGCTGGTATTACAGGGCCCCCATTTATTACCAACGGCGTGGCACTACTTATAGTGTAGTATTTTGGATACAATTTAGCCTCAGCAATAGCAGGAGTACCCCCAGCCCCAATGATATCACCACTGACGCTGTCAATAACTTGGCCAATGAGTTTGGCAAAATTAGCTTTCTCATCTGTAGTCATAGACACCAAAGTATTTGCATATGCTGTTACTTCAGCTTGTAAGAATGCATAATTGGCTTTCAAAAGAGCACTTGCACTATTATATCCTGTAAATGGCAGGCCGTTGGAGATCAAGTTGGTGATAACATTCACTGCTGCTGTTAAGTTAGAGGCAGCATACACTCCATTTGTAAGCACTGGATTGACACTTGCGGTCACTGCTGTTTGGAAAGGTGCACCTGGGTACGCACCTGGTGGAGTTGATATATTGTTGATAAGATTCAACCCCCATGCCAAGATATAATTGATCGCATCAATAGTTTCCGCAGCTTGTCCTGGAAGCTTACTGACTATCCCATTCCAGTAAGATTGTCCTGCTCGTATACTTCTTACAAAGCCGCCAGTTGAACAGTCAATTGAGAGAGCATCAACAATGTATCCAACATCTCTGCTGCATAGTGCTTGTAGTCTAGCTGCCTCTGTGGGATTACCACCAGCTAATGCGTTGAAGAATCCTGGATACTGCCAATTCACATAAGCCAATACCTCTGCTTGTAAGAAGGCTTTGTTCAGGAGCAGCAAGCTACTGGCATTGTCGTAAGGACTCAGGCTTGTCCCGTAATTTATTATTTGACTTGTATTTGTAAAGAACGCAGTCACCCCAGTTGTGGCATCCAATCCGTTGGGCAAAGCTGGATCAACAACAGGCAGCTCAGTAGCTTGATAAGGACTGCCAACATATCCGGCAGGTGGGGTTGGGTTGTTATCAATCAGATTATATGCCCAGTCTCTAGCATATGTGATAGCTAGCAATGTATTTGCTGTGTCAATAGGACTGACTGCTGCCTTAGCAGTCAAAAAGCTGAAGCTTTCAGCATCACCACCTTGGAATCTTACTCGAGGACCAGCACTGTAACTGTTACCGCCGCTTGCTAGATCAATAGCTGCAAGGCCCATACTGAGATCAAGTAAGCATCCTGTGCCACTTCCACTGAGAACATACTGAGTTTCAACGCCATTTAGTGTAGGCATCTTTGAATATTTGCCAGCTGTGTCAATAACAACTCTTGTTACAATACCAGACGTAAATCCATTTGATGCGACAGCAACTACTCGGACACGAGTTCTCGCCGTGCCTTCTCCTCCAACCACCTCGAGCAGGTCATTTATTTGATAGCCTTGCCCACCATTGAAATAGGTGTTGTTTGAGGTTGTAAAGACACTGTTTACGCTAGCACCAACAGCTTGATACCAAATTTGGCCAGCTTTGGCACCAGCGCCCCCGCCTCCTGAGAAGCGCACAGTGGGGTCAATTACAAAGTTTGATCCTGGATTTGTAATCCGTATATTTGTGACAACACCAGCTGTTACCTCAGTAATAGCTGTTGCACCAGTGTCGCCATTACCTGATCCTCCACCACCCTCAATAGTGACAATGGGTTGAGCTATATAACCACCGCCCTGACTTATGAGTGTGACTTCACGAATTGTGCCAGTTGTGTTGTCATACTCTGCACGACCTTTGGCTGTGATGCCACCGCCACCACTTATAGTAACAGTGGGGCTTGTGTAACCTGTGCCACTGCTGGCGAGATTTATACTGTTTACGCCAAAATTGATACTGCAACTGAATCCAGTTCCTATGCCGCTGCTAGTGGTAGCCGCACCAGAAACTATAGGGAGGTCTGTGTATTCGCCTTCATCAATCACAAAAACTGATGTTACTGCACCTCCCAAACCTACAGCAGCTACTTGAAGCAACACTGGCGTATTCACTTGCAGATTTGGGAAAGTTCCTCCACTAATTGTTATGGTGTCGTTAAGTGCATAACCGCGACCACCATTCAAAATAGCCACTCCGCTAGCTATATCGCTTCTGCAACTGTAAATCACCGCACCAATAATTGCTCCAGTACCACTGGGATCGTAAATTGTTGCGTATGCGCCGCCTGTATAACCAGATCCTTTTTCTATATTATTCAACGCGGTAATAGCTCCACTTGTTACTACTGCTTGAAATTCAGCACGCTGTCTTGCGTAACCAATTGGTGGATCCAACAGCACTAGGGGTGTACTAGTATATCCCTGTCCTTGATCAATTACTTGTATTTCGCTCACATAGCTGAACTCAGGACCAACAGTAGCCACAAGGCCCACAAATGGACGTTGGATAATATTCTTGATGTCAATAGTATCAACACGGAATCGTCCCGTGCCAGCTTTGATTCTGCCGCCATAGAGATAGGGACTTATGCCATCAGCCAAAATACCAATATCTCCGAAGCTGGTATTGCTGTTGCTTATGCTGCATGTTGCACCATTTTCTACCCATGTGCCAATTGTAGTACAGATAGTGAAGATTGACACCAACTGTGCGTAACCTTGGTTTGTAATGTAGATGCCAGGACCGCCTTGGTTATATTGAGTGAAGCCATCCAAAACCATACTCTTCAAACCTTTGGCAAGGTTTCCATCCACTTTCATCCCACCGCCAGTTTCGTTAAAACATGTGCAGTTTTGAACATAAGGACTTGTGCTGATTACTCCTGCTCCCCCAGGCACACCAGGAGGAAGATCGGGATCGCCTGCCAAAGGAGGATAGGTGATAGCAAATCCTGGCGCCTTACCACCTCTGAAACTCACGCCTGCAATGTAACAGGCATTGTTGACCCAAAAGAAGTCTTTTGTAGGATTATTGTAAAAGAGATTTACTCTACGCAAGTTATCGCCAATAACTGACACTCGCTCAGGCAAATAGATGGGGTTGTTTTCGTAATAGTTGCCGCTTCGGACAAAAATTGTTGTAAATGGTTTTGCGATTGCAGCAGCAGCTTTGACGGTTCTTTTTGCCCGGTCTTCAGCCAAACCATCATTGTTGTCATCACCATCTTTTGTTACCCAAATTACGTTAGTAACAGCAGGTGCAGTACCTTTGCTAACGCCAGTTACTACCAAATCACCAACACTTACTCTGGCGCCTGTCATTACAGGTGTTACACGAGCCGTATTACCAGACGGGCTTGGTTGCACAATTGCTTTGGGTGTATTTGTGTATCCACTACCACTGCTGTTGACTATGGCAGCAATCAGACCGTAGCTGAGATTTACCCTAGCGCCAGTTCCTGTTCCACCAACTACAGGGTTGTTCAGCAATGTGGGTAGGAAACTATAGTATCCAGGATCAGTAATAATAAGAGTGTTGATCTCACTCACCATATTGAATTGAACGCCGTAACCGCTGCCGCCAGTGGCTTTGTTATTGGTCAAAGGTGGCAGGGTGTAGTAAGGTCCTTGATTTTGGAGTTGGCAAGTGCTCTCAGTAACACTGTATTTGGCTGCTGTTTGATATTCAGTAAGTAGGCCACGGCCACTGCCACCAACAGCGGGGTTAGCCACAATATTGGGCAGTTCTCTATAAGACCCTGAGTTGTTGATTGTTATGTCTGTTACACGTCCGCCCAAAATAACAGAAATAACTGAGCCATTACTAGGAGGGTTCACAAAGGTAAGCCTGGTCACACTAGCGGGCTGACTTACTGTGTAGTTTGTACCCAGTGTTTGTTTCACGTTGTCAAGAGTCACATACAAATCAAAATAGTCAGCTGGTATAATTGCACGGCTGAGATCAAAGTTTGTTTCAACCCCGTCACCTGAGAAACTATTGTAAAATACACCAATTACATCGCCAGCTTGCAGAGAAAAGGCTGGCAAGAATGTGATATCTGTTTGCAGGCCGTTGGGCGCAAAGCTGTATACAGCCCCTAGGATAATCGTGCCATTTAACGTAACAGTAACGCCACTATAATCCAATGGATCAATAGTGAATGGAACTGTATAGGTTTTGATTGCTGGATTTGTAACAAAATTGTTTGTATCATATTTCCCCGATATTTGAATGGGGTCAGCTGAGATAATAGATGTGGCAGGTGTGCCTGAACCACCAAAAACAGTGATTTCCTCACCTGTGATGTATCCCACACCTTGTGCAATTATTTGTGGTTCAATCAATTTGACTCTAGTGATAATAATAGTAGCTGATGCTGGTCCATCACCACCACTGACAGTGAGAATATCATTGGGCTTATACCCACGTCCTTCATTGTTGGCATCAACAAGTATGCTCTTGATTCTAGCTGTTTCCACTTGTAACAAAGTGGGTGCAGAGAATACTCCGCCTTGAACTGTCAAGGCGTCGCCTGGCGTATATCCAGCGCCACGATCCCAGGGCACAACGATAGGTACAGCGCCCATAACAGCTTCTGCAACAGCTTGCACGCCACCAGGTGGTGGTGGATCAATTGTAATAGCTGGAACAAGTGTGTATCCGCTTCCAGGATTGTTGATATTCAAGCTAGTAACTTGCCCTTTGGCATTCAAATTCAAAATACCTGTAGCCAAGCTGTTGGTGATTACATCATTATCAATTAAAACTTGGTCTACAGCCAGCTTACTGGCGTTGAGTTTAGATCCGTCCCATTTGAGATCTGCTGATCCAGCAAATGTTCCCCCATTATTGAATTGAACAGCTTGTGTGGGTCCACCAGGTGTGCCCCCTGGTCCGGCTGGGCCGGTGGGACCTCCTAAGGGGCCGGTTGGGCCGGTTGCACCAACAGGACCAGCAGGGCCGCCTGACGGTGCAGGAATGGGTTGTGGACCTGTCTCCAAAATGTTGATGATAAGATCAATACGTGCAACAATGTCATTTGTCCAAAGTCCACCATCAGTGTAGGCGATGTCAAATACTTGGGGCACCAAACTGTAAACAGGTGCAACTGAGGTGTTTGTAACCACATCGTTCATCAGGGTTTTTAGATGGTTCAAGGCCGCAACAGTAACCTCTACCTGTCCAGGTATTACTGTTTTCCCAGACTCATAATATTTGTTGCCAGCTAGGTAGCTATTGAGATTGATGCCACTCAAAACATCGCTCATAACACACGCGGCAATCAGTTGCACATCACGAGCACATTTGTTTTGATCGTAAAAGTAAGGGGCTGGAAATTGGTTGTTGATCCAGCCAACTACTTCTTGACTCAAGAATTCAAGGTTCAAATATACCAGTGTTTGTGCGCTGAAATTTCCCAACGAGGTGGGAACAAAGTTGGCATATTCAGTGCTGGGTCCAGTTAGGATAATATTATTGATAATCGCAATATTGCTGGCAATAGGAGCATAGGCTACTACGCCGCCACTGAAGCTGGGTATAATTACTTGACTGGGTGGTACAACAGCTGGATAATCTGGTACAATAGCGATATTAGCAACGATTTTTTGAACCAAACTCAATGCATAAGTTAACGCATCAACAGTCAATTGTTTCTGCGCAGGTGTATTATAAATTAAAACACTTGTAACACCGTTCCAGTAAGCGTTGCCAGCTGCAACACTGTTATAAGTAGAGCCCAGCAATGTGTCATTCATTACAGCAAACAGGATAGTAGTCAAGTCTCTGCTGCATTTTTCCAGTTGAGAGGGGGTTAAAGAATAACCCAGGGGATAATTGCCTTGTACCCAAGAATTAACTTGCGCCCGAATAAATGGCAAATTGTAGATAACCAAGGCAACTGCGTTCAATAAACCTTGATTTTGTGTAATTTGACCAGGGCTACCATCTGACAAGAGGTACCAAGCTGTGCCGTTGTAATATTCCAACTTGTTATAATCAGTATTGAATCTGATCATACCTGTAGAGGGAGCAAGTGGGTTACTTGCTGGCCGTTGCGCCGTCAAGCCCACTGGAACCCTGATAGCTCCAGTCCCAGGGAATTGGATGCTGTTTTCTAAATCGCTGTTTTGGAATCTTGTTACAACCAAGGTGCCGTTGGGATCGCTTGTTAAAACAACCTTGTTGCTTTGAACAGGTCCAGATAACCTCACTGTGGTATTTTGTAGGTTGGAGATTTCAGCAGCCGCAACAGCAAGTTGAACTCTCATTGCCTCAAAATTGTCTCTGAAACCCTGACTTTCATTGTCAGAACCGGCCACAGGATAGTTGGTGTTGATACTGTCTGGTCTAATGTTGCTGGTCATGGATATCCACACTAATCGCGTTTTTTCATATTTATGGGTTGGCACAATTTGTGTTTTTGATCCATGATTTAACAGTCATCAAGCGTCACGCTTAAATACTCATGGTGCCCAACTCTCTACTGGAGGAACGCCACTTGCAAAGAAGATTGAAACGCTCTAACAGAGCCAATCCTCGAGAAGATCGCAACATTTTTGACAACAAAAATGTTCGAAACAACATCATCGAACTTGAGCAATTTACTAAACATCTCAAACAAAAAGTTGAGTTGATTCCCAAAAACCTCAGTCAAGAAACTTATATTGAAAAGCTGGAAGACCCAAACATAAACATTGTGTTTGCCATTGGTCCAGCAGGTACTGGTAAATCATATCTTGGCACACTATATGCCATCCAATGCTTGAAAAATGGCAGTGTTAGCAAGATTGTGATTACCCGACCAAATATCAGTTTAGATGACAAAGACATTGGCTTTTTGCCTGGTGACATTTTTGCCAAAATGGCTCCTTGGACTAGGCCAATCTTGGAGATTTTTGAAGAGTTTTATTCAACCAAACAAATTGCTACAATGCTGGAAAACAATGTGATAGAGCTGCTTCCTATGGCTTTCATAAGAGGCAGAACATTGAAAAACAGCATTATTCTCCTCGATGAAGCACAGAACACTACAAAACTCAGTATGGTTTCTGCGCTGACCCGAATTGGTGAGAACAGCAAGATGATTGTGACTGGAGATACGAAACAAAGTGATAGGGGAACATCAAATGGTCTCACAGATTTCTTACAACGATACAAACCAAACAAACGAGTGGCTGTTGTTGAATTTCAACAACAAGATGTTGAACGCCACCCAGTAATCAATACCATACTGGACTGGTACGGAGAAAACTAAACAACCTTTTGTGAACCATAAATACTGGAAAATTGGGCACTTCTAGTATTATGGTTCACAAAATTCTCGAAAATTTTTCAGATCAAGCTGAAGAAGTAATCAAAAAGCTTACAGCCAAACAAGACTTATTGGATGTTATGCTGGATATTGAGGATTACTTTGATAACAACAATCTCTATGTATTTGACAATTGGTTCAAAGGTGAGCTTGTAAATGGCCCATTGGTAAAAAAATACTGGATTGAAGTGACCTTCAAATACCCATACCATCACATGCCTGATCCTGAAGGTGGGTTGAGACTTACTCAACATGGCACCAAAATACAATATGAAAAAACTTTTCAAACGGTGCCTGTGCCTATCCATAGTCCTGATGACTATGAACCTGGTACCAAGAAGCCGCGAATGAAAAAAGAAAAGGTTTGGCTTATTCACATGAAAATACCACGCCGCTTTGTTGAAACTCTTGATCCTGAAATGCTAGACATTTACGATGAAGAGGTAGAGGACACCGACATGGACAATGCTGAAGACCAGATGGCGCAAGGTCAGGCACCTGGGTTGGAGATGAATACATGAACCTGAAGGAAGGACTGCGCAAAGGTGACTTGGACGGGTTGATACTTCCGCTTGTTACTGTGGATGAATATGAGTCCAAAATTGGCGATGATGAAGCTGTTGTTGTGGGATTTTATGCATTGGAAGCGGATGCTGCGCACGATTTAAGTAATTTTATTGAGAGAGCGCCTTACATGGTGTTGGATACTGATGTAAGTCCAGCCCCAACAAAGGACGGTTACTACGTATGCTTTGCTGAACTCAATCGCACACTGGACTTTCCTAACGCTTTGATTTCCTTGTTAAATGATATAACAAAACTATGTAATATTGATGATTGGCAATTTACTACTGTGAACTTACCCAAGGACAAAATTGTGCCCTTGACTGAGAAAAATTTGAAAAAAACTGTAAACTGCAATGTACGTGAAACCAAAAACACTGACGAACAAAATGTCAAAAGGTTCTTCAAACATAGCAGCTTGAAAGAAGTATCGTGGGCAGATGGGCAACTAACTCTCTCTGAACGTGCATACAGAAAAACGTTTCAGGTAGACACCTTGACAAATGTTGTGCCCCAAGGCCCGGTGGATTTGAGTGAATCAGGCAGTAGCGAATGCAGAGTTCTAGAAAAAGCATTAGCGGGGCCCTACAGCGTCCACAAGCTGGGAGAGCAGTTGGTTGTGGAAAATTGGAACCTCCAAAAATTTTTAGTGTTAACACCCCTCTAAGTGTTGTTACTAGCGTCACCTCCCCTATAATCTACGAACTATTATAGGTTTTGATATCGTGGTAATGTGTCCACGGGCGGAAGGGATGGTGACCCATCAGGAACGCAAACAACTCGGCGCCCCTATACGCCGGACCGGGAAGCACCGCTGTTTGTCTTGACACATGCTCTCCAGTGCGAACCCGGAATACACAACCAAGTGACAAAGTAGGTTGAAAAATTATCTTTGCGATGTGATGCATCGCATAAAAAGGATCGCTCTGAGGTGGTCATTCTCATCGATCAGGACGCAATTCAAGGTAGCTGATGCCCTTGGTTGTGTTTGCCGCTGCTGAACCCTGTGTTCGAGGTAGTGAATGCATACTGGTACCGAGCAACCGCCAGTTTTTGGTTTTCCCAAACATTCATCCAAATCATGCTCTCTATACGGCGCCATACCAGGCACTTGAGACAATTTACCTCCCCAATTAGCCGTTGGGGAGAGTATGATCTCTTCCAACACCACCCAGAACATGAATATATGAAAATCTTCTATTGCATCATAAAATATCAGATGCTATGTTGATCTCAGATAAAAAGGATCGGCAAAAAATGTGGTTTATTCTGCTTATGGCTGTGATAGCCGCAGTGTATGGCCTAGGAATGGTAGCTAATATCATAGGCTACTTTTTCCTATTCATTGGGCTTGGAATTGCCGCTCTAGTGGCACTGATCGTTATCGGTGCCGTTCTCGCAGATGGGAACTGAAGATGACAGTGTGGGACAAAATTGCCGCTAGGGCTTATGATAATCAGGACCCGTGTCCTGTTCACCCGCTACGCCCTACTCTGGGTCCCAATCCCAGTGCAGGAGAGGCTCAGGCATATGCTGATGCGCTCACGCATTATGAGAAGGTAGCTCTACCCGAACACGAGGTGGCTTATAAGCTATACATAGCTCAATGTGCCGAGTTGGCTGCACCTTTCCAAGATGATCTCGAAGAGTATTATGGCATGAAGGGTCATCCCAAAGCAGAGCTGCTCTACTGGAAGAGCTATGAGCGTGGTCACTACGCGGGCTTCAGTCAGATTGCCAGCGCCTACAGTGACCTTGTGGAACTTGTGAAGTGAGAGAAAGCTGCTGTTGCCCCAGCCTGTCACTGTGCAGAGTAACCGACAACAGTTGGATGCTCAAATAGAGTGGTGCCAGCAGAATCTGCCACGCTATACCTGGCGATGTTATGTCACTCATTTTTGGTTTGACAGTCAAGAAACTGCTACCCATTTTGCCTTGATATGGAGCACAAACGATGGTTGACGTTCGACTGCTGCGTGATGCTGCTATTGCAGAGAGCAACAACGGCTTCAACGTGCATGATGAGCTAAAAACTCTCACAGTTGAAGAGCTCAAGAATGTAACCCAAGCTAGCCTCAAAAATTTTGAAGTTCTGTGCCTCAACGTGCTGGGCGACTTGAACATTAGCACCATTATCAGAAGCAGTCACCTTTTTGGGGCTCGTAAGGTGCATGTGTTTGGTCGCCGACGCACTGACAACAGAGGCCTAGTGGGAGCTCAAAATTACACCCAAGTGGACCGGGTACAAGGACTCCTAGAGGATGGGGTTACTATCGATCCTGATGCCTTTTGGCGTTATGTGGACCAGGAGAGGCTCTATCCTGTTTTTGTTGAGCAGGGAGGCACCAATGTTTATGAGTTTGATTGGAATGAGAGCCTACTAGATGCCAACAGCCTTGGTCGAACCATGTGCTTGATCATGGGCACTGAGAACAGCGGCATTCCACAAAGCATTCTCAAGGATGTTGACATGGTAGACCAAGCTGTGAGCATTCCTCAAACCGGCGTCATCCGAAGCCATAATGTAAGCATGGCTTTTGCTGTTGTGTGCGGTCAGATGGTTAGCGCACTTAAATGGTATTGACGTAGCGAAGATATTTCGCTATAAATGAATTGAGCGTTGTGCTCGATCTTGTGAAAGTGGTTTTCACAAGTTAACTCCAAAAAATGCTGCGGCATAGGAGAAGACTAAAATGGCTCGTAATTTTGATATCGCTCAGCGTGCTTTTGATAACCGTTTTGTTGTCTGGGCAGAAATTGATCACCCCGAAGCAGACCGTGATTGGTACCTGAAGAACGGACTTGCAGTACCCCAGCAGTGGGTGGCTGTAGCTGTTACTCATACCAAGGAGGCTGCTATCCGCGCCACCAAACAGGTTAAGATTTAACCTCAAAAACAAAAAACTTGGATACTACCTGAGCTGGGAATTATTTTCCCAGCTCTTTTTTTCTGATGGCTTGATCAAACAGCTCTAGTATCTGTTGTTTTGTTTGAGGTTCAATTTGCTGGCAACGGGTGATTTCCGCATCAGGAAAATACTGCAAGATTTCAGTCACAGCTTGATTTTCTGACTCGGCAACAATAAACGAAGCCAACTCCACATCTTGAATATAATTTTGGTTGATTTCATCTAGCAGTGATTGGTTCTTGGTTTGAAACGCATCAGCTACCAATTCCTCAGTTACAGTCAATGAGCTCTTGCAGGATGTTCTTTTTTTATACATGTGGCCCTGTTGTAAGGGATACCAGACCCAAGGAGTAGTAACTTCCTCTTCTTGCCATGTTCGCCAACTTATGTAGTGGATGCTGTTCATAATAGGTTGAAGCCTTAAATCATCTTCTGAGATGAGTCTACTGGACTCCCTGGAGCTATGCAAAAATAACTGTCAATGCTTTCATATTACACTTAATGGTGTTGAGGAAAAAGGCTATCAGGATGGTACATAACGACTTGCCTAAATACCTTATATGAGCAAAGAAGATTACATCACAGTCAACGGCACAGTTATTGAAGTTTGTCCCAACAGTCTGTTCAGAGTACAATTGGAAAACGGACTTACAATACTAGCTCACTTGGCTGGCAAATTGAGAATCAACAACATCAATGTCCATCATCTTGATCATGTGACCGTAGAGCTAAGCGCATATGATTTGACGAAAGGACGCATTGTCTACCGACAAAAGCGCCCTCCTCGGAATTCCAACGCTACTCATTGACCTCAGTTGAGTCCAGTGTAGCCTCATTATCGTTCAGGACTACTGCCACATCATTGTCTGTATTTTGAAGGTTGGGCACTAAGACAACAGTTTCTGTTGATTTTTCCACATTGCTGTCAAACCAATCTTGGATAATCTTAAGGTTGTTTTTTAGTCTGCCATCATTTGAATTGTGTTCAACCGCCTTGGAAGCGTAATCTAAGCTTTCTGTTCTTAACCCCAAATTCCAAGCACTTATGCTGGCAAGATCATGTGGTAACCAACTCCATGAGTCTTCGTTACAAGTGTAGTCCATTGGATGTTGAGTGATCTCTAGGGCTTTTACAGCATGTTTGTAGCATTCACCCCAATTGGCTTTTGTATAATAATATCGAGCTAGCTCAACCAATGGCTCTCTATGATTTGGAGTTTCCATAGTAGCCATCTTCAACCAGAACTCTTTGTTTTCATCATCCACTGATGCCAAGTTTTGCATTGCAAATCCTCGCTCTACATTCCAGCAAGGCATTGTCAAGAACTCTTTGTAAGTTTTGATGCAATCTTCCTTCATACCTCGATACATATATTCTCTGCCCAGATAAGCTCGCATGCGTGCATCGTGAGGATATTCTCTCACTGCTTCCTGAAGCAATGGTAGATCGCCGTTTTTGTTTTTGAATTCAGGGTAGTGGAGGATACGCAGCTCGGGGCAACTGGTTTGAACTTCAGGCACACGGCTGCATAACCCTTCGTGAGTCGCACCTACCCATCGAAAACCTCGTCGCGCATGGATGCGATCTCCATTCCAGATGCGGCCAGGCACACCAGGTGACAACCAATTCCAAATATATGTATATCTAAGTCTAGTGGTTTCTGGTGTCCATGACTTTTCCAACAGTTCTCGCCAGCCGTTATCAAGACGTTCATCCATATGAAGACAAATGCATACATCACAATCAGCTGGTAACAAACTCATTGCGATATTATATGCATCATCAAAACGCCAAGGACTGATCAATGTATCATATACAGAAACTTTATTCTCTTGTAAAATTTGTTTTGTATCATCTGTGCTGCCTGTATCTATTACTACTCGGTAATCAGCATCTGCACATGACAGGGCCCAAGCAGCAGCATTTTTGTTCTCGTTCAATGCCGGAGCATAGACGCCTATTTTCAATTTTGTCATCCTTTGTTCTCCAGGACAGATTTCACAAACTCATAATTGGATTTGATGCGGCCATCTTCTGGCTCAAGACGTGCAGCTTCTTCAAACATTCTGAGGCTTTCGTCCTTTAGGCCGAGGTTCCAAGCACCTAATCCGCATAGATCATACATTCTTCCTCCCCAAGCGTGCGAATAATCAAGATAGCTGTTGCTCTTGTGAGCACATTTCAAACCTTCTTTAGCAGCCGCATAGAGATTGGGCCAATCAGCATTGTTGTAGTAATATTCGGCTAGATTTAACCAAACTTCTCGTCGTGTGGGACTTTCAACAGAACTTAGTCTCAGCCACTTCAATTCTTCATGGGGTAGACATTTGGCTAACCACTTCATAGCCTCGCTCCGTTCATCAGCCCAACCACTTTCAGGCATGGCAAGATACTTTTGGAAATGTTCAGCAGCATTTTCAGGCTGATTATACCAAGCATACTCTCTTGCCAACCAATAGCACAATTGACTGTCACGTGGCATCTCTTTGTAGCTTGTTTCCAGCAAGGGTAGATATTGGCCACGACTTTTGCTAGGATCTTGTTTGTGCCACATAACAACACTGGGGGCTACGACGGTTTTTTCATCACCAATGGGAAAAATAGTTTCATGCACTGCACGCTTCCATCGATAACCAAATCTACTATGCAGCTTGTCTGCAAGGAATTGACTAAGTGGTTGGTCATTGGCATCAAAGTTGTGAACATAATGATAGCGCAGTCTTGTTGTGCCAGGTAACCAATGTTTTTCCAGCTCTTCTCGCCAACCGGGGGCCATCATCTCATCCATGTCCATAGAGATACAGACATCAACATCTTCTGGAACCAATGCTAGTGCCATGTTGCGTGCATCATCAAACCTCCAAGGTTTGATTTTAATAACACTTACTTGTACACCACGTTCTCGCAATGCCTCCACAGTGCCATCTGTGCTGCCAGTGTCAGCTACGACTAGATAGTCAGCTTCTTTGACACTGTCACACCAACGCTCTACAAAATGTCTTTCGTTAAGGGAGATAGTATATACAGCTAGTTTCATGTAATCACCTTTGGCAAAGAATCAGGATCAGAAATATATGGAGTATACCACCATCCTGTATATCTACGTTGTACCACATTTAACGGCAAATCTGCAAAACAGACTTCAATATTATGGTGTTTTAAATGGGTATCAAACGCTTTGTGAGGATGAAAGTCTTTGTCTGAGAAGCAGGAAAATCTTTTGCCTGCTTGATTTGCTGTGCTGCTGTTGCCTATAAACCAAAAATCGCAAGGACTGCCACACCCAAATTTACGTTGAACCAGAAGTTGGTTGTAATCAAAACACCACTGAGGCAAGGAGTTTTGATAGATGACATCAGCTCGGCTTACAATGACAAAATCGTATTTTTGAGAAAAACAGCTTGCCATCTCAACAACTCTTTCTTGTGCCCATAAATTGGCCCACATTGCTAGAGGATAATCTTCAACAGAGCCAATATTTGATTTCAACTGTGCAAGTGAGTTTGAAAAACACTGGGAATCCAAGCTAAATGTCTCAGATTGTAAAGGACATAAGCTTGATAACATTGAAAAATCCTGGTGTGTTGGAAAACCACCAGGATTTTTATGTGTGTATCGTGGATGGTTTGAATCTGCAGGATACATTCCCAAGGACGATGCATCGTAAACACAGGCAAACAGGTCTATGTTCAAACAGCTAAACAAATGAGTTCGCAAGCTAGCTGCAACATTGTTGAAATGTCGATAAGGGCCATACAGGCACAGTGCTAGTTTCATTATACTACCTTGATCCAAGGAGTGTATTTTTGAATATCATGTTGCTCATAAGTGAACTGACTGTTTCGAGTAGTGTGATAGTAGATTTTTTTATGAGTTAGCAGTTCGCCAACGCTGTGAATGAAGTTGAAAACACTGCTATCAATGAGGTGTATCTCTTGTGCATTTTCAATTACACGTATCCAGGAAAGAAGATTTGATGTAACATTATGTGAGACTTTTACAATACGTACATCGTGAGCACTTTCATCTACCCATTTCAAAGGCACCCTTCCACCAATGCTGGGCTCGTCATGGACTAATCTATACGGGGTAGAGTCTCCCACAACCATATCATACACTGCGTCAACATCAGGAATACATTGTGGTAATTTGAATTGGGAGAATCGGTATTCATAAGGTAAGCCAAATTGCTCATAGTACCACCTGTACCACCGTGCACTTGTGGGTCGATGCATATACACATCAGCTTCGATTATAGGTATGCCAAAACAATCTAAGCTGTTTTCAACAGTCTCACTAATACCGTCTATTTTTAGTAGTTTTACTTTGGGATTGTCTTGATATAAACAGGAAACTGTGGGCCAGTTGTGAGGTTTCACAGGCACAAATACCTGATCGTATATTTCTGAGAAATAGTTGACTAAGCCATTACAAATGAAATAATCACCCAATCCCAGTTGGTGTGCTACTATTACTTCTTTCATTGTGCACCTACAGGATGCAACAGGCTTATCCAGTCAGAGCATATTCCAAACGCATCCCAGCTCAAGCATTCAGCTAATTTATCAAGTGGGGTGTGCCATTCAGGCATTACTGCTATACTATTTGAGAACAATGGTTTGTTTGGTGATGTCCACCAGTAATTTTGGCTTGTTAATACACGCTCATCATTTTCATGCCAAAAATAGTTCAACATTGGGTGCAAGTGGTGTAACTGGCTCAACTCTTGGCAAGCTTTTGCATTCTTAGCGTGAATCCATAAGTTTTGCTGTGTTAGGAAATCAGTTGTTACTCTAATTGATGGAGCATCATGCCCCAACATCCAGCCGTCTGTGTACCAAACATCAATTTCCACGTCAATTCCCAACTCCAAACAAGTGTGGATTGATTGGGGAGTGTTTTCAGCTTTGGGATCAGGACCATACAAAAGTCCTCGATGTGCAATCAATCTCATGGTATAATTCCTGTTGGTCTTACTATTCCGTTATGCCAGTTGTGTTCTTTGACTGGTATGTTGTGTAACAAAAGATGGCTTTTCAAAAACAACTCGCCACAAAAATCCACCTTGTAGTCTTGATAGAGTGTAGGAAGCCAATCCACTAGTTGTGCGTAAGTTTTCATAGTTGTACTGCTGCCATATGCAAATTGGTCACTTATGCCCAGATACTCTTGGTCCAAGAACTGGAATCGATGCCCAGATAATCCCGGTGTATGGGCTACATTTACTGCGTTGTTCAATTCCAGCTCCACAGTTTGAAGGAACCAATCAAATCTTGCACGGATAATCACGTCATACTCAAACCCAAAATTAGTTTGATAGTCAAGCGCCAAGCCAATGGCTTTTTGAATTCCAGTATATTGTGCAAGTTGATTTTGTGGTATAGTACGGTATGCCCAAATGCGGTCTGTGTACAGGCTTACATCATATTTTTTAGGTTGTTCCCAGGACAGGATTTTGGGTTGATATAAGCTCCAAAAATTATTGGGGTCAAAATCTAGATTTTGCCAAGTGTGAATGAATACGTCAGGTTGATATACGTCTAATAGACATCGTTTCCAGTAACGATGCGTTTCCCTTACAAATCTTGGTAAACCTGAAAAACAAAGTGCCACACGCACCTAGTCACCCAAGGTCAAGAGTTGTTTGTCATTCATACTGGGAACCTTGACACAAATAATACTTGTGTCCTCAAGAAACTCAGGATTGGTGATTTCCCAAGGATACAGAATAAAAATATCTCCAGAGCTGAGCTCAGTGTCTTGAATTCTCATTCTCCCGCTGGTAATGAGATTGATCTCAGTAACTTTTGTGTGAAAGTGCGGATCAGGAGGATCACTGGATTTGTGTGTGCGAAAACCAACTTCAAAGTCTTTTGTGGGCCAAGCAGTGGGCTCAAAATCGCCCACAAACCATCCTCGTAGCATATTGTTGTGTTTCAACAACTTCATAGACCAAATGACTCCCAGTTCACAATTCCAAACCCTTGATCAGTTAATACATTTACAGCCAGTGCTCTATTACTGTCAGCTTCACTAAGCTTGTCATTTACAATTACTCTTGTACCACTTGTAACACCCATCAACAGTTGATCATACGCTATACCAATACTCTCAAGCTGTGCAACTGTGGCAGCTCTAGTACTTTCTTTTCTGGCTGTAACAAGTATAATAGTGTGCCCTTGGCTATCCCATTGGTTGAACTTTTCTCGTACACCGTGTAGTATTTTTGGCTCAACTCGCAATGCCTCACTTATGGAATGCTGATGTTGAATAAGGGTGCCGTCAATGTCGCAAAAAATTGTTTTGGGCTTGCTGCTGTAAAACTCCTTCACCTTACCCAAATACCGTGCCACATCTTCTGGAGTGCCCAACGGAATATAAATGTTTGGAGCAACAAAATATGGGAAAATGCTTGAGCCTTGTTGAATGAGATAGTTGTAAGTTTCGCTTATGTAACACTCAGGCCGGCCGTGAAATGTAAATTCTGACAGGAGTTTTTCTGCACTTTCTACAAAATCACAGCCGCGTTTCCAATAGTGAAAACCAATTAGTGCATCATCTGAGATGGGATTTTTCTCCACAACCTGTACTACTCGACTGTTTTTGATCTCAGCAAAGCTGTTCTTGGGATCCCTTTCTTTGTGAAGCACAACTGCCCCATCAACTCCGGTATCGCTTGTAAATTTTAAAAACTCTCGAGGATCCCAATTGATGATTTGATCGCAATTATAAATCACTAGCGGCTCATTGTTGTTGATAAACTCTCGAGCACACAATGCTGTTTGGCTGGCACCATTTGTGACACGATCTATTTCAATTATCTCACATTCAGGGCGTAGTTGCTTCAATAGACTGTTCAGCTGGTGTGAATATGCTGGGTTCTCATATTTGCGTGTTACAAAAATAAATTTTCCATCAACATCAAAGCTTTTGATGCTATGCTCAATCAGTGTGCGAGAGTTAACCTCAATAAGCGGTTTAGGCTCTTGTATCCCAATGTTGGAAAATCTAGAGCCCAACCCTGCCATTGGTATGAGAATATTCATGACTGATCCTTATCTACAAAATAAATTGTAGTGGATGTCAGCTATCTATCAAATATTCGGCCCAGTTGATCTGCCGTTTGTTTCACAATGTCTTCGTTATTACGTACTTGAGCAGCAGGAGTGGGCTCTGTATAGTCAACACCAACAAAGCCCAAAAGGTCACCATTATTTGAGAAAAATGCACAACGGGTTATGTGCAATGCTGCTCTGGATTCATAATACCAATAGAGTGCACTATCTGGTCGAGCATTGATATTGGTCAAACTCACGCATTTTCTCTTGAGAAATTCAGTACTCATGTTGGTGATCAAACTGCTGGGCAGCCTTTGCCCAAAGTTCATGATCCTATTGGTACCAGGTTTAATTACTTCGTGAGTATTTGTGTGGAAAATAAATGGCACATTATTGGGGCTAGGAATACCATTGTGAAATCGGAAAATATATGCACGGTTGGAATTGGTAGTTGTAAGTATTTGATTTAGTGATTGATTGGCTGCTGTATCCACTGCAACGCTGACTTGTAATTCTCTTGCAAAGTTGTTCATGCTGTTACTGCGTTGCCAAAGATCAATCACAGGTTGAAAATGAAAAGCAACAATGTAGCTGGTGCTTATCATGCACAGCAGGCAGAAAATCACAAACAAATGCCACAGCATCTTCAAGGGATGAACCGTTCGAAAATATGATATTAGGACGCGAGCAATATCAGACATGTAATTTTCCCATCAACATATTTACAAAGTTTTGTGTGTTCAATAAGTTGCTAGTTTTTCCTGCATTGACAAGGCAGCAATATAAAAATATAATATACATATGAAAGATTATTATAGTATCCTTGCCGTGCAAGAAAATGCAACTCAAGATGAGTTGAAAAAGGCTTATCGCACACTTGCAATGCAGTATCATCCAGACCGTAACAAAAGCAGTGAATCTGAGAGTAAATTCAAAGAGATCAATGAGGCTTATGATACTCTAGGTAACGAAGACAAGCGTCAAGCTTACGATCAGCAACGCAAGTTTGGTGGAAGTCAGCCAGGTGGATTCCATTTTGAATTCCGTGGAGGAGGATCACCCTTTGGTGATATTTTTGAACAAATCTTCCGAGGTCAAGGATTTGACCACTTTAGCCAACGACCAAGTCGTAATCCTGACACGCAAGTTCAGTTGAATATAACCTTGGAAGAAGCGTTCACAGGAAAAAGTGTACCAATTCAATTTACTGATAGTGCTGGCCAAAACATCAATTTAGTTGTGAACATACCTGCAGGTATTGATAGTGGGTATAGGTTACGATATGCTGGCAACGGTAGCCGAACACATGCCAATTTAGCACCTGGAGATTTGTATATTACTGTGTTTGTTACGCCGCACTCTGTGTTCGAGAGGAGTGGGCCTCATTTGTTGACTACACTGAAGGCCAACATTTGGGAAACATTAGTGGGGGTTGACAAGCTTGTTAGTGTGATTGAAGGCGGTGCAGTTTCCATGAAAGTCCCGCCTTTGTCCAAAGATCAAACTCTACTTAACGTCAAAGGCAAGGGCATGCCGCTCAGTAGTAATAGTTCTTCACGTGGTGACCTCATGGTCAGACTCCATGTAGAGCTGCCACAAAAGCTGGATCAAGATCAGCTTGATGCCATTTCAAAATGGGCACACCCCCAAACATCTTAAATCTTTCACCAGGACAGCACATATGAAAGAGCCCTTTAATTCAAAAAATGATTTTGAGCAAGTAATAAATCGAAGTTACTCTATTGCAATAAAACATCATCACGAATATGTGGTGGTAGAGCATGTGCTGATAGCACTATTGGAATTTCAAGACATTGACACCATGTTAACAGCCTTGGGTTGTTCTCCAAAAAAGCTCAAAGCTGATGTAGTCAGTTATCTCAAAGATTCCAAATATCATAGTATTGTGCCTGACGGAGTGTATCAACCCAAATACACCTCCACACTGATGAGTGTAATCAAGCAAGCCAAAGCGCAAAGCTTGTTCATGGGCAAAACTGTTATGAACAGTGTGGACATGTTGCTGGCACTTTACAATGCAGAACAAAGTTGGGCTGTGTATTTTTTACAAAAACACAACATCAACAAAAGCAATATCACCTCGTATCTTACACAAAATAGTCAAGAAACGGATGAGATGGGCATGAGTGAAGACGATGCAAGAATGGTGTTGTTTCAATTTGCCACCAATTTAAATCAACGTGCCAAACAGGGCAAGATCACTGCACTTATTGGTAGAGACACTGATGTTGATCAACTAGTTGAAACGCTGGCCCGAAAACTCAAGAACAATGTTATACTTGTGGGCCATCCAGGGGTAGGCAAAACACAACTTGTGGAAGGACTTGCCAAGAGAATAGTGGAACAAACCGTGCCAAAAGTTCTTTTGAATCAAGAAATCTGGAGCTTGGATATCAATAGCATTGTTGCTGGGACCAAATATCGTGGCGACTTTGAAGACAGAATGAAAAACATTATTACGGCGTTAAAAAGTTTGCCCAATGTTATTATTTTCATTGATGAAATTCATATGATTATGGGTGCTGGCGGCAACAGCAGCAATGCAATGGATGCAGCCAATATTCTCAAGCCAGCGTTGGGTCGGGGAGAAATTCGCACTATTGGTTCCACAACATATGACGAATATCGGAAGTATTTTGAAAAGGATCGAGCACTACTTCGGCGTTTTGAGAAACAAGATGTAGTTGAGCCCAGTGTAAGTGATGCTAAAAAAGTAATTCAAGGATTGATCAAAACTTTTGAAAAGTTTCACAATGTAACTTATGCACCAGGATGTGCAGAGGCAGCAGTTGATCTCAGTGTAAAATATATTTTCAACAAGTATCTGCCAGATAAGGCAATTGATTTGATTGATGCAGCTGGTGCAACAGTGAAAATCAAAGGAAAAACCAAAAAGGTTGTTCAAGTAGAGAATATTGAACAACAAGTTTGTAGGATTGCCAAAGTCAGCCTTGAAAACTTGGAAACATCTGAGAGTAATAAATTATCTACTCTAGATAATGATCTCAAAAAAGTAATTTACGGCCAAGACACAGCAGTAGACACTCTTGTTGATGCAGTGTATTTGGCTTATAGTGGACTACGAGAACAAAACAAAACACTGGGAAGCTTCTTGTTCACAGGGCCAAGTGGTGTGGGCAAGACTGAACTGGCCAAGATGTTAGCAGACAAACTGGGTTATAGTTTTGTTCGCTTTGACATGAGCGAGTTTCAAGAAAAACATTCTGTTGCTAGATTTATTGGCAGTCCCCCTGGATATGTGGGTTACAGCGACGGCAGTGCTGGCAGTGGTGCTCTTATCAACGCACTAGAGCAAACACCCAGTTGTGTGCTGCTGTGTGACGAAGTGGAAAAAGCTCATCCTGATGTATTGAATGTTTTTCTGCAAGCTATGGATCAAGGCAGCATCACAAGCCAAAATCAAAAAACAGTGAGTTTGAAAAATGCAATCTTGATTTTTACCAGTAATCTTGGTGCTGTGGAAATGGAAAAGCATAGTATTGGCTTTGGTGCTACCAAAAACAGTGATGCAGACAAAGAAGCTGTAAAACAATTTTTCCGTCCAGAGTTCAGGAATCGATTGGATGCAGTAGTGCCATTTGGTGCGTTGAACAAAGAAACCATGCAGAAAGTTGTTATCAAATTCATTCAACAACTGAATCAAGCTTCACAAAGCAAAAATGTGTGTGTAGTAGTTGATCCTGATGCGCAAGAATGGTTGGTGAAGAATGGTTTTGACCCTTCGATGGGAGCTAGGCCTTTGAGTCGGGTAATTGACAACCATATCAAAAAGCCCATGAGCCGCCAGATGTTATTTGGAAAGTTGAAGTCAGGAGGAAGAGTGTTAGTTACACTTGATGCAGCAGCACATAAGCTGAAATTGGAATTTTTAGGCACAGTATGTAGTCTCCCCACAGGCCCAAATGAGGCCTTTAATGAAAACAACTCAGAGGTGTCTGCGCAATGAACAAAACATCAGCTATTCAAAGCTTGTGCCAAAAAGGATTGATAAGCAAAGGCACAGTCATAGGGGTTGCTGAGTCAGCATCCTCTAGAGTCTATCATAGATTTGTAGTTGCACATGCTATACTTGCGCCCTGTGTAAAAATTACAGGAGTGCATACACAAAACAACAGCAGTCTTGACTTGGATATCAACAAGATTGTGGAAGTGGATGGCATGGGGCTAGATCGCTATCTGCAACATGCAGATCTTGACGCCAATGGCCTACAAATCAATCGTGGAAAAAAGCGTGGCAGAAGGCCAAAAAACAGAGGATAAATACTCTAATCAAGGACCTTATAAATGGCACAAATAGCCTGTCAAACTATTTCAATTTCCATCAGCAAACTTATCAAGGATGATGAACAACTGGCTAGTGTGCTCTCTTCTGAGCAGCTTTTGGCATTGTTTGAAAGCTTGCCCAGTGTTGTAGAGCAGCTACTTGAAGACAGTAAACTGGTTATTGAAGTCTCTATTTGACCTTTCCATAAATATCGACAAATCAATTGTTGAGAAATTATGGAAAGTCTTGTCTTATTACCAACTACTAGCGGTAAGGTCAATGTAACTGGCGAAAAGCAAAAAGGCGCAGGCTACACCAATTTTCTTGGCGGTAGTCATACAGTAGCCCTAACGTTAACAAATTTTACAGGCCGGATTTTAATTCAAGCCTCGTTGGCAGATAATCCAGTTGAACAAGACTGGTTTCCTGTTTATCTACAGTCAGACCTGCCTTATGTACAATTCCCTAGAGATTTGTTCAATCCCAGTGGCCTATTTGGTGGGGACACCGGCAGCTTTGCATATACATTTGTAGGCAATTATGTTTGGGTAAGAGCTGTTGTAAGCAGAGATTATTTGACTCCAGCACCTATTGACGACAGCACGGTTGGCAGTGTTTCTGAAATACTTTTGAACTTTGGTGCCCTGAGTCCTGGATTTATCCCCAAAGGCCCCATACAAGGTCCCACCGGTCCTGCTGGCCCTCCTGGGTCTGCCCCAGTCACCAGCTTCCAAATGCCGTTTTCATCTCAAAATATTGTGACCGATGTGTTGACCGTTGTTCATGGCCTTGCACAGAGACTTGTGTTTGTTCAAGTATATGACACCAACTACCAACTGGTAAATCCCACAACAATAACCTTAATTGATGAGATGACTTGCCAATTGAATTTATCTGGGCAAGTGCCTATTTCTGGAGTTTGGTATGTTTTGGTGTCTAAATGACAAACATATGTGGTGTAAAATATGAGAGCTAAAGAATTTATTCGAGAATTTACTGTAAATGTGCCTGTTACAATCAACATCCCCTTGGGCGATGTGTTGAAAGCGCAAGCTGACAGTGATGTGATAAATCCTGGAGTGCGTTATGGTGAAGAGGGCGATGCCAAGTGGAGTCCACCACTCCAACAACACCTTGACACTGTAAAAGACAGCGTGGGGCCCACAACTGAAGATCCCACTGTGATAAACCCAGAGGATGATTTTCATACACCTCAACAGTCCAATATCTCAAAAATTACAGCAAAAAAAGATTTCATACCAACTGTAAGTATCAAACCCTCTATTTTGGGTTGAAGCTCTTGTGACTCAAATTCGTAAAATTTGGACCAGCAAGTTCACAAATGATATAAATGAGTATGTTGGTCGCGATGGGGAGATATTCTACGCAAGCGGGGAAGTTGAGTTACGTTTTTCTGACGGCGTAACTCCTGGTGGGTTACCATTTACCCCTGGCGGTGGAGGGGGTACTGGCACAACTGGCGCACAAGGACCCACTGGGCCAACAGGGGCAAGAGGCATTAGTGGTTATTCTGGGGTAAGCACCCTTGGCTCAACTGGACCAACTGGGCCCAACAGTGCTAGTGGTTATTCTGGGATATCAGGTTACTCAGGCGAGTCTGGAACAAGCGGCTACTCTGGCAGCGGAGTATCAGGCTACTCTGGTCAAGGTGGTTATTCAGGAACTTCAGGAAAATCTGGAGAATCTGGGTATTCTGGTGCCAGTGGGTATTCTGGTGCCAGTGGGTATTCTGGTGCCAGTGGGTATTCAAGTGAGTCTGGCCGGTCAGGTTACTCTGGTGAAAGTGGTTATTCTGGCAGTGGAGTATCAGGCTACTCTGGAGAGAGTGGGTACTCTGGAGAGAGTGGGTACTCTGGAGAGAGTGGGTACTCTGGAGAGAGTGGTTATTCAGGTTATTCAGGTTACTCTGGTTATTCAGGTTACTCTGGTTATTCAGGTTATTCTGGAGAGAGTGGTTATTCAGGTTATTCTGGAGAGAGTGGTTATTCTGGGATATCAGGTGAGTCAGGCTATTCTGGAGAGTCAGGTGTCTCTGGATATTCTGCCTATTCAGGATACTCTGGAGAGAGTGGTTATTCAGGGGCATCAGGTGAGTCTGGCTATTCAGGAGAGAGCGGATATTCTGGAGGCAGCGGAACTAGTGGAACTAGTGGTGTAAGTGGATGGAGCGGCACAAGTGGAACTAGTGGATGGAGCGGCACAAGTGGAACTAGTGGATGGAGCGGCACAAGTGGAACCAGTGGATGGAGCGGCACAAGTGGAACTAGTGGAACAAGTGGCACAAGCGGCTGGAGTGGCACAAGTGGAACTAGTGGATGGAGCGGAACAAGCGGCTTTAGTGGTGTCAGCGGAACTAGTGGGTTCAGCGGAACTAGCGGAGCAAGCGGCTTTAGTGGTGTCAGCGGAGCAAGCGGCTTTAGTGGTGTCAGCGGATTCAGTGGAGCAACTGGCTTAATAGGACCTACTGGTAGTGGCGCAACTGGTGCAACTGGCACCCCAGGTGTAACAGGTGTAACAGGACCAACAGGTCCTGTTGGTCCTGCGTCTACATTAGCAGCTAGTTCTTACATTTTAACTGCTATCTTAACAAGTGATCAAACAGTTGCTAGCGCAAGTACGTTAGTTTTACCCTTAGCTGATTATTATGATCCACAAAACTGGTGGAACGCCAGCACATATACATTCAAACCAACTGTTGCAGGTTATTATAATTTAAGTTTCGGTGTTTGGGTCAGTGCAGCGTCTGTGGCAACTAATCAATATAACGGCCAGATACTTAAAAACTCTGGAACTATATTAATTGCCCAAGTTCAAACTGTAACGTCTACGGGAATTTCACTTGGTGGCAGCAAAGTTGTTTACTTCAATGGATCTACTGACTCTGCTCAAGTTACTGCCTTTAACGGTACCGGAAGTAATGTTACAGTGCAATATGGCACTGCTGACGGTCCAGGAACTTGGCTTTCAGCACATTTAATTGCATATGGCGCTGATGGAGTAACAGGACCTACAGGCGCTAGCGGAACTAGTGGCGTAAGTGGATGGAGTGGCACAAGTGGCTGGAGTGGCACCTCTGGGTTCAGTGGATTCAGTGGCACAAGTGGATTCAGTGGCACAAGTGGATTCAGTGGAACAAGCGGCTTTAGTGGTGTCAGCGGAACTAGTGGCACAAGCGGCTTCAGCGGAGCAAGCGGCTGTAGTGGTGTCAGCGGCTTTAGCGGAACTAGTGGATTCAGTGGCGGAGCAGGTGTTACTACAGGCAAAGCTATTGCGATGGCAATTGTTTTTGGATAAGGATTTAAAAAGTTATGTCAGCCCCTAATATAGTAAATGTCACAACAATTATTGGTAAAACTGCGGTACAAGCAGTTGGTACAAGTGCTACAGCAATAGTTACCAATTCAGCAGCAAGTAACAAAGTCTTTAAAATCAACAGTCTAGTAATTTCAAATGTTGACGGGACCAACAATGCAGACATTACTGTGGATTTGTTCAGAAGTTCTGTAGCGTATAGACTAGCGAATACCATTTCCGTACCAGCAGACGCATCGCTAGTTGTTATCAGCAAAGATACTTCAATTTATCTTGAAGAAGGCGACAGCATACGTTTGACTGCTAGTGCTGTAAGTGATCTGGAAGCTGTGTGTAGCTATGAGGAAATCAGTTAGTGAATACTAACTTTGATAACGGCGGTGTTATTGGGATTGAAAATAATCCTACATCAACTACGGCCAAAGGAGTCTGGAGCTCAGAAGCACAAGCTGATGCAAAATACGGGAATACCTGGCCTGGGCAAGCACTCTACGGATTTACGTCAGCTACATTTACACCTGGCACTGCTAGCGGCAGTTCAGGACCAACACTGGCACAGGCACAGGGTGGGATGACCGGCACGCCTACACCGTCAGGATGGAACACCAACACAGCATATTTCAGCGTAACATCCGGGATACAGCTATGGACGGTTCCTTTGACAGCGTCATACCGGATAACAGCAATAGGTGCTAGGGGAGGCAGCGGTGCTACCGGTGTTGGTGCCGGTGCACGCATGATAGGCACCTTCTCCCTTACCCAGGGCGAAAAACTCAAGATATTGGTAGGACAACAGGGTGTCACCGGTAATAATGCGTGCGGTGGTAGCAAGGGCGGCGGCGGCGGCAGCAGCTTCGTGACTAAACAGGACAACACCATACTGATCATAGCTGGCGGAGGCGGCGGAGGTTCGGCAGGCACATGGGCCAACAAGGATGCCAGCATACTCACCTCTGGCAATGCCGGGGGAGATACCGGAGGAGGTGGAGGCACACTTGGTTCTGGCGGTGGTGCCACCAATGGATGTGTTTCAGTTGGTGGTGGCGGTGGTGGCTATAGCGGCAACGGCGCAGCTGGCGGCGGCGGTGAAGGCGCTTCAAGCGGCGGTAACAGTTTTCTCAATGGCGGCACGGGGGGGACCGGAGGTGTGCAATACGGTGGCACGGCGGCTAACGGCGGGTTTGGCGGTGGAGGCGGTGCCAGCAGCTACCTAGGTGGTGGTGGTGGTGGCTACAGTGGCGGCGGTGCTGGCGGTGTGGGGGCGTGTACCTGTCCTGCCTTGGGACCAGGAGGTGGCGGTGGCAGCATCAACAACGGCAGCAACCAATCCAACACAGCCGGGGTAAACACCACCGGAAATGGCAGCGTACTCATTGAAAAACTCTAGCAGATAAAAGACCGTATAAATGGGCAAAGGCAATATCATAGGCAAACCAAATGATCCAACTACTTCAGTAGCTTCAGGAGTATGGTCTTTGAGAGAAAATTTTTTGGCAGTAAAGCATAATCGTTGGCCACCCGTAATTCTTTCCCTTGGACAACAGGCATATACCACTCCCGGTACATACACATGGACATGCCCTGCGGGAGTAAATAGCGTGAGTGTAGTATGCGTTGGGGGAGGGGGCGGAAAAGGTGCCACAGCGACCACATATCTAGGTGGCGGTGGCGGTGGTTTGGGTTATAAAAATAACATCAGTGTTACGCCAGGCACATTATATACTGTGGTTGTTGGTGCAGGTGGCGGTGCTGGTGCAAATGGTGCTGCTAGCTATTTCATATCCGCTTTAACCGTACAAGGTGGAGGTGGAACTTATGCAGGTGCAGGTGGAACTTATGTTGGAGACGGCGGAGGTAATGGTGGTGCTTCAAATACTGGCGCGTATTCTGGTGGTGGTGGCGCAGGTGGCTACACAGGTAATGGTGGTGCTGCGGGCGTTACAAGTGGCGCATCAGGACCTGGCAACGCTGGTTCCGGCGGTGGCGGCGGTGGAGGTAGCTCTTATTATGCAACAGCTGGGGGCGGCGTAGGAATACTGGGACAAGGAGCAAATGGAACAGCAGGGGGTAATGGGGGAGCGAGTAGCAGTGCAGGCGGCGGCGGCGGCAGTGGTGGCGAAAATGGCAAGGGTTACACAGGTACAGGTGTGGGTGCATTGTATGGCGGCGGTGGGCTTCAGAGTGACGGCGGCGGTAGCGTTAGTGGCGGGAATGGGGCCGTTCGCATAATATGGCCAGGAACCACTAGACTGTTCCCGACAACCCAGACTGGGAATCTATAAGATGTTGTTGACAAACCTCAAGCTGCTGGATGACCCTTCAAAATACCATGAACGGAAGGATTCATGCCAATCATGTTCGAGATTTACTATAATGAAGACTTGCCAGGAATGCGGATGCATCATGCTAGCGAAATGGAAGTTCCATTTCGCCAAATGCCCATTGGGCAAGTGGTAGATTACAAGATGATATTTGTCAAGACAATCACTACTGTCGCAGTCAATTACTATTGCAATCATTCACTATTGCAAAATAGTGCTTATAGTATCTCACTTGATAACAACAACAAAAACTCTATCTCGGAGGTCTCATCAATACTACTATGCCAAGATTCTCAGGAACTTAAGGAGACATAATATGCTGTATTCCTATAAAAACCAATGGCCTCAGTCGTTGCCATTCAGGATAAGACTATTAGATGGTAGAACACGAACTGATCCTAGCACTTTCACTCCAGAAGAAATTGATGATGCTGGATATGTGCCTGTAAGTGATCCTCCTCAACTACAGGACAATGAGAAATTGTTGTGGAATGATATCACAGGTGCGTGGATAGTGACCGAATATACCCTGGAAGAACTTGAAATGCTGAAGCAGACAAAATGGAAAGATGTGCGACAACAGAGAGATATACTTATTCAGTCGGTTGCATGGAGAGTTGAACGCTGTAATCGATACTTAAGATTGGGTCTCACTCCAATTGATGATATCCTCACTCTCGAACGCTATATTCAAGAACTAGCTGATATACCTCAAACACAACAAGATCCTTTCAATATTATTTGGCCTAGTTTACACATTGTTCCTGTGGAATCAGTGAATCCTTATCCTCCGGGATTCCTTCCGGAGATGAACGTGTAGTTTCAATCTCTAAATTGTAGTGCTATCAAAAAGTTTGTATAATTTTGTTGTGACTCTACAATTCAAATACTCTATTATCATACCAACCTACAACCACTGCAATGACTTGTTAGAACCTTGCACTACAAGCCTTTGCTCTCATAACAAAATGACTGACGTTGAATTGATAGTCAGCGCCAATGGTTGCACAGACAACAAATGTGACTATCTACAAGATCTACAACAGCAATTTGTCAGTGTTGGCATGGCTGATCACTGTCAAATTGTATGGAGTGATCAACCCTTGGGATAAAGTGGTGCCAACAATCTAGCTATCAAGCTAGCCAAAGGTCAACGCATAATTTTGCTCAACAATGATGTTGTGTTTCTGCCTCAAGAGAGAAATTTTTGAATTTGAGCTCTCAATCAACCATTTGAAATCAACCCCCGAGCAGGAATAAGCTGTGTATTCAAAAGCTGGAGCGGAACAAGTGGATGGAGCGGATTTAGCGGTGCGGGCACAAGTGGATTTTCTGGCACTAGTGGATGGAGCGGAACAGCCGGCAGCTCAACCTCAATTACTGCTACAAATACCACAACAAATTCAACATTTTATCCGGTTTTTGTGGACACTGCTGGCTCTAGCACTACTCCTAGGATACGCAGCACTGCAACAGCATTCACCTATAATCCTGGCACTGGTGAAGTGGCTGCTGTTGACTTCAACAGCATCAGTGATGCTGCGTTCAAAACAAACATCTCAACAATTACCGACAGTTGGGCTATTCTCAAGGAACTCAATCCCGTTAGTTTTGACTGGAAGCATGCCAGCAAACACAGTTTTGGTTTATTGGCTCAAGAAGTAGAGCAAGTTATACCATCTCTTGTGAGTACAACCGCGTCAGGGAAAACTGTGGCATATATTCAGTTGATACCGCTGTTGTTGAAGGCATTGCAAGAGCAGGCCGAAAGTATTGAAGTATTGAAAAAACACTTGGGACTAAATCAAAGTTAAGTAATGTTCTCACGTCTCTATAAATAAGTGCAACCGAGTACTCTAAAAGGAGCGCGAAGATGGCCATAAAAATATCAGGCGTTACAGTCATCGCCGATAACCAAAATTTGACTATTACTGGGTATGCCAATTTCAGCGGCACATCTGCACTAAAATTGCCTGTGGGCACAGATGGTGAAAGACCAACAGCAGCAACAGGACAAATCCGTTACAATACTACGCAAGCCAGTTTTGAAGGCTACGACGGCACAGTTTGGGGCAGTTTTGGTGGCCAAGACAACACTGCTCGAACACTAGCTTTGTTGGCACTGACTTAATCACATGTCTGTGGCTGCTGGCAAACTCATCACACAAGCCAACGCATGCATTGTCTTGGCCAATCAAGATGTTCTGCAAACTGCTCAGTTGGCAGGTATTCAAGCGGCTTTGAATGGGATCTATTGTGTAGCAAATTGTGCAGCATTGCCAACAGCATGTGACAATACAGGCAGGTTTATTTGGATAACGGACATTGGCGACTATCGCTACAGTGATGGCACCCAATGGACCAATGACTTCAATACAAATTGGACAGGCGCATGTGTGTTTGGGTGGGGTTGGAACCTCTGTGGAGGTTTGGGCAATAATACAACAACTTCCCAGAGTTCACCTGTTCGAGAAATAAGCTCAAGCTGCAATTGGGTTACTGTCACTAGCAATACAACATCAGCAGGAATAAAATCAGACCTTTCACTATGGACTTGGGGTTACAACAATTGTGGTGCACTGGGCAATAATGCAACAGCTAACCAAAGTAGTCCAGTTCGTGAAATAAGTAGTTCTTCAACCTGGACAAGTGTAGGGTCATTTGCGTTCCATCTTTTGGCTTTAAAATGTGATAGCACACTGTGGGCATGGGGCGACAACTTTTGCGGTAATTTGGGCGATGGCACCAAAACAACCCGCAGTTCTCCAATCCGCGAGGTATCATCAAGTACAAATTGGTGTTCAATCAGCAGTGGAGGGCTGCGACACTCTGCTGCTGTCAAGTCTGATGGCAGTCTGTGGACCTGGGGAGTCAACACATGTGGAGTACTGGGAACCAACAACACAACTAACTTCAGTTCACCAGTGCGAGAAATAACAAGCGGAACCTCCTGGTGCAGAATACAAAACGGTTACAACCTAGCAGTTGCGTTGAAAAAAGACAATACACTTTGGAGCTGGGGCTCAGGTGGATATGGCGTTCTCGGTAACAACTCTACCTCAAATGCCAGCAGCCCAGTTCGAGAAGTTTCCAGCTCTACAAATTGGTGCACATTTGGGCCTGGCAAGTATCATTCAAATGCTATAAAAACCGATGGCACTCTGTGGGCATGGGGTTTAAATACATGTGGAGAGCTGGGAAATAATACTGCAACCAGCCGGAGCAGTCCTATACAAGAAATTTCATCATCAACAACTTGGTGTCAAGTATCTGGTGGATGCGCGCATACCGCGGCGTTAAAAACAGATGGCACATTGTGGACCTGGGGAAATGCATCATGTGGCGCGTTGGGGAACAACACAGTTACATCAGTTTCCAGTCCTGTGAGAGAGATAACATCAGCCACGTCGTGGAGTTGTGTAACTAGCAGTACAAGGCAAACAATGGCCATTCAAGGTAAAATTTCAGGATTTGTAGCACTATGAACTTAAATCAAATTGAATTTGCCCTTAGCCAAAAAATCGCAGCAGGCAACGACAATCTAGATTTGCTCACATATACACGGGCTATTCAACAACTGAGAACAGGCGCTATGTTTGTTGTAGCCTGTTCTCAATTATTACCTACTGCATCAGCCAGCAATGGTAAATTGTATTTGGTTGAAGACGCTCAAAGAGTAGTTTTCAGTAATTCTGTATTTTGGATTCCTATTGTATCACAGTCTAACACAGGTTGGGCGTGGGGGTCAAACAGTTGTGGACAATTGGGCACAAGTAATACAACCAATCAATCAAGTCCTGTCAGAGAGATTACAAGCTCCTGCAACTGGCTGCAACTCAGAGCTGGTTCGGTAAATTCAATGGGGTTAAAACAGGATAGTTCCTTATGGCTTTGGGGCAATAACGTATGTGGTCAGTTGGGAGACAACACTGTTACCAGTAAGTCAAGTCCTGTAAGAGAAATCACCAGCAGCACAACTTGGTGTCAAATAGGTACGTCTTTTTACACAATGTCTGGTGTTAAAAGTGATGGCAGTTTGTGGGCATGGGGAAAGAACACATATGGCCAAGTGGGTGATAACACTATAGTTAACAAATCTAGCCCAGTGCGTGAAATCAGCAGCAGTGCCACTTGGTGCCAAACCTCACCTGGATATTCGCATACTGCTGCACTAAAAACAGATGGAACCCTTTGGGGTTGGGGAAATAATGGGACTGGGCAACTGGGCACATGCAATCTGTCTAATAGGTCTAGTCCTGTGCGAGAAATTTCCAGTTCAACCAATTGGTGTCAAGTTTCTGCCGGCCTCTACGGTACCCTAGCACTCAAAACAAGTGGTACTTTATGGGGATGGGGGTCAAACGAGTGTGGCAAATTTGGCAATAATAGCACTAGCAATGTATCAAGTCCCGTTCAAGAGATAAGTAGCTCCACCACTTGGTGTCAAACTTCCGCTGGGTTTGCTCACTCTATTGCCTTAAAAACAACTAACACACTATGGGCATGGGGTTGCAACGCTTGTGGTGCTTTAGGAGACAACTCTACTGTATCCAGGAGCTCACCAATTCAGGAAGCAACAAGTGCAACCAATTGGTGCCAAGTCACTGCCGGCTTTGGCAGAAGTGGCGCTTTAACAACCGCAAGCACTTTATGGATGTGGGGTAATAACAATTGTGGCCAACTTGGTAACAACTCTACAATCAGAAGTTTATTGCCTATACGTGAAATATCCAGTTCAAGCTCCTGGAGTGAAGTTAGCATAGGACAGGGCCTGTTTACTGTAGCCCGGCAAACAATTTAAGATAAAAGGAATAAAATATGTATGTGTTAGTACATAACGAAAGAGTGTTGGTAGGTCCAATGAGTTGGAATAGGCCAATGTTTGAAGGCGGTCTGGACCGCCTTAAGATTTCAGCATTGCTGCCGCGCAATGACCCTGAAACCGTTCCTATTGTGATAGACGATGCCACCTATTTGACCACAGCACAGCTGGTGATACCCGATCATAACTCTCGAACACAAACCTATTATGGTCCGTTCTGGGATTTCACTAATCCTGCAATTGCCGTTGGTACATTTGAGATCAAATACAAGCAAATTTGGGAGATACAAGCTCAGTTGCGAGACGAGGCACAAGCCAATCGCTACACTGCTGAAGTGGGTGGCACACACACTGTGATACAAGGTAAAAAAGTTACTATTGACACTAGCAGAGAAGGTAGGAACATTTTTGTGCAAAAATACTCTCTTATGGCAACTGATGAAACAGTGAATTGGAAGTTTCCGGAAACTTGGCTCACTCTCACAAAAGATGAATTAGGCCAATGCGTCGCTGCTGGTGCAGCGCATATTCAAGCCACATTTGACTGGGAAAAACTCAAAGATGATGAAATCACTGCCTCAACCACTATAGAGGAGTTGGAAGTGTTAGTGGTAGGCAACGTGCCCAATCTAGTGAGTGGTGGTTAAGGAAGCGCAAGATGGCCAATAACCTCTGCTGTGCAACACTTCTCAACTCTGTGGTGAGCGAAATATGCTCAAGTGGCACACTCACATGCAGTATGGATGTGGTGTTAGCAGCAGCATCACAAGACGCTGTTGACAGTAATCGGAGTAGTTTCATCAGCATAGATACCTTATTTGGTTGCAGTTGTTCAACTGGGTTACCAAATGGGCATGTTGTTTTTTTGTGCGATGCACTTGTGCCCGTAGTGAGCCTCAATGGCTGTTGGATTGGTTTTGATGGCAGGAATTTCACTCCTACAGTGGGAGGAGCTCTTTGGAGTTGGGGCGGCAACAACAACGGTCGATTGGGAGACAACACTATTACCAATCGCTCAAGCCCAGTAAGAGAAATCACCAGCAGCACCACTTGGTGTCAAACTTCAGCTGGCTTTTATCATACCAGTGCATTAAAAACAGATGGCACACTTTGGAGTTGGGGCAGAGGCAACTACGGTCGATTGGGAGACAACACTGCTACAAGTAAGTCAAGTCCTGTAAGAGAAATCACCAGCAGCACCACTTGGTGTCAAACTACGTCTGATAACAGAAGTACACATGCAATAAAAACAGATGGTTCACTTTGGAGTTGGGGCAGCAATGCCTCTGGTCAGTTGGGAGACAACACTATTACCAATCGCTCAAGCCCAGTAAGAGAAATCACCAGCAGCACCACTTGGTGTCAAACAGCATCCAGTAATTATACTGCCAGTGCAGTAAAAACAGATGGCACACTTTGGAGTTGGGGCTCCGGCGGCTATGGTCGATTGGGAGACAACACTGCTACAAGTAAGTCAAGTCCTGTAAGAGAAATCACCAGCAGCACCACTTGGTGTCAAACTTCAGCTGGTGGTATAAGCACTAGTGCTATAAAAAAAGACGGCACACTTTGGAGTTGGGGAGGAGGTTTGCAGTTGGGAGACAACACAACAACAAACCGGTCAAGTCCAGTGAGAGAAGCCAGCAGCAGCACTACTTGGTGTCAAACATCAGTTGGATATCGGCACGCGTCTGCAATAAAAACAGATGGCGCTCTTTGGAGTTGGGGCTCTAACGGGTGTGGTCAGTTGGGAGACAACACAACAACTGGTCGCTCAAGTCCAGTGAGAGAAATCACCAGCAGCACCACTTGGTGTCAAACTTCGGCTGGTTGTGTCAATAACAGTGCATTAAAAACAGATGGTACACTTTGGACTTGGGGAGGCAATTTGTGTGGTCAGTTGGGAGACAACACTATTACCAATCGATCAAGTCCAGTGAGAGAAATCACCAGCAGCACCACTTGGTGTCAAACTTCGGCTGGTAAAGTGGATACTAGTGCTATTAAAACTATATTAGTTGTTCCGCAATAACATGACCACATCAGCAAAAACACTACAAACACAAATTACTTCACGTTTGGCAGCAGGTGGGCTTACTCCATTAAGCTGTTGTCAGTTGCAGGGTGCACAATGTATTCTCGACACTCAAGCAGTGGTTTCTTTTTCCAATCTCGCTGCTTTGCCCACTGCGACCTTGAATCAAGGAAGGATGGTGTATCTACAAGACACTTGCCAGTATCGCGTCAGTGATGGCATTTGTTGGACAACAGACTTTCGAAGCATCGTGCAGCGTGTTGAACCCAGCGTTTTTTCTTGGGGAGCCAATGGGTTTGGTCAGTTGGGAGACAACACTGTTACTTGTCGGTCAAGTCCGGTGAGAGAAATCAGCAACAGCGGCAATTGGTGTCAAACTTCGGCTGGTGGTGGTCACACCAGTGCAATAAAAACAGATGGCTCGCTTTGGAGTTGGGGCTATAACACGGGTGGTTCGTTAGGAGACAACACAACAACAAGTCGCTCAAGTCCCGTAAGAGAAATCAGCAGCAGCAGTAATTGGTGCCAAACTGCGGCTGGTAGTAATAGTCCCACTAGTGCAATAAAAACTGATGGCACACTTTGGGTGTGGGGACTCAATCTCTGTGGGCAGTTGGGCGATAACACAACAACAAGTCGCTCAAGTCCGGTAAGAGAAATCAGCAGCAGCAGCAATTGGTGCCAAATTGCCTTTGGTGCGAGCATAGCTAGTGCAGTTAAAACAGATGGTTCACTATGGACTTGGGGATGTGGTATTTGGGGTCAGTTAGGAGACAACTCCACCAATACGCGGTCAAGTCCAGTGAGAGAAATCACCAGTTCCACCAATTGGTGCCAAACTTCCCCTGGAAGTCAAGTATCCAGTGCAGTGAAAACAGACTCCACATTGTGGGTTTGGGGACGCAATTTCTGCGGTACATTGGGAGACGGAACCTCAACCAATAGATCAAGTCCAGTGAGAGAAGCCCTCTCTAGTACTTCTTGGTGTCAAACTGCCTCAGGTTCCAATGCCGGCACCGCAGTAAAAACAGATGGCACACTTTGGACCTGGGGGTACGGCAGTTGTGGTGTGTTGGGAAACAACACCACCGCATGTACTGGAGTACCAGGGCGAGAAATCACCAGCAGCAATAATTGGTGTCGAACCTCAACTTCCAGAAATCAGACAGTCAGTGCATTGAAAACCGATGGTTCACTTTGGAATTGGGGCCGGAACCAGTATGGTCAGTTGGGAGACAACACAACAACTGGTCGCTCAAGTCCAGTAAGAGAAATCAGCAGTTTTACTACTTGGTTTCAAACTTCGGCATCTGCCCATATTAGTGCCTTAAAAATCCTAACCTGCAAAGGATTCCTTTGATGTCTACCATCAATGTAGCTAATCTAGTGTTCACAATGCAGCAAAAAATATCCAGCACTACTAATGAGCAGGATTTGTTTTACTACAGCAAGGTATTGCAGCAGTTGAGAAGCGGCAAGGTGTATGTGGTGAACGCAGTGACTGATTTACCAACAGCCGCCGCAAATGTGGGTGAATTGTATTATGTTGTGTTGAATACCTCACTGTATGTGGCCACAGTTACGGGATGGGGTGTTATAGGTACTACTCCCCTAAACCAAATTTGGAGTTGGGGCTTTAACGGGTGTGGTCGGTTAGGAGACAACACTGTCACTAGTCGCTCAAGTCCAGTGAGAGAAATCACCAGTTCCACCACTTGGTGTCAAACTTCAGCCGCCGCTGCCAACGGTGGTAGGACTAGTGCAATAAAAACAGATAGCACACTGTGGACTTGGGGCTACAATGTCTCTGGTCAGTTGGGAGATAACACTGTTACAAGTCGCTCAAGTCCTGTAAGGGAAATCACAAGCTCAACCACTTGGTGTCAAACTTCAGCTGGTAATGCCCACACAAGCGCATTGAAAACAGATAGCACACTTTGGAGTTGGGGAAATGCATCCTGTGGTACGCTGGGAAACAACACTGTCACTAGTCGCTCAAGCCCAGTGAGAGAAATCACCAGCTCAACTACTTGGTGTCAAACTTCGTCAGGCGGGTTTAACAGCGGCAGCCATACCAGTGCATTAAAAACAGATGGCACACTTTGGACTTGGGGCTGGAACGGTTGGGGTCAGTTGGGAGACAACACTGTTACGGCTAAGTCAAGTCCAGTGAGAGAAAGTAGCAGTTCAACCACTTGGTGTCAAACTTCAGCAGGCCCTACGAATACTGCTGCAATAAAAACAAATGGCACACTTTGGACTTGGGGAGAAAACGGGTCGGGCCAGCTGGGAAACAACACCATCACTAATAGTTCAAATCCAAACATAGAAATTACCAACAGCACCAATTGGTGTCGAACTTCAGCTGGTATCCATACCGCTGCAATAAAAACAGATGGCTCCCTGTGGACTTGGGGATACAATGGCTCTGGTCAGTTGGGAGACACCACTGTTACCAATCGCTCAAGTCCTGTAAGGGAAATCACCAGTTCCACCACTTGGTGTCAAACTTCTGTCGGGTGGATACATACCAGTGCATTAAAAATATATGGCACACTTTGGACTTGGGGCGGCAATGGCTCTGGTCAGTTGGGAGACACCACTGTTACCAATCGCTCAAGTCCTGTAAGGGAAATCACCAGTTCCACCACTTGGCGTCAAACATCAGCTGGTGGTTTTCACACCAGTGCCTTGAAGTAAATGGAGACAGAACATGCCAACACCCTCTGAAATCCAAACTAGTATTGACTCATTAATAACTGCTTGCGACAGTGTTTGTTTTCCTTTGTTAGCAGCCCAAACCAGTGCTGCTGGAGTTGGCATTAGTTTTGTTGTTAACACAGTATCAGACTTACCTGACCTAGCTACAAAGTGCATAGGTTTTGGTCAAACAGTTTTTGTCAAAAGTATTTGTGTACCTGTAATATCCACTTGTACTTCATGGGTGGGATTGGATGGTAGGGTTTTACGTCGAGATTGGCCTCTTAGACAGATGTGGACTTGGGGTCGTAATATATGCGGTCCGTTAGGAGACAACACTGTTACAAGTCGCTCAAGTCCAGTGAGAGAAATCACCAGTTCTGTCACTTGGTGTCAAACTTCGGCAGGCAGCGCCTTCACTAGTGCAATAAAAACAGATAGCACACTGTGGACTTGGGGATACAATGTCCAGGGTCAGTTGGGAGTCAACACTGTTACAAGTCGCTCAAGTCCTGTAAGGGAAATCACCAGTTCAACTACTTGGTGTCAAACTTCAGCTGGTAATTCTCACAACAGTGCATTAAAAACAGATGGTACACTTTGGACTTGGGGATATAACGGGTGTGGCAGATTGGGAGATAACACTGTTACAAGTCGCTCAAGTCCAGTGAGAGAAATCACCAGTTCAACCACTTGGTGTCAAACATCAAGTGGTAGTTTTCACACCAGTGCATTAAAAACAGATGGTACACTTTGGAGTTGGGGAAATAACTATTGCGGTATGTTAGGAGACACCACTGTTACCAATCGCTCAAGTCCTGTAAGGGAAATCACCAGTTCCACCACTTGGCGTCAAACATCAGCTGGTAAAGGTATTACCATCAGTGCAGTAAAGACAGATGGCACACTTTGGAGTTGGGGGTGTAATAGGTGTGGGCAGTTGGGAGATAACACTGTTACCAATCGCTCAAGTCCGGTGAGAGAAATAAGCAGCAGCACCACTTGGTGTCAAACTTCGGCAAGCGCCTGGACTAGTGCAATAAAAACAGATGGCACACTTTGGAGTTGGGGATTTAACCAGTGTGGGCAGTTAGGAATCAACAACACAGGTCTACTATCAAGTCCAGGGAGAGAAATCACCAATTCCACCACTTGGTGTCAAACTTCAGCTGGTAGTAATCACAACACTGCAATAAAGACAGATGGCACACTTTGGACTTGGGGATTTAACGATTGCGGTGTGTTAGGAGATAACACTGTTACCAATCGCTCAAGTCCGGTGAGAGAAATAAGCAGCAGCACCGCGTGGTGTCAAACTTCGGCCGGTTCCATGACGGCTGCAATTCTCCAGTGCTATAACTAGCACACAGTCAAATCGCCAACTAAGCTTACTGGATGACCCTTACTCTATTCACCATCACAAACATCCAGCACGAACTCACTAGTTTCTCACTTCAAAAAACCCTTGCCTCTACACCGATCACCACCACAATTGTGGTGTCAGATCAACCATTAACTCTTGCACAACCCCATACACAATATCCAATTCCAGAAAACTTTGGCATGCTGGAATACTGTGATTTCTGCCTCAAGAGCATGCACAGCTACATCAACACTGATTTTGTGTTGATAGCACACTATGATGGCATAGCCACAAACCCCAAAGCCTGGACTGATGAATATTTTGAATATGATTACGTGGGCAGCCTCTCGCATCCTGAATTTCCGCCAATGAAAGGCAGCCTGCAAGCCAGTGGCCACTACCAAGAATTTAAAAACGCAGATTGGTTCACCTGTGGCGGAGGATTAAGCTTGCGAAGCCGTCGCCTCCTCAAAATCCTAGCTGAAGATCCCCAGATCAAAACCCGGAACTACACCCCCAATCACAACACGCCCTTCATCAGTGAGGATGCTGTGATTACACTGCTCAACCAGAATTACCTTGAAACTGCCTACAACATTCGATTCGCTCCAGCACATATCAGCTTAAAATTCTGTGCAGAAGTGCTCACTGGTTACACCTCAGCATTGGGATTTCATGGTTGGTACAACGCACCTTTGTATCTCAGCGAACAAGAATGCCTCTTCTACTTTGAACATTTGGAAAAAATTGACTACAACAAAAACACCATGCAAGGGCAATTATTGAAATTTCACACCATGATGAAGGGATATTTACATTTACGTGATTATTTGATTTCTCAGGACAAATGGCTATTATACTAAGTTATGAACATATTGGGAATGAATTTTTCTCACGACGGTGCTGTGGCAGTTGTGAAAAATGGCAGATTAACAGCAGCTTTGGGAACAGAACGTGTTACTAGAGAAAAAAAGGCTTTTGGTGTAACCAACAAAACAATTGAGGCTATACTTCAGGAAGCTTCACTTAAACCTGAGGACATCAGTTGCATAGCATTGGCTGACTACAAGGCCAACCACAGCAACGGTGTCTTGGCACTATATGACAGTGATGGCAACACTGTGGAGAGAACTGCCTACTCACTCTACAACAACGACGTGCGAACGCTTACAGGTGTTTTCCTCGGCAGCCACAAAATACCAGTGTATGTGCTGCCACATCATTTGGCGCATGCCAGCAGTGCCTACTACACTAGCAATTTTGATAAGGCCATTTGTTTCAGCTTAGACAGCAGTTTTGGCGAACTTGGCGACAACAACATGGTGTTTTTTGGTGAAGGCACTAAGCTTCAAGCTCAAATGTGCCCAACACTCATCTCAGGTATTGGGTATGCCATCTTCACCGAGCTGTTGGGTTTCTCCCCAGCCTACAGCAAGGCAGGCACCACCATGGGACTCAGCAGTTATGGTAAATCACTCACTGGCCCTATTTTTGATGAGATTTTGAAAAAACAATGGTTCAGTGTTCAAGAACACGCTGAGTTGGAATACAGGAAGTTCTGGAGCAATGTGTGGGAAAAACTCATTGCCAAGCACCCACATGAGCTCACACACAAGGAAAGCAGTGATTTGGCTGCTACTATTCAAGAGCTACTGGAGAAGAGTGTTCTGGAAACACTAGCTACACTGCACCAAATTTATCCGCAACGACAGTTATGCCTCAGTGGTGGCAGCATGCTGAACTGCATCTTGAACAGCCGGATAGCTGAAAGCAAGCTTTGGGAGGGCATTCATCACTTTCCTGCATGTGGCGATGACGGCAATGCGGTGGGCGCCGCTCTTTGGGTAGCGCACCATTTGTTTGACTTACCAAGGCAAAATTATCAACCGCAGAATTTATGTTATTTGGGACCTTCTCAAAACACTACCTCCATTGTGGACTACACTAGAGTTTGTGAGCTACTGGCTCAAGGAGCTATAGTGGCCTGGCACTGGGGCAGAAGCGAATATGGGCCTCGAGCACTGGGCCACAGAAGTCTTTTGGCTGATGCACAAAGCTATCACATGCGTGAGAAAATAAATTTCGCAGTGAAAAACAGAGAATGGTTTCGACCTATTGCGCCTGTGGTGTTGCAGGAACACGCCCACGATTGGTTCTCCTTGCCAATACCCTCGAGCCCCTACATGCTTTACACTGCACAAGTGCTGAAGCCGCAACTGATTCCAGCAGTGTGTCATGTGGACAACAGTGCACGCCCGCAAACTGTTACAGCTGAACAAAATCCCCAGTTGCACCAACTGCTCACTTGTTACCATCAATTGACAGGCGTTCCTGTGCTGTGCAACACCAGCTTGAATGGCGCTGGAGAGCCCATTATGGAAACTCCTGAACAGAGTTTGAGATTTTTTGAAACCAATGACAGCGTTGCCGCACTGATGTTGAATGGACAGCTTTTGGAGAAATCACAATGAAAATCTATATTGGCGCAGGTGAAGACAGGATTGATGGATATGTGCACTGTGACTACGATCCCAACTGCAATCCTGATTTTTGTTTTGACCTTGAAAAAGACATTTTCCCATTTCCCACCAACAGTGTAGATGTGTTGAGAGCCACTCATGTGTTAGAGCACTTGGGCGAGGGGTATTTTCACTGTCTGCAGGAAATTTATCGAGTGTGCAAACCTGGGGCAAGAGTACATATTCATGTACCTCATCACCGCAGTGATGACTTCTTCAGCGACCCCACGCACAAACGCCCAGTCACTGTAGATGGCTTGCGCTTGTTTGGCTGCAAATACAACCAATTGGCACGCAAGCAAGGTGCACATGCCAGTAGGCTTGCCGAACGCTACAATGTGGATTTTGAGGTGGTGGACTACAGCTTGCGACCCATGGAAAAATACAAAGATCAATTTGTGGGGCAACCTAAAGAACAGGTAGAGCAGTATCTTGAACAGCACTGTAACATAATCGACGAAGTCTACATTCAGTTAGTGGTAGTAAAGTAACCCATGAGCTCAACATTTGAGCATGTGAAAACCACAGCACTGGAGTTGGCCAAACAGGAAAATCATCCACTGGCATTTCAACTCTTGGACCATTATTGGCCCAGAGCGCAAACACTGCTAGAGCTGGAAACTTTGGGCACAGTGAGCCTAAAGATTGGTCATACAGACTTGGCTGTCAAGTGTGCTGAAACTGTTGCAGGTATGTGCACTACACCTGAAGAATCTTATGTAGCAAGAGTGAACTTAGGCAAAGCCTATTATCGTGCAAATCAGCCAGAAAAAGCATTATTTTACAATAAGATAAATTTGGAAATGCGCCCAAATGACTTTGACGCTATAGTGAGTTATGCTGCCAGTTTGAAGTTAAATGGTGAGCGTGGCGAGAGCGAAAGAGTAATAAATGATTTGAAGTGTCAGCCTTGGGTCACAGCTGACCAGTGCGAGAATCTGCGCATAACTGACACTCATCCACTGCTCCGAGCTGGACAAACTGCTGAAGGAATTCGGTGGTTCCTACACACGGACAGAGATCGCACAACTGTTTTTGACATCAAAGGAATGAGAATTTGGAATGGAGTGAAGGTGCCAGGCCAAACTCTCTATGTGAATGCCTGCGGAGGAGCTGGTGACGAGCTCATCAACATCAGGTTCTTCAACCATCTCAAAAACTTGGGTATGCAACCAAAACTTTTCAGCATATTAGACCGCCCTGGATTAGCCCAAGTGTTCCGCCGACATGGATTTGAAGTGTTGGTGAATGAGGAGGAGATTGATGTTCATCAGCCCTGGACTTATCTCATGAACTTGCCTATTGATTTGGGTGTTGGCGAACAAGACCTTTGGAAAGGGCCTTATCTCACAGCGTCTGGCCAACCTCATACCAAACTGCCTGCGTCAAAAAAACTACGTGTTGGGGTAAAATGTCAAGGCAACCCTTATTTTGAGCAGGACATTTATCGCTGTATTCCTTTGGAGCAGATGCTGAGTGTGATACCCTCGGATGTTGAAATCTACAATTTTGATCTACAGCACACGCACGAGAGATGCCATAATCTTCGAGCCAGGATCAACTCCTGGGACGACACACTGGACTATCTCAGTCAAATGGATATTGTGCTCAGCAGTTGTACTAGTATAATACATGCAGCCGCCAGTATGGGAGTGCCTGGGATTGTGTGTGTGCCTATTTTGGAATATTATGTTTGGACCAGCACACATACTGACGAGAGCACGCCATGGTATTCAAAAAGCTTACGTGTACTGAAGCAACAGACTCCAGGGTGTTGGTCTACACCATTGCAGAGAGCAGGTGAAATTATTAAAACAACTCTACGAGAAAAACAACAAAATGACAACTGAAAAACACTATCACATGATAAGCGGGCTACCACGGAGCGGAAGCACCTTGCTAAGCAGCATTTTGCGACAGAATCCAGTGATGCATGCCAGTATTACTGATCCACTAGCCACTATGGTTCGAGGAGTGATTGAAACTAGTGTAGACAGTCCTGGTATGCGAACAGAAGTACCAGTGAGTCGCAGAAAAAATCTTGTGCGAGCATTGTTTGACGGCTACTATCAAGATGTAGACAAAAGTATTTGTTGGAACACCAACCGAG